AGTGTAATAATTATACATAGAAGGGAATACGAATGCGGGAACCGCATGAGTGTTCCCGAAAGTAAATAGATTAAATCCATTTAAGCTATTATATAGTTGAAAATTTATTTTCTGCTATATACATACGAAGTATGTTATATATCCAGATTGCCACTTGCTGAAAATGAGACTATTACAAACCACTTTGTTTGTTAAATAATGTCAACAATAATAAAAGCTCCTATCTATCTCAGACCGGAGCTTCAAATTAATATACATGTATCATACATCGTATATTAATTTCTGCTATATTTGCAGAAATTAAAAATTTAAATATGGACAAAGATATTGACATAATTTCAATTACAATTAATGGTGAATCAAATTTTTCGCTTTTAAGGAGAAATTTCTCGCTTACACCTTCTGAGGCTCGTCAGGTATCGGAAGGGAAGATGGCTATCAGACAGTCTAAAAACTCATTGATTTTTCCTGGTATTCCTAAATATGCCAGAGATGAGTGGCATAAAGATAGAATTAAAAAGTTTGAAGAGACTGGTGTATGGGAGGCTCCTTCCAATATGTATTGGATGTTCAAGATGCAAACAGTAGCGTATATTTTAGCCAATGCAAACCCGTTTTCAAGCATTCAAGTAGATTATGATAAGTTAGCGTCTGGTATTGTTTATTTTTTCAGAGTGACATATTTTGGTATTACAACTACTCGCATAGAGGATCTTAATTATATAACAAATGTTGTCATAAGTGAGATAAGAGAAGTAAAAAGAATAGGGTACGCAAGATATCTCAAGAATGCCAGAGAGAAATATCGAGATATGTTTGTTAGTAAAACCAGGTTTCGTTGTGTTAAAAAAGTAAGGGGAGAGAGAAGATGTGATACAGCGAGAAAGGAGAGGACGAAATCGAAGGTATGTGCTGTAGCTGAATTTATTCTTCAAAACCTAAAGAAGAGAAGGGGAGTGAGGAAGTTTATGACTAAAGATGGAAGATTTAAGATAAATCTACTTATTAAAATTAAGGATTTGATACTTAGTAAATTTGGAGATGATTTAAAGTTCAGAAGAATAAGGGATTATATAAGAGAAGCATTATTATTTCTTAATATAAAAAAGGAACAAATATTAGAAGAATGTGCCATATATGATATGGAGGAGGATTATGACGAGTTTTTTGTTCGAAAACTTATTCGAAAATATAGACAATGGTCTTATTCTGTATTGGGGCATGTTGTTAATATGGTAATGCCTAAAAATAAAGATGATATGATTATTGAAATGATATGTTAGAATAGAATATTAGAATTTGTCACAAAGCCACTTATCTAATTTATTATTTCTTTTTAATTCTAATTAATTCATTTTATGTTTTATGTTTTATCTTATCTTCATACTTTTGTTTTGTAGAACAAAAGTAGAAAAATATGGCTATAAGTTACAACAAAAAACTAATGGAATGCGTTCTTCGTTCAGTTATGTCTGAAGGTAATGTCGCTCAAGGAAAGGCTATTAAGTCTATTTGTAAGTCACCTAAACCGCTTTTTATAACAGGTAGGGCCGGATCTGGGAAGACATTCTTCCTTAAACGTATTATACCGGCATTAAAAAATGCGGTTATTGTCGCTCCTACTGGTATTGCTGCTGTTAATGCAGGTGGCCAAACCATTCATTCTTTTTTCAGAATCGGTATGCAACCTTACATTCCTGAAATAAGGAATGGCAAGTTTATGGACAATTGTGAAAACAAGTTCAGAGGAGAATCCGAAAAGATTTTACAGAATATAAAATATCTTATCATAGACGAGATTTCTATGGTTCGTCCTGATCTTCTTGATAATGTTGCGGACATTCTTCGTCATGCAAGAGGAGACAAGGATCCGTTTGGTGGCGTGAAACTTATTATGGTAGGCGACCTGTTTCAGCTTCCTCCTGTGATTAAAGAGGATTTTTTTAGAGAAATATACGATACATCTTATTTCTTTAGTTCGAAGTCTCTTATGGCTTCTGGGATGGAAATGGTGTCTTTTGAAAAAATATATCGTCAGAAAGATGAGAAATTCATTAGCATCCTTAATAAGGTACGTGATGGTCATATGGATGATGATGTGTTTACTACGCTAAACAGTAGATGTATTCAGCCTGAAAATGGCGCAGGATATGTTGAGATTGTTACGACTAATGCCAAGGCTACGGCCATTAATGAAATGAGGGTAAATTCCGTACCTGGATCATTAAGAAAATTCGAAGCTATTATAAAAGGTGATTATCCTAAAGAAGCTCCTGTTGAAAAGACGCTTCTTATAAAAGAAGGTTCCAGGGTTATGATTACCAGAAACGGAGGAGAGTACGTAAACGGATCTCTTGGCGTTGTGTCTTCTATTAAAAATGGGGAGATTGAAGTAGTTCTTGATCGTCCTAAAGATGAAGAGCATGTTAAGGTTATTATCATACCATGTTCGTTTGATAAGGTAAAATACGTCAGAAATGGGTACAAGGTAGAATCTGAAGTTATTGGTTCTATTGTTCAGTATCCGATAAAAGCCGGTTATTCGATAACTGTTCATCGCTGCCAAGGTCTTACGTTAGATGCTGCCATGATGGACGTATCGAACTCTTTTGAAACAGGACAGTTATATACGGCACTTTCCAGAGTGAAAAGCTTAGATGGAATGTATCTTCGTCAACCTATCCCTAAAATGGTAAAGACAAGTGATCCGGTGGTTATTGATTTCTATAATAAAGCACTTTCAAACGAAGGAATCGTTGAACCTATTCCAATGGAAGAGCTTGAAAAATCAATGATCAATTTGTCAACCGGATCTGAAATAGATTTTGCAGAGTTTAATTTATAAAAATATAAACATGTCAAGAGTAGATGAAATATTTCAAGACAATTTGGCTCTTATAATGAGCCAGCCGTTGGAAGAGGTAAAGCGACCGGTCTACGGTGACGGGACAGGCGTAAAGGTGAAGCGTATCCTGCAAGTATGCAACCAGTACGATCTTCGTCGGGAATTTCCTCTTGGTTCACTTAGACCTACTAATCTTAAAAACTCCATAAAAGAAATTTTGTGGATTTGGCAAAAAAGATCAGTAGATGTTAAAGAACTTGGTCTCCATATCTGGGATCAGTGGGCTGATAAAAATGGGAAGATTGAAGGATGTTATGGTGATATGATTAACACTCCCGTTATATTAGATGATGCTAAAAACGATACTTACATAATTAACCAGAATGGTTATTTTATTAATGGAAATGAAATAGTAGGTCGTGCTTATGAAGGGTATGGATTTGAAAATCAAACAGATTTTATTCTATGGTCGTTGAAAAATGATAAGTCATCAAGACGTATCATAGCATCTATGTTTAACCCTGTTACTAATTCTGTTAAACCTCTTCAAGAATGCGCGTTCCAGATTAATTTATCTGTTAAAGGAGATGAGCTTTATATGACGCTTTATCAACGTAGCCAGGATGCTATTGTTGCCGGCCTATGGAATGTAGCACAGTACGCGGCGTTGATGATGATGTTTGCTCACGACGCGGGTCTGAAGCCGGCTGTTTTTACGCACTTCATCCAAGATATGCATGTGTATGATCGTCACGAAGAACAGGCAAACGAGCTCCTTCGTCGATCCCTATTCGGGCCGGTTCCGCAGGTTACTATCTCGTCTCGTATGGAAGGGAAAGGATTCTATGATTTCACTCCGGATGATTTTGAGGTATGGAATTATGAACCAAAGGAGCAAATCAAATTCGAAGTAGCGAAATGAAAATAAGTATAGATCGAAGGGTTAAGATGGTTCCTATCATGGAAATCAATGCCGGAGATGAAGTTAATGTAGGAGGTTTTAATTATGTTGTTGAAAACATACTTCCATGTAGGAAAGGATCTTATTCGGATTCATATGGAATTAGGTTGGTCATGTCTTCTTACAAACATGGCCAACTTGTAAGAAAAGTAGATAGTGTTTTTTCTATCGATTCTATTTTGGTATTTCTCCCTAAAGGAGACTCTGTTGTAGTAGAGTGCTCTTATAGAGAGCTGGAAGAATGTTTCCCTAAAATATGATGTAATGACAGGAGAAGAAAAATGTAACCGATGCGAGCAGTTTGGACCTAACGGTCTAACTGACGATCCATGTAAAAGGATTCCATCAAGGAACTGTCCTTGGTTTATTAAAATATCGGATAAGAAATATAAGAAGATTCTTGCCGATAGGGTGAAAAGAATTAAGGAGAATGAGAAACTTAAGCAAGAGATGATGAAAGATCAGGATCTTGTTGAAGAAGTAAAACAAAATACAAAAAGATTAATGCAATGAAAAAGAAAAATATAAAACCAGAAGAAGTGGAAGTCGTTATTTCTAAAGAGGTAGAAGCTATTAACATATGTGGAGATATCAATAGTTTTATAAAACATATTATATATGTCAGCTTGGATAAGGTGAGTAGTGATAGGGCGTTTGTCAATAACGATATTCTGTATATGGTTACATACGCATCTATAAAAGGTAAAAATATACCCGTTGGTGTATTAGCAAAACAAAAGGAAGCTAAATCAGAAGATATCGCTATGCCGTTTGAGGATATTGGAAGGGACGTGAATGTCGTGTATCCTATTGAAATAGGAAAGATGTTTAAAGGCTTTTATATTCTTAGTAACGGCTCTGTGGCTATTGATTACGAACTTACTGACAATGGAGGTTTTGAAGATGATGACAGCATTGGTAAAATCGACATGAATTTAAATTAGTGTAGGTATGGTGTTATATATAGCAGCAGATCCTGGAAAAGACGGAGCTATAGCCTGCATCGATCAAGACAGTAAACTAATATCAAGAATCTCCACTCCAAGAATATCAGCTTCAGGGCCGGTAGACTTGACTAAAGAATATGTTTTTTGCCGGGATATGATCGTAGAAAACAATCCTGATAGGGTAGTGTTTGTCATAGAGGACGTCCACGCCCTGTACGGGGTCAGCACGTCCTCTACAGCTTCTCTCATGGAGAACAAAGGCCAACTGCATGGGCTGTTCCTATCCCTCTGTATGGCATTTCCGGACATAAGTTGCTCCGTTAATTTCATAGCCCCTAAAACATGGCAGAAATTGGTTTGGACGCATTCTGATAAGGTTATGGAAGCCAGTAAGGTAAATACTAAGAAAACGTCATTGGCTTGCGCTAAAAGGCTGTGGCCAAACGATACGTTCGTTAAAAACGAAAGATGTAAGACAGCCCATGACGGTATAGTTGATGCAATGCTTATAGCAGAGGCAGCAAGAAGAACCATTTAATCTATTTTAAATCTATTTTAAATCATTTTAAATCAAATTAATTCGAATTAGATTTTAAAATAATACATTTGCAGTGTTAGATAGTCATAATCGTAAGTTTAAAAAAATGAAAGTAAGAGTTCCTGGTATACTAATGAATGAGAAACTTTCAAACATTTCAAAGATGTTTGATAAGGTTCTAAAGGATTGTGTCACATCGAATATAAAAATTACTTTATATTTTGATCATATCCGGATACAAGCCATGAACGAACGTATAACATATACGGATGATATTTTCGATGTGAATACTGATATTTCTTGTGACCAGAAGTTTTCTCTTTTAGTAGATGCCGGGACTCTTATTTCATTTTTTAAAAATCATAACCAGGATATAGAGATAGAGATTAAAAATGATTACAGTATCGTTTTTAAATACGATAGAGGATCTTTTTCTTCTACTTGGATTGAGGATAAGGCTTTCCCTGATTTCTTTTATCCTGTAGGTGACGGTATTCGTGTTATGAGTTCGTCTTTCATTCAGTCTATGAAAAGATCTTTTGCGTTTGTTGGATCGGATGAATTTAGACCAGCTATATGCTCGATTCTTCTTAATGTGAAGAAGGACTATATTGACGTTGTTTCTACTGATATGTTCCGTCTGTTTATAAACAGGAAAGAGTATGCTAATGCATCAGAAGAAAGGTCGATTATGCTAAGCGAGGTTGCGGCTTCTATCTTGTACCGCTTTCTATCTGATAAAGATACGGAGATCAGTATTTCTACAGATGGAGTTAGGACGTTCTTATGCTTTGATAATGTAATTATATCGGATATGAACGTAGAACAACAGTATCCTAACTACGAATACGTATGTAGCAAATTCAAAAAATCGTCGAGAGTTAAGTTTGACCGGGATTTACTTATATCGGTTCTTAATTCCATGACTTTGGTGGATAATGTTGTTAATGTCAAGGTAGATGAAGAAAACGGCATAACGGTAATGTCTGAGGATTTTGGAAATAGAAAAAAGATAATGGAATCAATGCCTTTGAATGCGCTCGAAGGTCCGTGTTTTAATTTTTCTATCGGTAAGGAAAAAATACTGTCTTCCGTAAAATCACTTATAAAAGGAGATACTGTCATGGATTGGTCTGATCAGTATAAGATGATAAAGATGTTCAATCCTAAATACGAATCAACATACGTCTTAAATCAAACATTGTATAATCTATAAACAATTAATAATATGGCTTTTAGAGAAAACAGAAGTTTTGGTACAACTTATTATCTGTATATTAATTCAGATGGTAACTTGTATGAAAAAAGTAACGAACCAAAAGAAGGTTTTGTTCAGCACATAAATCCTAATAGCGGTCAGCCGGCGGGATATTGGAAAGAGTATTATAATGGAGTAGTTGGATACATTAACTACATCGGGTTAAAGTCAAGCTCTTTCTCTAATGGAAATACTGTTACTAATTTCCTTATCGTATTAAAAGATTACGAGCTTAATGAAAACTATTGTATTTCCATACCTCTCGTCAATCAAAAAGGAAATATCAAGGGCTTTGTTAAGAGCTTCGTAAAATACTACGAAAACATCGATTTCAGTCGTGAAATTTATTTCAATGTCTTTAAGAGGAAGAAAGATGACGAGTTTGGATCTTCGGAACTTGTTATCGCATATGCCGGAGTAGACGGAGAAAACGATCAGCTTGTTGAACGTTTTTATAAAAAAGGCGTAAATGGTTGGCCTGACCCTGTTGAAGTTGCAGGATTTGATGGCAAGAAAAGCCTTGATTATTCAGCTCAAAACAACTTCACTTATCAGAAGATTACTGAATATTCAAACAGATTCAATGCTTCTATTAAAGATATCAGAGCAGGTATAATGGCTAAATTAGGTTTAGGAGGAAATGCTCAGCAAGATCCTACAGCTCCTCAGACTTATCCCCAGCAGCCGGCCGCGCCTCAACAAGTTCAACAACCTCAGTCTGTTTCGAGTGCTATTCCGTATCAGAATTATCAACAGCCTGCTCAACAGCCAGCACAGTATCAGGCACCGGCTTATACGCCACAGCCGACTGCTCAGCCTGCTGCACCTGCCCCGGCGCCTGCTACAAGGAGCACCAAGCCTCAGCATCAGACGCAGCCACAGCCGCAAGCACAGATGCCGAACTTTCCTCCTATGGAAGAAGGTGACCTTCCATTTTAATATAAACATCAGCCCAGGAGAATAACATCTCTTGGGCTTTTAAAGATTGTGTAGAATGACAGTAGAAATAGTTACAAGATTTCCCCTTATTAAGCTTCGTAGGAAAGTGACAGAAGAAAGGATTATGGCGAAGCATGGGGATAAATTATGTATGATCTACTCAGAAACCAGAGAAAAATATAAGCAAGGAGATGAGTGGGTCGATGATCCTAATGATGCAGACATAAGTACTTTTCGTGAGTGCTATGAATCAACGAAGGACATAAAAAAAGAAGGTATTGTTTATTGTACTATAAAAATATGATTATGGATAAGTTAGAAGATATTGAAAGACTTCTTTATGAAAAAGAAGATAATAAGAAGGATACTGTTTCTGAAAAGAACAACAAACATAAAAAAGAGGATAAGGTCGTTAATAAAATACCTGAATCGTATTTGACTCCAGGGTATCAGAAGACTGTTCAGGTAGGTATTAAGAAGCTGTATCCTGATGTCGTGGCACCTGAATACAAACATGATGGTGATGCCTGTTGTGATATTCGTGCATATAGAGTAGTGAAGATGATGAATGACATGGGAGTAGAAATAGATGTTCCTTCCGATTTTGAATCAATTACCTTATATCAAGGTTATTCTGTTAGAATCGGAACAGGATTCAAGTTGAATATACCAGAAGGTTGGTGTGTGAATGTGGAAGGAAGATCTGGATTCTCTTTTGACGAGGGAGTGGTAGTTACTAACGCTCCTGGCAAATGCGAATTTATCTACAAAGGAGAGTATATGGTTAATCTTACTAAAATCAATAAAAAACCGACCGTAATCCGCAAAAACGATCGAATAGCTCAGATGGAAATCGTTCCACAATACAAAATGGTATTGGAAGAAGTAACAGATATTGAGGTAGAAGACGGGAATGAACGTGGAGAAAAAGGTCTTGGTAGTTCTGGAGTTAAGTAATGTTTAAATATTTTTAAAATGAGCATGTTAGGTTTTACATTCATCACAGACAGCAAGCTGTCAATGTACAGGGAGAAAGCTATTAAATCCGAAAATCTTGCAAGGGAAATTGAGGAAATGCAGGATAAGGCCGCTTCTTACAAGGAAAGGCTTTCCGAACTCAAGTCAGATATCGCTTCAAAGGATAAAGAGATTTTATCTGTTGGCAAAGATCTTTCTGAGTCTAAGGAAAAGATTGACGCCTTGAAGGAAAATCAGAAAAAGTTGATAAAAAGCGTCAAGAAGAAAACGGAAGAACTTGATGCTGTCAATGTCGATCTCGACAAAGCCAGGTCTGATCTTGATGAGGCTAATTACAAAATCAGAAACTTGGAAGAAAAGAAAAACAGTATCTCATCTGAATTAAAAAAGAAATCAAATGCATTGATTGAAGCCAGGATCAGAATAGGAGATTTGGAAAACGAGGTTTCGGTTGGGGCCAAAACAATACAAGAGTTAGAATCGAAGCTGAAATTAATGCAAGTAGAATTAAGAGGCTACCAAATAGGTATAATCGGGAAAGATAAAAACAATGTCGCTGAGCCGGAATTGGATAAAGATGAGGAGTCAGATAAGGATGTGGCAGAATCGGAGAAATTTGATAAAAATAAGGAAGTTAAATACAATACGCTTCTTGATACAGATGTGATTCAGGAAGAAGCAGGTGACATTGTGGAGCCCGAAAACGAAGCTGAACGAGTAAAAGACACTAAAAAGAAGAAGAAAAAAAAGAAGTAGGTATTTTAATCCTTTTTATATTTTAATGTTTGCCATATTATGGGTTAGTACTTAACTTTGCGTTGAGAGAGTTTTTAGTATAATTATTGGTTAAAAATTTAGCTGTTATATGCAGGCGTCTGTGAAGGCTCCTGCATATTTTTAAGGTCCTGTGGCTTAGTGGTGAAAGCAAGATGCTCATAACATCGAGATCGTGGGTTCAAATCCCTCCGGGACCACTGTCCAATGGTGTAGTGGTAGCACAACAGATTTTGGTTCTGTTAGCGGAGGTTCGAATCCTCCTTGGATAACGGTACATATTTTGTGTAAAGTGTTAATTATCTAAGTGTTTGTGGTGTGTGAACATAGCAAACATTAAATGGCCCATTAGTTTAACGGATAAAACCCTTGAGTCCTAATCAAAAGTTGCCTGTTCGATTCAGGCATGGGCTACATGGCTTGTTGGATGAGTGGTTTAGTCAGGGATCTGCAAAATCTCGTAGGGCGGTTCGATTCCGCCACAAGCCTCTAAAAAAAAAGTAAGACAATGAACTACCCAGAGCAACAAATGCTTAAGATCCTTAATAGGGATCTGTTAAGTAATCCGATGTATGTTATTAACAATCTTCATATATATGATTGGGAATCTGACTTCCTGGCCATAACAAGATCATTGTACGCTTATGAAGTAGAGGTCAAGATGTCTAAACAAGATTTCTTTAACGACTTCAAAAAGGATAAAAAACATAAGGTTCTTAAAGACGGCATTATTAAAGTAGGTGGTGTTATAAGCTATCCTCCAAACTATTTCTACTACGCCTGTCCGCCTAATATGATTGACGTAAGTGAAGTTCCGTCTTATGCTGGACTGATTTATGTCGATGTTAGTAAAAATAGGAAGAACGTCGTTAAGGTCGCACCTTTAATTCATAGACAGAAGTTTGATGTAGTGGGTAGGAAACTGGTGGATAAGTTTTACTACAATATGCTTACTTGGAAGAAAAGAGCTATTTCAAACGTGTATGCTGACCCAGCCAAGGAAAGAGAGAAAGGCGTGCGTGCCGGAGCTGAGGCTGTGAGGAAGTCGGCCTGGGATGCGTTCAGGGCGCAGTGCCCGCACATCGCTTTTCCCTATGGAAAAGAATTTCCGAGGTGTGGCGATCGAAATCAAGATCATCCCATGAGAGGCTGCATGCTTCAGTGTGAAAAAGGTAGAATATTTAAAAACGTATTAAAATGAGCGCCCCACGTGAATTAAGCAGGATAGCTAATAAAATAGCCAGTAAGATGACTGATGATGGATGGGTCAGCCCCGGTAGAAAGAATCTTGTCTCTGATAAGAAGGTCATGGAATTAATAGATTTGATCTTTAATGAAATATGGAGGGAATTAGATGACGGGAAAAGAGTCCATATCATAAAACAGATGATTTTTAAAAAGATTTTTGTCAGTAGGCAAAAAGATAAATACTACATACAATGCATAGAAAAAAGGGACGCCAAATAGACGCCCCTTTTCTTTTTCTGTAAGTAATTGTTATTTCATTACTTTCCTTACCAACTTAGAAACAGCTTGAGTGATAGTCCACCTGATGTTTGCATTAACGTTGATAGTCTGAGGAGTACCGTTTGCATCCAAGTTAATTACCTCCCTGTCTATTTCCAAGAACGGATCACCTGCTGTCTGGGTAATAACCGTATTAGCCGTCTGACCTCCGGCGGCCGTCACCTTAAGAGTATTTACCAGATCGTTTACATTAGCGTTCGCAGCAATATCGGGGAATACGATACTGAAAGCAAAGGCTCCTGTTGCACCAGGGTCGTCGGCGATAACAGCGCCGTTGTTGGTAGCCTTACCTGCCGCCTGATAGGAGGTAGGTATTTCCAACGTCAGAGGATGAGTTTCGCCCGGAGTTAAGGAGAACGTTAATTTAGTTGAGTTACTTGTACCGCTGATTGTTACAGTACCACCTTCTTTCCCTACAGATGCAGTAGGATCTATTTTTACGAACTCAGCTACCGGAGATTGGTTGATGGTAGCACTTTTCTTAACACCCCCTGATTCGGCACCAAATTCTACTTGTTGCCTGCGTTGTACACGACCTTCGTATTTTTCACCTGATACGGTAACCACCTGATCACCATCACCTGATCCCGGATTGAAGGTTACAAAACCTATTTTCATTTCCGCCATGACATTTATTTTTAATTGATTAAGATACCGACAAATATATGATTATTTTTATTCTCTTACGTCATTGATTCATTTTTATTAAATACGTAGTGCTATGGGTTTTTTTATCATGTCTTAATCCTATTTATTTCTTTGTTGATTATTTATTATGTATATTTGCAACATCAATATAAAACATTATAACCATGAAAGTAGATTTTTTAAACAGTAAGGATTTTTTAGGATCTAAAACTAAAGAAAGCAAGATCCGGAAGTTGTCAATCAGCAAAAGTAAGATAATGACTATCTCTGTCGATAATTTGAATTGGATGGGGGTAACGGATGCGGTTGTTATCGGCTTAGAAGAAGGGAAGATATTTGAAGGAGTTGAAAATACGGTCTTTTATCTGGCTGCTTCTGATGTTGAAGACGAGAGATCGTTTAAGGTAAATAACCTTGGTGTAAAATACAAGAGAGTTTACTTAAAAGACCTGCTCGATTATCTTGGATGGGATATAGGAGAAAATTCTTATGCTGTGTATGATATTATAAAAGAAGACAGTAGTCTATTCCGTCTTCAGTTTAGGGTAATAAAAAAGAGTAGGAGTGAAAAATGATGAAAGATTTGGATATTAAAAACAAAAGAATACTGCTATTCGATTTTGATGGGACGTTGGTTGAAACCGCATCTGGAGGTCTTTATGCAAAAGATCTTACTGATATGAAGATTAAGCAAGATGTCGTGAATAGGGCACTTGATCTTATGGAGCAAAATGGCGTTAAGTACTTTGGTATAATAAGCAACCAATGCAAGGTGGGTGTCGGGTTTGTTTCCGATGAAGATATTGATGCCAAGATAAATTATGTCCTTAGATGCGTTCATGATCTTGCGGTGAAAAGAGGTATAAGAGACGTAGTGTATGGTCATTATGAGTGTTTTTCAACTGATGAATATGATCCGATGATGAAGCCTAATCCCGGTATGGTATATAAGGCACTTGGTGCTTGTAGGTTGATGATGGATAGCGTAAAATATGAAGATATTAAGAAAATGACGCTGATGGTAGGAAGCGCCAGTGGTCTTCCAGAGCAGTTCTCTGATTCGGATAAGGTATGCGCCGAGAATGCCGGAGTTGACTATATGGACGTTATTCAGTTTGTTGGTAAAGATCTTGATTTAAATTATGAGTTATCCAAAGAACATACAAGTGAAGGAATAGTTATTTTAAGCAACGATCATATATATATCCTTGAAAATCCATATGGTGTTGATCTTAATATAAAAATTGAATTGCAAGATATTTATAGTGATGAGTTTGATACTCCTCCTGTCTGTAAGCCTCCTTTATTTACTTTGAAGATTCGTATTAAAAAAGATCAGGATTATAGAGGATATAGCGATATTATAAGAATAGATAAAGGAGACAATAATATTACATTCACAAGTTTATATTATGAAGGTAAAGAAAACGGCGATAGTTTATCATAAATCAGATTTGGATGGCGTTGTATCGGCAGCCATCGCAACCATGTACGAAAACAGTAAAGACAGGGATGTTGTTTATATCCCGTATTCGTATGAAGATGATGTTAAGAAAGTTACCAGCAAAGTGTGTGACTTAGATGTTGTTTATGTTCTTGACGTGTCTTTTGGAGCCGATTCTAAAACTATTTTCAAAAAGTGGCTTGATGAAGGAAAGAGCCTGATGTGGATAGATCACCATAAGGGAATTATCGAAGATAGTAAGACATGGGGGTTCGTAGTTCCAGGGTTGAGGAGAGTCGGCGTCGGTGCGTGCGCGCTGGCTGCCGACCTGCTGATGGGGAAGGTGCCGGCGATCGTCCGGTGCCTGTCAGACTACGATGTGTGGAATAAAGAATCCGGTTTAGGCTGGGATACGGTAGTAGCCGTCCAGTATGCCTTGAGATCAAAAATAAGACTCAATGTGTTAATAGCATTGTCGTATTTGTATGACCATTTTAAAGAAAATATGAAGGACAATGAGGTGGATTTAATTTTCTATGATCTCGCTAAAGAAGGACGTGCTATAATTAACTACATGGCCGGCAAAAACGAACAAGAGGTAAGTGCGTGCTCGTTCGAAGCTTACGTAGACGAGGTTAAGGTCGTGGCGATGAATACTACAGAATTTAGTTCCAAAGTATTTGATTCTCTTACACGAGACTGGTTAGACGGTAGGAAAATTAAAGCCCTGATGCCATTTTGTATCAGGCCAGGTGGTAAAGTCCGGTTCTCTCTTTATGAATGCGTAGAAGACAGCGTAGATTGCTGTGAGGTAAGTAAGAGATTCGGTGGTGGAGGACATGCTGGTGCTGCTGGATTTGTTATAGATGTATCAAGTGACCAGTTTAAGGACTTCCTTGAAAGTAAAAAACTTTTATCGAAATGAAGTGTGAATTATATCAGTTCTGTCCGGAAGTATATCCTTTTAATCTGTGGATATACGTAGGAAAAGACGTATCTGGCATGGTAGAATGTTTCAATAACGATTGAGAAAAAATATTTATGTGATGAGAGATATGAGAAAGAGGTTTATGTGATGAGAGATATGAGAAAGAGGTTTATGTGATGAGAGATATGAGAAAAAATATTTATGTGATGAGAGAGAGGGGGTACCTGTCACGAACCTCCCGCCCCCGAAACGCGTTTTCTCCCCCACACCCCCTTCGCTGGAAAACCGGAAACGCGTTTTCACCTCAAACATATAAACTCGCTGATTATCAACAGTTTATTTAAATTATTGATAATCAATGTATTATTATAACATATTGATTATAAGCCACTTAAATAAACATATATTCTACATATTAATGTACGCGTATAGTACTGCTCTTGTGTGTTTTGCAACTTGCTGATAATCAGATAATAGAATCGAAATTAATACAAGTTAACAAAAAAAAGATAGCATATATATATGTAATACCGAAAAAGGTTGTATATTTGCACCGTATTCAAGCGAGAATATTGGCGTTACATAATGAAGCTATATATATATATTCCCGTTGGGTGTATTGTATGGTGATACCTTTTGCCTCTTTGCGTTGTAAAGGGGTGATATATTGAGGTGATATTGTTTAACAAATAAATACATATTGATATGATTACAAAGAAAAATGTTAACAAGCTACAGAACGCTGTTATTAAAGAGAATGCCTCTAACCTGGTGGGTGCTGTAAAGTTGTATAATGCTTTATTTGCAAATGGTGCTGACCTGAAAGCAATTTGTAAGACGTTGGAAATACCAGCCGAATATGCTGTAAAGGTTGCAGCACTCGCAAAGGACAAAAAACGGCTGGTTGCCGTGTGTAGCCAAATGTTGCCTAAAGTGGGTGATACCTTTGTTAAATTTTCTCTATACTCTAAAGTATATAAGGATAACAAGGTAGACAAGGAGAAAGGAATCGAGGCAAAAACGGCCGACTGGTGCGCGGAAAATGTGATTTATGGCGGGGAGTATAAATCTTTCGGTTTTTCAACCGCTGAAACGTTGGAGACTAAAAAAAGCGCAAAGTGGCTTGTTAAAGAAACGGATGAGTATAAAGCTACCTATGTAGCCGTTAAGATTAAATCTTATTCAATCCGTACCATTGCAAAGTGTGTGAGTGAGTATTTAACGCATGAAAGCAACCAGCAGTAAAAAAGGTTAGGCGCGTACCGTTAAACGCGCTTGTACGCCGTTGTCAGTGGGTGCACGTCCCGCGTATGCTTTAGACTGAAGCTGACAAAACAGAGAGTTATTTTACATATTGGAGATAGATATACCTTTGCCCTTGCCGTTGGCAATTAAAGGGCTGGTATTACTGCATGTACTACATTGGATAAATGTAGTTATGTTAGGTATGTTAGTACAGTTTGGAAAACATACCGTTGTACGCGGTTTATCTCCAGACCGAAACGTGCCTTACTTGCCTGCACGTAAAATAGGACAAGGCTGTAGATTAAATTACAGGGTATAAACATGTAGCCTAACATGTAGGAACATGTTGTATCAAAACGCAAGGACACAATCGCCTTTATTTGTGGCTAAGTTGTGTAGCAGACGGAAAATATAATAACAACATAGTACGGGCCTGTACACAAGAACTACGTACTAATTACGGGCTGTTGGTTGTAGCATAAAATTCGTATAGAATAGGAATGCGTGTTCGGTCCGATTCCGGAGCAACCTCTAAATTATAAACAATATAATAACATGGGAAAGAAAGCAATGATCAACGCTTTAACTGAAGCGTTCAATAAATCTAAAAACAGTTGCGTAAAAATAACATTGCGTAACTATATCGAGACGGTGGAAACACTTAGTGAAAATGAGTATAAAGAGGCGGAGAGTTTCTATATTGAAGCACTTAATAGATGGAGTTAATCATAATTAAAGCATAAAGAAAATGGAAAGGAAATTTAAATCTCATATGGTAGACGTCCGCGGTCTGTCCAGGAAAGAAGCTAAAGAAAAGCGAAAAAGAGCGTATCGTGAATTTATGTTGTATCGTGATCTCAAAGAAGCGTATCATGCCGATACAGGAAAGGACAAATGCAAACGCAAAGTCCATACATCACGAACATACGTGAAAGAAAACATAAACAGCATTTAAATAGGAATAGGGTTGTTTCGAATATCGGAGCAGCCCTATTTTTGTATCTTACTCTTTATATTCATGGGTAGGATATTCTGAGAGTGAACGTCAGATGTGAGCCATATTGGTCTAAAACGAAACTAAAATAGGAGCTTTCGGATATAATTCCGGTATTTTGTCTATATCATGTCGTTAAAATTGGTCTAAAATGAAACTTGAGGCGGTTTTCTGACCCAAAATAGGGTGTCGGATGCCGCCTTTTTCATCTCTATGGATTGAAAATTAGGCTTATTGTACTTTTCTTAAAAATAAGGTATGCTTGATTATCAATTAGTTAGGTTTTATGATACCCGTATTTTCGGGCACACTTATTGTAAATTTTTTATTTTATGTGGTGGTTTTTATTAGTAGCTGACCTGTATTTTTTATCGGTTGGAGTAAGGTCTATGTTAGAGTACGGATCAGATCAGTATAATATTGTGATGGTTTTTTGCTTTTCGTTTTTGGCTTTGATTATAGGTCTGAATATCTATCTTGATAGGAGGAGCAGGCGGTAGGGCGTGGGCTGAAGTCTCTCTATTCTCTCTATGGAATGATATTATCTCCAAATCCCCCATATTCCATGCCAGAGTATAAGCTTGTAGCGCTCTCCGTATGCCGGTAGTGAGGCGGTAGGGCGTGGGTTCTATGCGGAAAGCCGGAGGATTAGCGGGAGTTGGAGAGGGGGAGAGGGAGAGGGGGAGAGAGCGGGAGAGGGGGAGAGAGCGGGAGGGAGCGGGAGAGGGGGGAGGGCACTCCCTTCCAACAAAATCCAATAACTCCAATCCGACAAAATTTAACAACTCCCTTCCAACAAAATTCAATAGATAAGCGTTTTAAAACAACATTATGTAGTGTTTTCCCACAAAATTAAGGATTACAGTGCTTTAAAACAGCAAAATGTGAGTTTATTCTACAAAATTCAATAGGTTGAGAGTTGAAAACTATATTCTATAGATTAGTAGTAATCGGAATGTATAACAATTAAAACATAAACAACATGAACGTATATGACTTTGCGCCTGACTTAGATTTGAGTAAGGAGGGAGAAGGTTCTATTTTTGGGGTGAAAGGGATAGAAGGCAGTGATGGTATAGTATATGCTAAGGTAGTTAGCTGTGTAGAAATTAGGGATTACAGTTGTGAGAGGTGTATTTTTTTTATGATTATTATAAGGATAGATGTTTGTTATCGCGTAGTAATAGTTGTATAGATGGAGACTGGTGTTGTAGGTACGAACAGGCTGCCATAGAGGGGGAGTAGGCGGCGCCTTGGGCTAAGGCCTGCGGTTGTAGGTGGAACGTAGTTCGGAGCAGAGCCGGAACAGTTTATTGTGGAACTAAAAAAATAAAAAGGAGGAGATAGCGATATGAAAAAGGCATTTAAGATATTTTCTATTATGTTTGTCATAGAAATAGTGCTGATAGCTATTTTAGATGCTATGGCGTAAGTGAGAAAAATTTCTTCATTAATTTTCTTATGCTTTAGACAGAATGCTCCCGTCTGCGAAGATCGGAGCATTTGCTTTATGGGATTCATGGTGCGGTAGGCTGGTTCGATTCCGGCGATCTCACACAACATTAAAATAGGGAAGAATATGTTAAAAGAAGAATTTGAAGAACTGATTAAAAGGGAGGTAAACGAAAATCAGTATAAAAACATAGAAACGGCATACGAGGCTTTGCCAAAGCAAGAGAGATTGCCGTGCGATTAATAGGAGAGAGGGAAACAGTGGCATACACAGTAAAAGAAGGGCTGCCATTGTGGGAACAAGATAAAAAGTTTATAATAGAATTAATAAAGGAGGATAGAAAATGAAAGACGGTATTGTATTGCATCCAGAGCATGGGTTGAATCCATCCATAGAACTATGCATAGTATGCGGTGAAGAGATGGGGATTGCTTTATTAGGGAATAACATCAAAGGGCAGGCGCCGCATCATATATGCACGGGAGAAATATGTGACAACTGCAAAAAGATAATAGATGACGGAGGTTGTTTTATTATCGAAGTTGAGGATGGATCAGATCAAAAGAATCCGTATCGTACAGGAAGATATTGTGCGATAAAGAAAGAGGTGGCAAAGAAGATATTTGGACAGGAGCATAATATTGTGTACATGGAAAAGTCTGCATACAGTCAAATAATACCATAAAAATAAAGAAGGATATGTTTACAAAAGAAGAGCGATTATTCATATGGAAAAAGGTATATGAGATGATTGATAGGTTAGAGGATGGGGAATACATATGTGTTGCGTTAAGAAATGTAGTGTTTATGTATTTCAAAACACATAAAAATATCTATGAGTTTCGTTCAGACGAAATGGTGAGAATATATTTCCCGGAATTGGAGGAGAAGATAAGTATGGCCACAGAACCAGAGGAAACAAGAACGTTTTATGGGTGGTTTGGTTGTCTTAGTCCAGAAACGAAGGAGGTAAGGCTGAATATTGTGAAAGATATTATAAAAGAATTAGAATAGTATTTTTGTTAATCTATTTTATTCATCAAATTAAGTTTTTGGGTTTTGGCATGTCGGTTCGTGAGGATAGGCATGCCTATTTCTGCATCATAGAGGGGATGACGCGGCGTGCCGGTGTGTATGTGCCGGTCCTGGTTCGATTCTGGGCATCTCACAAACAATAAAACAAAAAAGTTATGAGAATATATAAGAATGATATTATAAAGGCGTCAGCAATAAGCACCGGAGCCGACAGAGGCGTGTTGCTGTGTTCAATAACAGATTCAGGCTTTACGTCTATAGCGGGCGTAATATCGGCTGTTAAGAAGACAGGGCAAATATAATGTTTAATTATCATCTGACACATAAATGGGATCAGTATTACCATTAAATAACATAAAACAATAATAATATGACAGAGAATAGTATAGACGTAAATATCGTACCTGTAAAGAATGGTATGAAACGTGTTGTGGTATCATATTACCATTATTCACGCAAGGAGAAAGATCGCATGAGTTCCCAAACGGATTACGTTTGGGAAACAAAGAATGAAGAAATGTTTAAATACTTTGAGGCCAGGAGGACAAAAGTATTTTATAGTCAGATTCGTGCCATGTGTAGATTCTATGGCGAGAAAAATGTACGTAAATACAAAAAGTTATGATATTAAAAACGACAACCAACGAGTTTTGTTTCATTAACGTAAGTTTCTACGAAACAATAGCAGATCCTCGTCATTTCTTTGAACAGGATTATGAAGAGATGCCAGAATATGAGGAGGAATCGGATTTTGATTTTGATTCTTATTACAATAAGTTTATTCCTTTTGTACAGGAATGGGCGAATGAGGTGGGCGAACGCCTTTACGGATATGGCGTGAATAGTATAAAGGTAACATCGGTCGGATATCCGAAAGAATATAATTATGGTACTGATTGGATGAACGTAGAGGTAGAGTTTTGTGATGAATGGAGGCAAAAGATGTTATCTAACATTAGTAAGATTGTCAATGATGATAAATGCAAGAAGTATGCGGAGACTAATTACCGGTCGGTATCAGGATACATCTTTTTAGGGCCTGAAGATTTAAAGGAATTTGAAAAGGAAATAATAGAAAGAAAGTCGGATTCCGGATATGATGTAACAATATTATTAAATATGTATCTAACTTTGGCTTTTGTAAAAGAATTTGGATTTAAAGCCGGAGAAGCATGGAGTGAAATAACAGAATATGCTTACGGATGTTTATCGTATTCCGATTTTGCAACAACAGAGATGCTTATACCGGAAGGTTCGGAGCATTTATTCAAAGACATTTACACGGCAAAGGCCGACGAATTATATCATCATGTCCTGGATAAATTCGGATGGGCGTGGCGTGATCCGAAATATAAGTCAGAAACAGAATTATGCGCAATGCTAAAGTGGGCAAAAGAAAAAGGCTTGACCATTGAAGAGTTAAGTATTTAATTGTTAAACATAAGGCAGTAGTGGTGCGTGAGTATAGGTGCTGCCGTTAAAATATTTTATAAGATGAAAAAAGAAGAGATTCAAACTATTTTATACACAATCAAAGAAGGAGACAGTATTAAGATCAAAGTACAAGACAAAAGTGAAGAGATAAGACTGCGGGATCATGTAAGAAGAGTACAGAAATACGGATACAGGTTTTGTTTGTCTCATTTGCATGATGGAATTTTCTATCTGGAGAAGTTAGAAGAAGGGGATAAGGATAAATACTATAGAGTAATAAACAGAGGAAATGGAAAGACCAGAGTATAACAAGCTACGTAAAATGGCTAAGACTACTCCAGGTCTGATAGTGGACGAGGCGCAAAACATGATGCGTGTATCGCTATACGATAATGGGGGACTTAAGAAGGTGGTAGTAGTAATGAAATGCGATTCTTTTTTACAGTCAAAAAGTAACATAGAAAAGATAATGTTATTATCATCTTCTATAGAAGATAGAAAAAACAAGGAAAAAAATAAAACAAAATCAGAAAATGAACAGAATAACAAAAATAAGAGAAGAAATAGGAGGAAAACAGGTTGATTTGACCTTTTACGGGCGCTTTTGCAGCCTTATCGAAGGTGATAGAAAGATAATACTAAGGGCGATAAAAAACGGTCATAAAAAAGGCGTAATCGGAGCTATTCAGCCTGGGAGACATGATAGAATTTGGACCACATGGTCTATTGCTTTTGATGATCTGAAGGTGGGGAATACGGTAGAGTTCAGTACATCTGGAAAATACAATCCAGGTTTTCATTCTACAGAAAAGTATGTAGGATGTGTAGAATGGATAAAAGGATCGGAATGTGCGATAAAAACCGGCAATGGAATGGCGGTAGTATTAATTAAACACATAGAAAGGGTAGTAAAATGATGGATTTAAGGATGTTTATAAACCTATTTCAGGAGATTGAGGTAGAAAACTTGTTTAAAGCGTTAGATTTATGTATGGAATATGTAAGATTAGATTTACATGTGTTTAATGTAGGAGCTCATGTAACGTGTTCATACAGCAATGATCTTGAATCTCTTTCACAGGCAGAAGGTTGTAATGTGAATATGATAATAGAGGTACCCTACTTATTCGAAGCATTCATGGAATATGCTTCACCGGAAATGAAGTTGTATTATGAAAAACTAACAGAGATAGTATAATATGAAAGAAGAAGTAGAACGGATAAAGAAGTTGGTAGGCATAGATCATAACAGATGGGAGCAACCTTGTACATGTGATAAATGTAAAAACATGTGTAAAGTTCCTTGTATTGGTACGCCAAAAGACATAGAGGCTATCATAGATGCCGGATACGCTGACAGGTTAAAAGAAACAATGTGGATGGTAGGGTATCTTGCAGTGAAAGAAAAACCAATAGCGATGATCCAGCCAACAGAGAAAGACGGGTGGTGCGCATTCCGCCAGCCGGGCGGTCTCTGCGAGCTGCATGACCTCGGACTAAAGCCGACTGAAGGAGTTCTGGCTTCTTGTAAGGTGGTTGAAGAAGACGATATTCCGACATACGAAACATCCGTACTTAGAGCAGTAGCTCACGAGTGGGTTAAGGTGGAGAACTTTGGAAATGTAATGAAGGTTGTTTTTAAATTTTTGCATGAAAATGAACGTGGAAAATAAATTAGACAAAGTGGCTAAGATCCTAAAAGAAAAAGGATTCGTAGTATATAGAAAGGGCGGGAAGGAGCCAGGTGTATTTTATGCCAAAGAAGGTGACAGCCGGATAGGATTCGTTTATCCAAACAACGGATATATATACGACAGGATAAAAATGTGGTCTTTTTCAAGGGTGTATAAACCACATAAGAAAACCGGATCTTCGTGTTTAATGTGTGTCAGCGACGAATTTACTATAGAAAATGCGATTAAGAGCATAGAAGATAGACTGTGGGTAAATTATATAAAAGACGGTAACAGAAAACGACCAGAAGAATATAAAAATATAAGAGAATTTGTTGGTAGCTTCACTAAATTCTACAGCTCTGTAGAATTAGTTGAAGTAAAATAGTTTTCCATGTAAGTTAGTTACCGGCACTGGTCTGCGAAGATAGGTGCCGTTTTTTTTATTCAAGAAAGGAGGACAAAGATGGAGAAAAGAGGCAAGAAGATGCCTTACGAGGTAGTCATACAGGAAAGAAAAAGAGTGGATTTGTACGGTAACGTAGTGTATTATATCCATTGGTTTGATAAATATGGGTACAATATCACAAACGAATGGAAATTCTGGAGCAAGGGTCCGAAAAAGAAATACGATAGAGTTAATCGTTATCTAACGGATAGTTGGTTGAAGGAATACTGTGGGAATAACGATTTAAAGATAAGGAGAATAAAGGAATGAAAAAGATAAAAGTAGACAAAGTGATATTATACTATATGGATCGGGTAGACCCTGACGGGAACCCATACCGGTTCTATGTGTATAAAGGAATGGCATCTGAAATAGAATACTTTTGCACGGAAGAGGCAGGTAATATGACTATACCAATCGGAGAAGGAGAGTATGTCAAGATTGTACCAAAAGAAATAGAGAAAATACCGGTAAGGGGATATAGGAAGCTTACTGGAATATGGAATCGTGAAACATGTAACGGAAAGGGATGGTATAGGCTTTTTAATTATTTCAAATACAAGCCGACCCTATGTTATTTTAAAAAAGCTGGACATGATGTAAATGGGAATACAAGATACGAAATATCATTATTTAACAACATTATAAATGTGACAAGGTATTTCAATCTGTGGAGAATGAAGCCAGGAAAGTATGCTATGGTAACAAACGAGTGTGGCGCCTTGGATGTTATAAAAGAAAAATTTGACAACATAAATATAGTGGAATATGGATCTGAATGAATTGTACAAAGAAATAGAAAAAGCGGAGGTTGATCTGAATGCAAAAAGATTAAAGTACATCAAAGAAGCATTAGCAGAAAACAATGGAATTATAAAGCTAAAATTTAAAGAGTTTAAAGAATTTAAAGAAACTAATGATGTATTTGACTTTGACGATCAGTTTCCGGTGATAATAGAAATTGCTGGGATTCCTATGTATTTAACGGAAGTGTATGTCAAAAAAAACGATTTTCGTATAGTTCTGCTGGATTATGATGATATGACTTTAGGTGATTATGATAATACAGGGGAAAATGAACAGGTTGCTTATTTTATTAACTATTGCTTAAATCAAGACAAAGATGGGAAAGAGTAGAAAAGATTATGAGAAGTATCTTAACTCCATATCTCCAGATAGAGACGATGAAGCATGGATTATTGGAGGAAGGAACAGATATTGCGGTAGAGAGAATTATGGCACTATGATCAAAAGGTATGATCCTATTGGTTTTAATGTAGGGTACAGGGAGTGGACGGGGCAGCCAGAGTAAGGCGGAGCCTGCCATGCCATGAGGCCAGACTGGCTGTTCGTGGCATGGATTATACATTAATCAGATAGTGAACAACGAAAACAATGTATAAAATGGGAAACGAATTAAAACTTAACAGCGCAGAAGAAGCAGAAGTAATCTTAATAAGATTAACTCCAAAAGAGTATCCTATTGCGTACGCAAATAAGGTGAAATGTTTAATGCTTTCAGGTCTTAGCAAGAAAGAAGCTGAGAGGATGGCGATGGAGCCAATAGATCTTGAACTGTATTATGAAGTAGGTGTAGGACTGATGGCGGTAGAATCTGGAGCGGTGGAAGCCGGAACAATATACAGTCCATATTCAGGGGAATTATATGACAATTCAAAAATTTAATGAGGTAATTATATACCTAAAATAATAGTTTATGACATTCAAAGAATTTATGAAAGAAGTAGGCTATGACCCGATAACTACCTTTTGGGAAGATTTCAGCATAGCCGACAAGTATGGTATAGCAGGTGTCAAAGATACCTACAAACGTGCGTTTAGCGAATGGAAAGACGATTATAAGTTCTTTACAGAATTGACGCTGGTATTGAATCATAAAATCTGGCAGCATTATGAAAGCAATCGTGAACTGGCTGCATTGTATGACCGGTTGTGGCGGGAAGCCGACGAGTACGCTATGAGCAACTTTAAGGGAGAAGAGCTTGATTATTATTACAGAGTAACAGATTAGAAAGTGATTATGAAAAACACGATTGTAACAGATAACTTGATAATATTCAGCGACGGATTTGTTTGGAAAAGATTGTCCAACGAAAAAGCCTATAAGATATGGGTGTCGGCAGAAAATGAAGATTTTGAGTTATACAAGGTGAGAGTAGATGATGAATCCGAGTCATTGATAGAGAGTCTTGAAGACTTGCAGGATGCCTTTAAACAGGGTCATTATGTATGTATAGAGGTAGGTAAGCTACCATATAGCATAGATTTGAATTATTTACGAAATCTGCAAGAGATGTCGGTGATAGCCGTGGATGATCTAATGGGATTAAAAGAATGTAGCAGGGAAGAGGCATTTGCCATCATTCAAGAGTGGGCTAAAGAGTTTACGGAAAAATATGAAAATTATGATTTTAATGGTTCATACTATGATGTAATAGATGCATTTATTGATGAGAAGTTAAAAACTATTTAAAATACAAAGACATGGAAGACAGACTTATTACAACAAAAGAAGTAGGGAATTATCGTATAAAAATATACTACGATACCGACAGCGTATGTCCTTGCGAAAGTTGGGATATGGCAGCATGTTTCTTATGGGAATATAGCGATTCATCCCGACTGCAATATGTGTGCGATTGGAGAGAAGTATTTGGTAAATACGGAGATAGTCGACACTCGCTTATAGATGCGCTACATAAACTTATTAGTGAATATGTTGAATGGAAAGACTTGCTGAATTATTTTAAGAAAGGCAAGATTGACGGTTGTCGACTGAGATATGATAACCATGATAAAATGTGGTATTATAAAGAAATTTTTAGCATTTCTCCATCAGATCTTTACACGTATGATTATACGTATGAATTTATAGAAGACTTAGGATGTGAAGAATTGATTCAGATTCTTTCAGACTTAGGCAAGGATATATTTGTCAAAGAATGGTCCACAACAGGATACAGTCAAGGGGATTATGTTAAAGGTATAGCTTTCTGTACAAAGGAGAGGTACACAAAAATGGTTAGTAATAATACTTCCGATTGGAAAACCCAAATTGACAAATTGATTGATGATGAAGTGAAATCTATAGGTATGTGGATGTGGGGAGATGTAAAGGGGTACGTGCTTGAAAAGAAAGTGAAATTTGTCAAGAAATACAAAGATAAATCCAGGGAGGATGAAGAGGGAGAAGAATGGGAAGAGGTTGATTCCTGTTGGGGTTATTATATGGAAACAGACGAATTGATAGAAGAAATAATGAAAGAACATAATCTGAAAGAATAAGGAGATGGGGGGATCATGAGGGTGTATTATCAGAAAGAACACCAAAGAATTACAAATAATACTGATTCAGGTCAACGGCTGATAGTGACGGACGCCATGGGAAGAATTTGATAAAGAAGAGATTTCGACGCATTGGTATTTCATTGTTGGCAAACCGGAATCGATAATAGATGAATTGATTAATTTGGAGATAGGGGACACAAACGTATTCTATCCACATACAAAGGAGAATAGACCTTGGGATATTGAAGAAATGGACTGGTATGATCTTAGAGAACATGCCAATACCATGAGTGATTTTATTCAGAAGTTATATAACTACATTTAAAAAATGCTTTATGAATGGAATAATATTTGAATTAGAAGAAAAGTCGAAATATACAGGGAGATACATGGATGGGGAAATCTCCTATAATAACACATCTATAGATTACACGAAAGAAATACGAGAATGTGACAGAAAGAGTGAGATCAAGGATTTATTAAATGACCCTTGTCTTGGTAAAATATTTGAAAAGGGGGAAGTTGATGATGAAATTATATATAATGGTAATATAGAAGATGTAAAAGAGGAATGGATGCGTGCTATACAAAATGGGGTAGATAAAATGAATGTTAACAAAGATATGAATGGGCATAATCTTATTTATGTAATAAAATATGGGATTTGCAGATACGCGTATCGTATTTGCATTGATTCATATCCGGGATATGTTGTAAAAGATCCAATAACACTAATAGAATGGGTTCAAGGTTTAAAGCCTGGAACCATCATTAAAATAAGAGGAATATTCATTTATCATTTTTTATAACATATTTTATGAAAACACAAGAAGAATACGCACTTGAAATTGACGAAATTGTTCGCCGGGATGTAGAGGACTGCCAGAGCGACTGGTTTAGGATTGACAAGGAAATATTTATGCAACCGGGAAACAAGGATAAGATATTTATTCTGGGAACCAGAAAAACCGGATGTGACTTAATAATATTAGGCGGTAGTAATTGCAATGAAATAACTATGAATAGAGTTTTCGGATGTCTTGGCAATGAAAACTTCTATGTATGTCAGCCACTTGATTTTTATAAATCGTTGCATGAAATTAAGAAGGTAAATCCTTTGTATGCTTTCAAAGTGGCTACCGCTTATTTTAGAGAAAAAGGGATGATTCCGGTATTTGAAGATGCAATTTGTAAACTGATAAAGCCATGATAGAAGTAATAAGATACAGACTGCCCTCTTATTGGGCTTGCCCGTTAATCAATGATGATTACACTGGATTAACGGATGAAGAATGTGAGGAAATCCAACGCTTCTTGGAAGCAGCAGAAGGTTATCCGGTAGATGTAGACTGGGGAACGCAGGGGTTTTACCGTTGTAATGACGCAGGAACACTTCCTGGAGAATGTGCAGATTTTATTTTTCATAAGTGTAATGATTAAATTGAAATAATCAAGTTTGAACTTAAATAAAATACAAGATATGGAAAGATTGAATTTTGAAACATTGTTTCGTATCGTAAGATGGGATTACAACCGTTGCTTTAAGGATGAATCATTGGACAAGGATTTGTTCGTAGAAAAATACGGACGGGTAATGGGTGAACATTATTATAACAAGTTTGTCCATGAATTTGACGGAAATATCCTGAAGATGGTTGGTTACTTCAGAGGTTCCGAAAAAGAGGGGCAAGTCTTCTGCGATATGATAACCGAACGTATTGAAAAATACGAAAAGAGAATGTCATATGATAAAGGTAAGTTAAACAATTAAAAAGATATTTATATGAACAATTCAACGGTCGCTCACTTGTGGGCTCATGAACAAGAAGAATCAGCATCAGGGAGCAATTTCTTCTTTGAAGGTACAAGTATTTATTCTTATGGGTATCACTTTGAAGTCGGGAGAATAGTAAAAAACAAACAAGGGAAGAAAGCATACCTGATAAATGAAGATTATTATTCTGCTACCACGAGCAAACATCAATGCTATGTTCGTAATGCGATACCAACTTGGGCAATGGTTTTCAGTGTAGGGGATAATATATCGGATACTGGTAATATGAGGTTTGTTGCCAGCAAACTGGAATCAATTAAGAAGTCTATTGAAAAATACAAAAGAGCTAAAACAGAATTATCTTATACAGATATTTGGGGCGCTTTTGGGAATATGATGGATTACATTCAGTTCTTTAACATGGGAACTGCTAAGAGTATCCTTGAAAAGAGTGCTAATGATTGGCTTGGAACCAATCATGAATTATCCAAGAGCGAAGATAGTATCAAGCGTAAGCACGTACATGAATTAAAACGCATCTTTCAAATTTTATTGGATCATCAAGGATTAAAAGTGTTAGGGACCGTAAATGTGATTGTTGATGAAGTTTGCGGGGAAGGTACATGGATTAAGTATTCAGAAAGATCTGAAAGATGGAGAAAGGGTGAGGAAGAAAGAGAAAGAATAAAATTAGAGAGATTAAGAAAGGAAGAAGAAGCCCGTTACAAGGATTTTGATGAAAAACTGGAAGAGTGGAAGTCAGGAGAAATCAATTTCTTGAATACACCTTTCTATATTCCTGGTGAAAAACCTAACGCCTGGATCCGTATAAAAGGAAATATTATTGAGACAAGTAAACAGATAAAGATTGGAGTAGCAGAAGCCAGAAAACTGTGGCGGGCTGTGTCGGCAATGCACCGGGGCGCCGAGTTTCGGCACGGTCTGGTGGAGGACATCACCGGTCACCAGTGGAGTCTAAATCGGTACGAAAACGATTTGCTAACCGCTGGATGTCATAGGATAGCATATAACGAAATGGAGAGAATAGCAAAACAACTGGGATGGGTTTAAGTAACCCATCTTATTTTATAACAACTAAAAACAAGAAAAATATGGAAAATCCAATTATTGTTCCGTTTGATTTAAATACGGCGAGAAAAATTAAAAGCGGAGAAATAGAAGGTTCGGTATTAATTGATAATATTGAAATAGAATTTGTATATGAGTCGAAAGACTGTGCAGGTCCTTATAATTTGCTTTTTGTAAAAAAAGATGGATATGGGATAAGTGCTATATATGCCAACACGGAAGGTTGTACTATTGGCGGCACCACTCTGGAATTGAAAGTAGAGACTGGAGCGTATTTTAAGAAAGGAGATGTATTAACAAGCACTAATGGATATCAATTCATATATGATGGAATTATTACCAAAGGGGTAATGGGATGTATATGCGGAATGGCATCATTTGGAGATATTGGGTTTGATTGCAAATTATGGACTGATGTGTATGACGGATATAAAAAACGGCATGTAAGAAAGGCTATAGAGGAAGAGAAGAAATTTTTAGCAGAAAAGATTATAAAAGCCGAAGACAGTAGAAAGGTAGATATAATAAAACGATATTTAAGTGAATATGAGTATCTATTAGATGAGATGCCGAAACACGACCTCAAACCATTTGAACGAGTGCTGGTGAGAAGAACTAACCAAGAGAGGTGGAAATTGCATCTATTTTCCAGAGAATCAGTAGGAGATAATAAATACGAATGCTTAGGAGGGGTAGGATTTAGTCAGTGTATCCCATACGAAGGGAACGAACATCTTTTAGGAACCAATAAAAACAAATAAGATTATGGAATATAAAATGGCAACAATCCCGTTTGATTTAGAAACGGCGAAAAAAATAAACATAGGGGAAATAGCAGGTCGGATTGTGACAGAGAAAGGACGAAATAGAGCAGAAATAGTATATGAAGACAATTCGTCAAGTTGTCCGTTATTGGTTGTAATTCATTCGATTACTGTATCAGCGGATTGGTTTTCTGCTACAGGAAAAGCACTTAGCAGCGAAAATCGCCTCCTTCTTGAAGTTCCAGAATATATTACATTTAAAGATGGAGAGGTGTTAAGCAACGAAGATGGAAGTTTTATTTTTATTTTAAATATACATGGGAAATATTTAACATCTTTTTATGCGAGTCTTGCAGCGGGAGTAGGTCTTAATATATCGGATAATTTTTCTGCATGTAATAACGAAATAGAACGCTATAGACTTGCAACAGATTCGGAAAAACAGAAGATGATTAAAGCGTTAAAGAAAAGTGAAAATCCTAAAGCAAAAGAATATCTGAAACGCTTTTTCGGGATTAAAGAAAGGCCGAAATATGATTTTAAGCCGTTTGACAAAGTGCTGGTAAGAGACGAGGACGATAAAGAATGGCATATCAGCTTGTTTGCAAGGGAAATTGTGGACGATTCTGATGGATTGCCTTATAAATATGAATGTTCCAATGGAACATTATGGGATTATTGCATTCCTTTTGAGGGCAATGGATGTCTTTTAGAAACTGCTGAAAATCCAGAAAAAGAAGGGGTGCAGCATGGAGACTGGGTGAGATGTACTCAATGTGGAGCACAAATGCTTCTTCCACGTGGAGCTGACCAATGTCCAGAATGTTATGGATACGACACGTTGGTGTGGGTAGATGAAGATAGGCAAGAAATGGACACTAAGCATCTGGATTGCCTTGCTCCAATGCGCAAATTGGAGCTACAAGAATATTTGTCTCAAGATGTTTTGGCGATAGAGCATAGCGAATATTATAAACAATTGATAGGGGAGGATGAATGGTGTGAAGAAGAAATATAATAAAGAGTATCATTATTAAAACAATAGAGAAATTATGAACGAGGATATTTTAAGCAATATGTTTGGGTGTGATACATATTGCATATGTGACAGTTCTTCAAATAGGTACTGTTTTATTGGGCCTATTGAATGTAACGGGAAGTTAATAGAAGAGTTTAGGAAGGGAATAATAGTAAAATTGAAATATGTGGAAAAGAGGGTTCTGGATACATTCAAAGAAAATGGGGTTGATCTGGATAACTATACCCACTGTGTTATAGTAAAGCGGAATTTTTATCTCGCATGGTGAAAGTAAAATATGAATGATATGAACAATTTTATAATAGATACTCCAGATAATTTCTGGCAAATAAGATGGCTTGACAAATATATGGAAGGTCACAAGGGGTTCATAGCTGGTGGATGTTTTAAGAATATCCTTTCCGGAGAAAGAGTAAAAGATATTGATATTTTCTTTGAAAGCGAAGACGATTTTCAGGAAGCTGTTGATTTGTTCAATGATGAAAAACATCAGAAAGAAGGATGGAAATTTAAGTACAGGAATGAGAAGGTATGCGCATTCCAGAAAGAGGGAGAAAAGGTATGGGTAGAGTTCATAGAGTCAGAGTTCGGAAAGCCTGAAGAGATTCTCAGGAGCTTCGACTTTACTGTGGCAAAAATGGCTTACTACAAGGAGCCTAAATACGAAGAAGAGGAAGATGATTATTTTCCATTCTCATCTGCAAGTATAGTAGCATACGAGTACAAACTACTCTACCATGAGAAATTCTTTGAACATCTTCATATGAAGAGGCTGGTCATTGATGAAAATATTCCTTTTCCAGTAAGCACATGGGAGCGCTCATATCGGTATAAAGGATATGGTTACAATATGTGCCGGGAGACAAAGAAAAAACTTCTACAGGCTATTAAAGGTGTAAACGTAGAGGAGGAAGATGTATCTTTGTACACTACTGGAGGATGGGATTAACCTATAAAACAAAATTGCTTATGAAAACATTAGAACAACTTAAAGGATTAGCATCAAAATGTTTAGACGGTGGAGATTTTAACAGACTGGCTAAATTTATCCCATATAACATGATAAAGGATTTCGGTATGGAGCCGAATGAAGAATATGATAACGAGGAAAAGTGGAACAGTACTGTAGTTGAATTTACCAGAGAAAATGTCCTGAAACAGCTTGAAGAAGACGTGAGATTCGGTTTTGAAAAGGCATTAAATCAGAGAGGAATATCAGCCAGTTTGATGTTTGAATGTGTGATGATGTGGAACTACATTCTGGAAGAAGGTCTTGAAGGCTGGGGTGAGGATGATTATGCATTTTATGGACTCCCTCTATTTAAAGCTACGGCTGTAAAATATGGATGGGACAATCCGATAGGGGAAGACAGTGGGAGAGAAAGAAAATATGATTCACAATATTAAATCGGTATATTATGAGCACAAGTAAAGAATACAAGGCAGTAAGGAACTGTATATTGAATGAACTTCACCTTACCAAAGAAGATATAATAAAAAAACATAGAGCCATTATTGGAAAAACTCGTAAAACAGTGTATGCTTAATACATACGGAGGAAACAATCAGATAGAAAACTGGATCAGATGTATGGTAGCAGATGAGCTTAAACAAAGAGATTATGATTTTGTAAGAAGAATATGTAAGGAGGTTATAAAAGATCATGTGTTGAATGGGTTGAACATAATTGTAAGTCCCAAAAATGAAAGATGCGTATGTGAAAACAGAGTACCATCAAGAAAAGATGGTTTGTATCTAATCTACGGAAATGGACACGCTGAGCCGTTTACCGGCGATAACTCCAAAGATTGTGTACGATACATTGGGTTGAAGCACAGATACATGTCATTTGCAATCTCACTGACGGAGCATGATATCGTACAATTGCTTGACGATGATAGCCGTGAAGAATCCGGAAGTGGGACATATTACGAACGTGAATGTGATGCGCTGTTTGACATTGACGGACGCGGCAATACGGAACGCCTTGTAGCCAGAAATCCAAAATTGAGAAATCTGCTGGAAGATGGCGAGTATATACCATCTCTTGGTCAATTAAATTTAATGGCCCATTATATGGACGAACTAAACAAAGCATTCGCTTATGTTTCGGCATCTCCCCCTCTCCTCGTCGTGGTATTGATCCAGTACCGAGGGCAGCCAGAGCTGCGCATGGCACGTGAACTTCTCCAATGGCAGCACGCTCAGCAACAACAAGTACGGCAGTCTTAGGGTTCGGGCGGTGGCAGCATTCACTTTTAAACTTTAATCTTTTGGTGCGCTCCTTTTGGAGCGTGCCTTTAAAAATCAACATTACACAGAGAAGGCAATAAAAAAAAGAAATCAAGATGGGACAAGTTAAAGGTTTTAATGACATAATTGCTGATTATTTGAAACAACGAGCAGAAGAAGAGAAGAAAATAGCCCGTGAAGCGGCTATCAAACGGTTAGCCGAAGAGCAATACCAATTGCTCAAAAAGAAGCCGGCGAAAAAGAAAGCAGATACAAATGTCCAACAAATGAGCCTGTTTTGATATGAAGTCGAGAACGAAATTGGAAAAGCTGGTGACGGAGTTAAGCGGAAAACTGCCTGCCATCACGAAGGAACAGGAAGACTGGGCCAAAGAGCATCTGTTTGACCATTTTGCCTACAAATGTAAGGATGAGCTATGGTGTTCCGAATGTGGTAAGATGTGGATCAATACGAGTAAAGATAAATTGGGCGACAAAATCGAATGCCCTTATTGCCATCATCAATTGGACGTAAAGGTCAGCCGGAAGCAGAAGATCCGTGAAGAGGCGTATATGTCCATCCTGCAGGTGAAAGGCGGGTTCCAGGTGATCCGGCATATACTATGTTGGAAAAATATTCGGAAGGAAACTTCTCCGGTGTGTTATGATTTTACAGAAGTGGTTCAAGAGTGGATTCGTGAAGACGGAAAACGTACGATCATAGCCCGACCGATGAACATGGGAGGTAACGGATGGATATATGGTGAACCTCTCAGTATCAAAGGAGAATATGGAAGTAGCCCCTATAACTATTACGGTGATTTATATGCGATACATGGAGAGCTTTATCCAAGGAAAGAATTACTGCCGGAATTAAAAAAACGGGGACTGAATCGACGGTTCCCAGATGTAACCCCGTCGAAATTGATACGTGATTTATTGAAAGGTGGTAACGATTCGGAATTGTGTCTGAAGACCGGGCAAATCTCCATGCTGAAGCATATGTATAGAAACGGCTTCTATCACCTTCGCTATAAACCGTCGTTCAACATCTGCAACCGTAACCATTATATTATCAAGGATGCGTCCATGTGGGAAGATTATATGTCTTTGCTGTCTTACTTTGGTAAGGATATGCGTAACGCCCACTATGTCTGCCCTAAGAACCTGAAAACTGCACATGATAAACTACTAAAGATAAAACAGGTACGTGAAGCCAAGTTGAGACAGGAAAGAGATCGAGCACAATCTATCAGTAAGCGTGAAAAGTTAATGAAGGATATAGCCGGCTTCTACGAGCGGATGGAAAAGTTCTTCGGATTGAGAATCGAAGAAGAGGATATAATCATCCGCCCTTTGGAAAGTGTCACCCAGTTTTATCAGGAAGGTAAGGTCATGCACCATTGCGTATATCAGAACGGATACTACAGACGGCCGGAATGCCTGATATTATCGGCAAAGGACACGGCTGGAAAACGATTGGAGACGATAGAGGTAAACTTGAATACACTGGATATCGTCCAGTCCCGATCCTTCTGTAACGGCGTAAGCGAGTATCACGATCAGATAGTAAAACTGGTGAAAAAGAATATAAATCTGATTCGTCGTAAAATGATTGCATAAATAAAGTAAACTATGAGGTACGCATTAAGAAAGCAGGATAAGATTGCGGCTGCAATAGGTGATGATTATTTGAAAAATCATATCCTCAAAAGTCTTGATAGTTTCTTCCGAAAGAGCAATGATGAATGTATAATCAGTTCTGTTGAATTGGACACCTATCAAACCGAATCAGGAGAAAGTTATGCCGTGTTAAGAGTTAATGACCTTGCAGATGATAACGCAATGTTGGAGTTTGCGGTAATTGGGAAAGAGTTCGATGTTTTAAAACTTGCCTTTTTAGGCAGAATGAAAGGATAGAACAATGAAAATAAGCAAGAAAGTTCTCAAGGGGATTAAGTCAGAGGCACTTCGATTGAAACAGATATACGAAGCCCCGAACCCCGAAGTTGATAAAATTATTTCCGAATTACGTGAGGAAGCAAAGGGGAAGCCGGAAAACATGAGCAAGGATGAAGAAATTGCCTACATCCTCGGAAATGCTGACGAAAGGCATTGCAGCGAATGTGTACACTACGAGGCTTGCCCGAACTGTCAGATGTACTGCAAAGCTCTGCAACGGAGAATAACAGCAAGGAAATCTGCCAAGAACTGCAAGTATTACAAATCATTTATCAAGGAGGTAAAGAAATGACAAAAATAAAATTGAATTGGGCATACGCAAAAGGCGAATTTGACACCGATACATTGAAACTGATATGTATTCCGGCAAGAGGGAAGCGTGTGTTGGGTCCCGATGAATTGGACGCAGAACTTTGTATCAAAGATGGCATGAACTACCAAATAGCAGAAATCCATTTGGGAGATGTGGAAAGTTCCAATGTCCTTTGCAATGAGATAGCAAGGCGATGGAATGAGTTTAATTCACGGACTAATATTAACTCAGTATGGCATGATGTGAAAGAATGCCCGGAAAGGAAAAGGGAATATCTTACTCAATGTAAGAATGACAGATTTAACGTAATCTCTGATTCAATGGATTGGGATAATTTTTATAAAAAAGCCGAAATTATCCGTTGGGCATACATTGAAGATTTGATACCGAAAGGAGGCAAGGAATGATTAAGATAATACTTCAAATGGCCTGTTCTCTCTTATTTATATCCGCACTTACATCAGGCGTATCAATCCAATTTAAGCCGTTTCATATATCGTTTGCTTATCCATTTTTCGGATTAGGAATGGTATTGATCACTATAGGCTTTGCCTTGTGTGTTGGGTCGTTTTACTACAAAGGTATTAAGGATAGTGGATATGAAGAAGGTTATAGTAAGGGCTTTGACACTGGGACCGAATATGTTATTGACTTAATTAAAGACAAAGAGAAAGGAGATGAATAATGAAACGAGAAGATATTGAAAAAGCAGCAAAAGATTATACCATAGGTAAAACACATTTTCGGAGAAGCGTTCTCAAAGAAGTGGATGCAGACGATTATGTTTTACGCAAGGATAATTGCTATGAAGACTTCATGGCAGGTGCAGAATGGAGCATCAGCAGCGCGTGGCATGATGCAAGCGAAACACCACAACACAGTGGAATGTTGATTGCTATTAAACAAGATGGAACTCCTATTGTCTGTGGGCCAAATAACTCTAATTGGGAAATAGCTGTTAGAATTTTCCATATCGTAAGATGGGCCTACATCGAAAATTTACTGCCTATTACATGTTGAATAATATATTTTCACGAGATCATGACCGACAGAGAGTTTCTTGAAGAAAACAATAAAATGCTAAAGGAAATTCTAAGTTTTGTGAGAAAAGTTGATTCTGTTGAATACAGGGATCATCAAGACTTTATGGAATTTCTGAGAAATGTGGCAGCCGATATATGGGTGGAATATACGGAGCCTAAACAAAGAAGTAAGTTATTTAATTTAATGAATAAAAAAAATGAAAACAGTTTTTGATTTAAGCAGAGATGAGATTGTGGCATTGACAGACGAAGAGATAAGTCTGTATATAGACAAAGAGCTTGTTGGTAAGGGTATTCCAATTGAAGCTAAAAACTGGAATATAAAGAACAAAAAAGAAGTCGTGTATCCAAGAACTGGAGTTCCAGTATTTATGATTATTTAACCAACAAAACCACCATACTTTAGAAGATGGATGAATTGGTTTGATTAATTTTGAATCAAAATTACAGATAAAAAAATGATTTCATACAAATACAACATCTATCATTCCAAGAAAACGAAGTATCTCGACAAAATGCTTCGAGAATGTTGTTTTGTATGGAATCATGCTTTAGCTCTACAACGTAGATACTACAAACTGTTTGGAAAATATATCTCAGTTAGTAAAATGAAAAAGCATTTTGCAAAAAGGATAAAAAGAAATCTTCTTCATTCCCAAACAGTGCAAGAAATACTTGAACGTCTTGATGAATCTTATAATCGTTTCTTCAAGAAATTGGCTAAACGACCTCCTAAGTTTAAATCACCGGAGAAATTCAATTCTTTTGTATTCAAACAAGGTGGGTTTACCCTGAATGGTAATTGTTTAACAATTAACAAAGGGAAGAAACGATTTAGATTTTCATACAGTAGAGTCTACGAAGGTAATGTTAAACAAATTAGAATAGTTAGAGAAACCTGTTCACGTTTTAGTTTGATTATAGTTACAGATCATAATCTAACAAACTCTTATAGAAAGACACATGATGGTGCATCTATCGGATTGGATTTTGGCCTGAAAACTTATCTAACTAAAAGTGATGGGAACAAAATTGATTCTCCATTATTCTTTAAACAATATCAAAACAAGATTAGAAAACTAAACAAACGGCTTTCTAATGCAAAGAAAGGATCCAACAATAGAAGAAGGAGACTGTTTGAACTACAACAAGCGTATCGTAAAATAAACGATCTTCGATCGGATTTTCAATGGGGATTAGCTCATGATTTGTGTAAACAATATGATTATATTTTTATTGAAGATCTAAACATTGAAGGAATGAAACGTTTGTGGGGAAAGAAAGTTTCTGATCTCAGTCATTCTTCTTTTATTGATAAACTAATGTATGTTGCCTCAAAGTATGGAGTGATAGTACACAAGATTGACAAATGGTATCCTTCTTCCAAAACTTGTGAATGTGGCTGCATTAATAAAGGACTGTCGTTACGCGACCGCACGTGGGTATGCCCGGCGTGCGGTCGCGTAACGACCGTGACATTCTTGCAGCCCGTAATATACTTCGGAAGGGCATTTCCGAATTGGAGAGCAAGAGTAATTCCAGCGATATTAATATCGGGGTTTCTTGCGTTTGTATCCAAGAATCCCATTTGCTTTAGCGATGGGAGTGTGTCATCTAATAATGAGATGATGATGATGGACGTTTTGCAGTGGTGTTCTGAAAGATTTAAAAATAGTATAGAGAAAGGAAAGAAATCAACTAATTAAATATTAATACAATGAATCGCTGGTTTGAAATTACGGTAAAAGCCGAGATTGATAATATCGAGAACGGCAAAAAAAAGAAAGTAACTGAAAAGTATTTGGTGGATGCCTTGTCTTATACAGAGGCAGAATCAAGATCGTTGGAGATCTTTAAGGATTTGTACAATTCTTTCGAGGTTGTAAAAATTAACCCTATTAAAGTGTCAGAAATCTTTTTCAACGGAGAAGCTGAGTACTGGTATAAGTGCAAGGTGAATTACATTACACTGGATGAAAAGAAAGGTAAAGAAAAGAAAACGCCATGCTATATGTATGTCCAAGCCGGCAATCCTAAAGACGCCGAAGCTGTGTTGACTAAAGGTATGCAGGGTACGTTGGGAGACTGGAATTGCGAGTCTATTGCTGAAACAAAGATCATTGAAGTGTTTAAATACGATCTGCAAAAAGGTGTAGAAAAATTGGGAGAAAAGAAAACTGATGAGTGATGTTGTTTCCCGTGTAGCACTTGCGACGGCAATTGTATTATTGGTAGTAGCAGGTGCTACTTTGTTGATAGTGATTAAGACCGAAGAAGTACCGAGATGGTTAATGAACTTACCATATACGTTATCTTTAACGGCAGTATCCTTTTCAATTATATCACTTGTATTGAAATATAGAGAGTGGAAAAGAAATTGTACGTCTGCGAAAGATGCGGACGAAAAGTGATGATAAGAAGTCATGGCTTATGCCAGGCTTGCAGGAGTAAAGAGTTGACTCCGAAGAAAAAAGACAGAATTACATCCATTAAAAACAGCAGCAAGAAGAAAAAGTTAGAGAACCCGGATTTATCCGGGTTTTTTCGTCTTATGCTGGAAGAGTTAAATAATAGTCGGATGTCTATGACCGGTAAGGCTATTCATTTTCCTACAGTATGTAACGTCTGTCACATACTTCCGAAAAGGATATATAAGTCAGTTGCTACTTGCAGGGATAATATAGTTTTCCTTCATGAATCGGAGCATACGGTATTCGACATGTATCTTGACCGGATGGAATTTGATAAACTTGAAACAGAATTTCCTTTTGTGTGGAAGTATGCGGTAAAGAAGGTACTGGATATGGAAAGCAGAGGAATGATCAAGGAAAGAGGTAGGTTGATTATTGAAATAATTGATAGGTATGATAGAAGAAAAGATTAAAATATTAATAGATTTAGGGTTTGTACCTATGGTGAAAGGAGAGGGAAATACGTTGTTTAGAATGAACGATGTTGTGATGTCGGTGTCAGATCCTAACCAAACACCAGAGCAGTTGAAGAAGGAGGTTATGTCTTTAATAAAGAACAGAGACATAGCAGAAAGAGGCGGACAGGTTCCAGTAGTTAAAGAGCCGGCGCCTGAGCCAGAGCCGGTCCAGGGAGAGGAACCGGAAGCTCCGGCGGAGGAAGCCGCTCCTAACCCTGGAGAAGAAGATTCGAATCCGTTTACAGAAAATCAGGAAACATTAGAGCCGTTTTATATCTGTGATGAGTTAAAGAAGATTGAGACCCCCAAATTCGTAAGATTGACATTAGACGATAATCGTTTTTATGTAAGAAAGATGGATGATGGGACGGCTAAGATATATGCTTCGGTAACAACCTTAATCAAAGATGGGTATGTGGACGATAAGACAGCACTTCAGGAATGGAAGCAAGAGATAAAGATGCTTGGTCGCAATCCAGAAGAGGTGGCGCAGTATGAAGCCGATAAGGGAACGATCATGCACTACTTATACGGATTGTACCTAACAGGTAGAGATATGGTCTTAAATCGAAGCTTTGTGGTTAAGACAGTGCAAGAAGGTAAGCTGAAGATATCTAAGAAAAATCTTGATCGGTTCTTTAATAGCATAGATGATCTTGACGATATGATTGTCAGAGTTATGAAGTTTGCCAAGTTTTGTTCGGAATATAAGGTTAAACCGATGATGATTGAAAGAATATTATCATTAGAAGATTATTTGGTAGCTACGCCGATAGATGCGATGGTTAAAATGACATTCAAATACAAAGAAGAAGGTTATTTTGGAGCCGTGTATCAAAGGGCCACAGGGCAGTTTAAGAAAGGTGATCCGAAGAAGGAGGTAAGAGAAGTGGAGAAGGAAGAAGTGGTTATTCTCGACTTTAAATCAGGGGGAATATGGGAATCATACGCATTTCAATTAGAAGCTGAAAGAAGAATGGTTAAAGCATGGTATGGGATTGATGCACGTATTATGAACTTTTCTCCAAAAAGCACGAGTAGCAAAGGATATACGCTGAAAGAATGGACAGAAGACAGTATAGCACTTGAAAAGGCGGACTGCGTATTCCAACAAGGTATGTTGAATCACCTTAGAAAAGATAAGAAGTTCAAAGTGAGAAAAGGAGTATTAAATATCAATAAACCATACAATGAAGAGGATCATACGGTTGTATATGATATTGCAGAGGAAATGTCTAAAAGATTCGTAATATGAGTGATATTGTTATTCCTAAAGGAGATTATGTGGAAATTGTAAAACCGATATGTATCAATCCTTTTGGTGGTTATTTTATTAACATCAAAAGGGGGTCAAGATTAAGATTATCGAAAGATTTGAAAATAGGGGATAAGTATGCAATATGCATACTCATATCTTATGAGAAATATGGCAAGAATGTTAATGTAACAATGCCTATACTGGTTAGAAACACAAGAAGAGTATGAAGAGAAAAATTAGAAGAACAGGAGAGATAATAGACGTAATCACCTTTAGTAGCTCAACTACAAGAAGCGACCATGACAGAATACAGTTCTATGGTGATAATGGGAATGTGATAAGTGAGAGTTTAAATTTTTATCTCGATACCCTTCCTGTAAATGACGAAAACAAAGATGTAGACTGGGAACAACGTAGATTCGATCTTGTTAAGGCTTATTCTATTGAGTTTGTTAAAGCACAAAATAGAAAAGGTGAAATAGATTGCGGAGTATATGTACCAGATGTGGTGTCATGGTCTATAACTATAGCAGATAGAATAATAGAGGCAATGAGGGGAATTAAAAATGCTTGATTTTAGAAAATACGAAAACGTACCTCGGTTTCAACTTGACCGCAGACCTGGCAGGAGCCGACTAAAGCTGACCTGCCCGGCTTGCGGGAAAAGCCGGTGCCTCACTCCTTATATTGATGTGGCAACAGGTCGGGTAGTTGGAAATGAGTTCGGGAGATGCGATCATGAACGGACTTGCGGTTATGATAAACGACCTACCGGCAAGGATGTAGGTGACAAAGATCTTTGGATTTCGGGAAATAAGTGTATAAGAGCTTATCGTCCTCCTGTAAATCCTGACGTTGTAAATTACATACCTTTTAGCGAGTTTGAGAGGACTGTAGTTCCAGATGATAGAAATACTGTATTTAGGTTTTTATCGTCTCTATGGGGAAAAGAAAGGGTATCTGACGTGTTTAGAAGATATCATGTCGGAACAATGGACTTATGGGGATGGAAAGGGTGTTGTATATTCTGGCAGATAGATAAAGATTTTGTATGTAGAACCGGCAAGATCATGGACTTTTATATAAAAACCGACGGCCAGGGGAATGAGATTGATGTAAAAAGAGTGAAGGAAAAAGACGGTGACAATGAGCGGCCTCATGTTATGTTTTATCACTCGTTGCATGCAAGAGACTTCTTGTTTAGACAATGCCTGTTCGGAGAGCATCTTCTAAGCCAGTATCCGGATAAGGTGGTTAATCTGGTGGAATCAGAAAAGACGGCTATTATATGCGCTGTGAATAAACCAGATGAGTTATTTGTAGCTACCGGTGGGTTGCAGAATCTAAGGCCGGAAGTGATAGATGTCTTAAAAGATAGAAAGACTGTAGCTTTTCCGGACAAAGGACAAGCATTTGAGACATGGAGTAAAAAGATAGATGGGATGATGATGAAGTCAAGGATAAAAGTATCGGACTATCTTCAAAATGTTGAAAATGTAGGAGACGGAGATGATGTGGCAGATTTGATAATCAATAACAAGGTAAAAGAAAAACAGTATGAGCCTGGACGTTTATATTAAAAGTAAGAAGAAAGAAGAGGATCGTGAATGGGTTGCGAACATCACCCACAACATGAACAAGATGGCACAAAGAATATTCGTATCAGAAAATAAAGAAACGCTGTACGATTATGTTTGGAGACCAGAAGAATTGGGTAGGGAAATAGATACCAATGAGATGAAGAATGTACTTACAAAAGGTATATGTATTATGATCTCCAAGAGAAAAAGTCTTTTGAAATACGAGCCAGAAAATGGATGGGGGTCTTATGATTCATTTCTTAAGTTTCTTATCAAATACAAAGAGGCGTGTGAAGATCATCCGGGTTATATAATTGAAGCAAGTAGATAACAACATGGAAAATTATAAAAATACTTTAAATGAGGTAGTGGTGATCGAATCGTCACCAGAAACGTATTTTGTTTACGCTATTCGTAATGCTATTCGTATCTCTAAATGTGCGTATCCGACAGCCAAGAAAGTAATTTTCAAAAGAGAGGACGTAGAGGTAGAGATCTCGGAAATGGAAACTGAAAACAGTTTGTATGAAAAGTTTAAAGAAAAACAAAAGAATAGGGTATGGAACTTAATGAGCGCCAACAACGGGTTTTAAGAGGCGAAATTTGTCCTTATTGCGGAAGAGAGACTGAGCTGGTAAATGCCGATAAAATATATAGCAGAAAAGGCTTAGGGATGGTTATGATGTGTAAACCATGCAACGCTTATGTCGGTGTTCATGAATCAGGGCCGAATAAGGGAAAAGCTAAAGGCCGGCTTGCGGGGCCATCACTGAGATCTCTTAAGATAAGAGTCCATGCCGAACTTGACAGACTATGGTCTACGCCGGAGGAACGGGAAAGGATGTATAAAGATTTATCTGAATTTCTCTCTATACCGGAAGAATACACACATATAGGTATGTTTGGCGAGAAGACGATGGGAAAAGTATTTCAATTCTGTCATGTAAACAAAGAGCGATCAGGTTCGAGAATAGAATGGCATAAACCTGGAGATAAGTGCCCTAATAAAAACAATCAAATAGTGTCAGGAAGTAGCGCATGTAGAGGATGTCCTGAGTATCTCCATGATGAGAAAGACGGGTATGTCTGGTGTGATCCTGATATGAGTTACGGCAGGTTGAAATAGGGCGAGAATTGCCTATCTTTGTGCTATTATCAATCAAAAAAAATGTAAGAAGATGGGCAGATCAACAGAGTACTACAGGACTCATCCCGAAGCCAGGAAGAAAAAGGCTAAAAAAGACAAGGAGATAAATGCCAGACCGGAACAGAAAGCCAAACGCCGGGAGCTTGGTCGTAAAAACTACGAAACGGACAAGAAGAAGGGCAAGGGCTGGAGGAAAGGCAAGGATTGTTCTCATACCAAGAACGGTCTTAAGTATAAATCAGTAAAAGCTAATAGGGGATCCAAGTCGGATACGAAAGGTGACAAAAATGCAAGAGGAGATAGCAAATAGGATAGATATAAGAAGGATATTCAAGACCTCTAAACAAGTTATGGAAGAGGCGTATGAGAATATCTTGAAATACAGGCGGGGAGAGCTTATCCCCGCTAAAACCGGATACGATTATATTGATGAGGCTTTGCTTGGAGGTATTTTCCCTCAGCATGCTATTGCCATAGGAGCCCGGCCATCTGTAGGTAAATCGTATGTGGCCCAAAAGATATTGGAAAATGTGATGAATCCGATGATCAACCCGCAAGCAGAAGATTATTTTCTTGTTAATTGCGAGTTCGAAATGAATCCTCAAGATCTTCTTCTTCGTAGAATGAGCCAGGATATGAAAAAGAGGGCTCCTGAAATATTAAGAAGGCAAGATTCTAATACGGTAGAAGAGATGAGGATGTTTGAAATCCTTCAAGGTGAAATCAGAAATAACATAATATACATCGATGCTCCGTGTACGGTAAAAGAGTTTGAGGCGGCTGTGTATCATATAGCTACCAAACACAAAGATAAACGTCTTATAATATTTAAAGTCGATCATATTGCTTTGATAAAAAGAATGGGGTTAGATTCTAAGTCGGCTATAGATGATTTGGTGGCGGTTATGAACGAAGCTAAATTAGTATATAAAAACATATTTTTCCTCATCATATCCCAATTCAACAGAGAGATAGAAGGAAGGATAAAAAGCCCACAAGAGCAGCCTCCGCGTCTTTCTGATTTTTACCAGTCTGATACGCTGGGTCAGTTATGTACGTTAATGATAGGTTTGCACAATCCTCGTAGGTACGGGCTGGATAAGTATATGATATTTGGGAAAGATTGGTATCAGACTCTTGATAGGTTTAAAACTGAAAACAAAACATCATTCAGGACAGCCGGACTGGTGTTTCATCATATACTGAAGGTAAGGCAAGTTAGTATGGAAGAGCTTACTAATACAATCCACCCGGAGATCCTGCCAGGGCATGGATGGATGTACGGGGAGGGCGGGACGAAGTTCGTGAACCCCAACCAGCCGCCGACTCCGCCCAAGCTCTATACCGTGGAAGACGTTACAGACAATCAGGAACAAGAACAAGAGACAAAGGAAGAACAGTCATTGTATTAAAAAAAAATAAGAACCATGAGACTAACAGTAGAAGAAAACGAATACCTGATAAGTAAGTTCCTTTTGGTTCTTACTGAGTTTGCAGGGGATAAAAGAGAGATGTTTTTAATCAACTCCATACATGATAAGGCGGTGGCGGATATGAATTATCGTCTTCCGTCTTTAATAAGCAGAGAACGTAAAAGACGAGTTATTGAGCTCCTTAAAGAAGGAACCAGAATAATCAAGGACTTTTCTGGTTATGCAGGTGATATGGGTATGATTAACGAATACGATCGTCTAAAGAAAGAAATAGGAACCGTCCAAGACCAGCTTGGTGACGTAGAAGGTCAACTTCGGGCAGCAGGAGAAGTTATTAAAAAAGAACTTGATATGATTGCTGACCGAATAAAAGAAGATCTTCTTGACCGGGAGCTGGCTAAGAGTAATGCCGAAGCTGAAAGAAAAGCCAAAGTAGATCCGAGATATGAAGTAGCTTTAGGTGATTATAAGGAGATGCTGGAAGTGATTTTTACAACCAGAAACAAGTATTCTACGGTAGATTCTGTACATGATGATCTTCGTCAGTCGGTATCTACTGGTAGAAATTCGATTATTAAAGAAGGGTACAACAGTTAAAAACAAGGAGGGAATATGGAAAAGAAGGAATTTAAAGTAGGAGAAGTGTTTGATGCCGGACTTGTAAGATTAAAATGCGTGGAAGCTACGGCACCGGATTCAGGATGTGAAGGATGTATATTTAATTACTTTACATGCGGGGCAGTGGATGTGATTGCAGGTCCGTGTAATCACGCAGAGAGAGAGGATAATAGGGATGTTATTTTTATTAAAGCTGATTAGGCATGTACATCAATTTCAGACAACTTGCAGCATCAGACATGACGCCTAATGACCTTGCCAATCTTCTTGCCATAAGACAGAAGGACACGGTTATGATCGAAGCCATGCCAGAAGAAGATGCTGGGAGATATATAGAGCTTGGCTTGGTTGAGAAATTAAAATCAGGCGTGATGAGATTAACCAACAAAGGAACGTCTTTTGTGAATTATATAGAGACACCGGAAATGACAGACGAGGTTCTGGAAACGTTGAAGATTATGATAGGGATGTACGAATCATATTCAAAAGACATAGGTGTCAGCAGAAAAGAAGCGGAATCCAGATTGTGTTGGTTTATGGGTAATACTTCATTTAAGAAAGAGGTCATACTTCAGGTAACAGAATCTTATATAGCAGAGTCAGGAGATTACACAATGAGCTTATGTAACTTCATATGGAAACCGCCTTCTCAGGCTTTTTCAGTCCATATGAACCTTAAAAATTCAAAGCTCTTTGACTTAATAGCTGAAAAATTTAAGATCGCTACCGAGCCTTATTTGGAGTCTAAGAAGAATAAGGAAATGGATTGGTTGTTTGCCGTATCTAAATTGCCTACGCCGCCGGCTAAAGGCAATCCGGATTATTTGTTTACCGGAAGTTCTGAAACAGACAAAGAGAGATTGAAAAACATAAAAACATACTTATTTAACAAAATTAGAAAGCAATGGAAAAAGTAGAAATCAGAAAGATTATAGAGGATATAATTATTACTCAGTTTCTTAATTCGGAAATGGATATAGTTCATGAAGAAGATGTGACGTTTAAAGAACTTGGATTAGATTCTCTTGATCAAATTGAACTGGAAATGATGGTGGAACAAAAATTCAATATTGTTATTATTGATTATGATATGGAGACCATCAAAGATATGACTGATCTTGTTTACAAAATAATAACAGAAGGATATGGGAAGTGACATAATTTTATGCATGGCTTTAATAGCGTCATTTGCTTTTGTTATACAGTTTTTGTTGTCGATATTAGGATCTGATCTGGATACGGATATTGACATTGACAGTGCTTCTGATTTAAGCATGTCTTTGTCGGACATCATATCATTCAAGGGCATAACACATTTTATTCTTGGATATAGCTGGACCACATACTTTTCGGGTTCCCATTTAGTAGGGGTTGTGATAGGGTCGTTTTTCTTTATCGTTTTGTTTTACGTATATAAGTTACTTCTTAAGTTAAAGCAAGAAATGGTGTACGAATGTCCGGAAGATTTAAATGGCAGAGAAGTGGAGATAGTGTTTAGATCAGGGAAGAATCATTATATGGTAAATATTTCGAAAAATGGAAGACAAGAGCAAATGAGAGTAAGATGCTTGTCTGGGAAAACCTACAAAAACGGCGACAAGGCGAATATAAAATATGAAGAAGGAGAATTAAGTATCTAATTCTTTTTATCAACAATTAAATTTTAAAAGTTATGACAACAATCATGTACGTGTCAGCTATCTTAGCTGTAGTGATTATTTTGACAATCATCGGAGTCTTATCAAGGTATCGTAGATGTAAGCCTAATCAGGTCTTGGTCGTTTATGGTAAGACAGGTGGGGAAAAGAAATCGGCGAAATTATATCATGGTGGAGCGGCATTTGTCTTGCCTATTATTCAAAGCTATGATGTTTTGTCAATGGAGCCTATGCAAATAGATTGCAAGCTTACCGGTGCTTTGTCATCTCAGAATATTAGAGTAGATGTACCTACGACTATTACAGTAGCTATCAGTACAAATCCAGAAATCATGCAAAATGCGGCAGAAAGACTTTTGGGGATGGATACCGAATCTACTGAAAATCTTATTACGGACATCGTTTACGGTCAGATGCGTTTGATTATTGCTGAAATGACAATCGAAAAACTTAATTCTGACAGGGATGAGTTTTTGGATAAGGCAAGAAAGAACATTGATAACGAACTTAACAAGTTAGGTCTTTACCTCCTGAACATCAACATCAGTGACATCAGAGACGAAGCCGGTTATATTATGAACCTTGGTAAGGAAGCTGAAAGTAGGGCTCTGAACGAGGCACAGGCTAATATTGAAGAACAGGAGAAGCTGGGTGCTATTAAGATTGCTGTACAGCAGAAGGAGAAAGAAACAGCTGTGGCTAATACCAAAAAAGAACAAGAGATTCAAATTGCTTGTACTGAAAAAGAAAAGGAAACGATAGTAGCTGAAACGAAGAAAGAAAAAGAAATAGCCTTGGCTTTAACCGATAAAGAGAAACAGATCGGCGTAGCTCAAGCAGATAGAGACAGGGCTGCGGTTATCGCAAAAACTTTAACCGACAAGGAATCGGCGATTGTAAGATCTAAGGCAGAACTTGAAGTAAATAAAGCCGAGGCTGAAAGGATGGAAGAAGTCGGAAAAAATAAGGCTGAAGCTGACAAGGAAGCAGCTATAGCAATACAAGACTCTGAAGCTCAGATTAAGAAGGCTGAGGCTGAGAAAAATGCGTCTATAGGATACAACAATGCCCAGAAGGAGGTTGCTGTATCGGTATCAGAATTACAGATCATCAAAGCTCAATCAGAGAAGAAGGCCGGAGAAGAAAAAGTTAAATCGGAAGCGGCTGTAAAAACGGCAAAAGAACTTGCTGATAAAGAAGTGGAAGAAGCTAAGGCTAAGAAAGTTCAGGCTGCGCTTAAGGCTGAAAAGATTGTGCCGGCTGAAACCCAGAAGGAAGAGGCTATCTTGCAAGCTGATGCTGAGGCAGAGAAGATCAAACGCCGGGCTGAGGCAGAGGCAGCAGCACATTTGGCAAAAGCTGAGGCAGAGGCAAAAGCTATTCAGATGAAGCTGGAGGCAGAAGCCGAAGGTAAGAAAAAGTCGTTAATGGCAGAAGCCGACGGATTTAAGGCTATGGTGGAAGCGGCAGAATCCAATCCTCAGATAGCCATCCAGTACAAGATGGTTAATCAGTGGAAAGAAATTGCTGGAGAACAGGTTAAGGCATTTGAGCACATTAACCTCGGAAATATCACGGTATTTGACGGCGGTCAGAACAGTACCGGTAATTTCCTTAACAATGTTGTTAAGACCGTCGCTCCGGCATTGGGAGTCATTGATCAGCTTCCGATTGCAGATACTTTAAAGAAGCTAAAAGGAGATGACAAAAAATAAATACAATGGCCCAAGGTTACACTTGGGCCTAATTGAAGAAATAAAAGCAGCATTCATAGATTTCCTGCCGGCAGGAACAGTGCTTTACTAATTACGATATTTTTAACATGGATTTTGGACAAGATTTAGAACCAGAAGAACTGACCAATCATTATGATCAGTGTTATAACCCCAAATAGTATTAAACCAATATAATTCTATTATAAAAGTTTAATACATCTCTTTAAGAGATCGGGTTATTAGCCTAAGCCTTGAAACAAAGGCTACGTTATTTAAGAATAGATAGTTACCTACGGATGTTTGCCCAAGTCTGTAGCTCTAAGGTAAGTGATTAAACAGTTCTGGTATTCAGGAACAGTGTTGCTTATTCAAAACCTCAAATAACATTGGCGATGGGTACTTACAGGAGAAATCCTGACTTATCCCTAACGGGATTTACATCTACCAAGGAGACCGAAAGGTCTCCGAGGGGATGTATTAAAACATACGAATAGCTTTAAATATATTTAATAGAATATGGGATATGGAATTGATTTTGAAACAGAAGAAGAGGAGGATGAAGAGTATGACTGACGAGGAATTTGTATTGGATAATAAGAAAAAGGTTGTTGTAAGAAAAAGAATATCTTATTTAAACAAAGGTGATAAAGTATGGATCGTGTCTTCCGACGGGTATCTGCTACACACGGACGTAGTTAGAGCCGAACGGGGCCGATCTTATGTGGATATAGACGGGATACTGTATTGGAAACGAGGATTGGATGGTAAACATCGTAATCGTAATAACTACATGCAGTTTGCCATGACACCAGAAGACGGTAAGAAGTATGTCGTATATTACCCGGAAGGATTTAAAGACGATAGCTTATGATGGTCCCAGAAACGCATTTGCTATATAAGGAGTTTAATGGCGTGAAACGTCTTGCCATATCTTATTCCCAGATAGATACGTTTCTTACTTGTCCAATGAAATGGTATAAGACTTACGTAGAGGGTAAAAGGTCTACAGAAAAACAAGAAGCTACGTCTTATGGTACGGTTATCCATAAGACACTGGAATACTTCTTCAAAAACGGAAGACAGCCTTCTGGTAAAGACCTTGGAGAAGCAATAAGTTACTATGCTTACCAAGAAGACATACCTTGGCAATCACCGGAAAATATGATGATAGCCATGAAACAATCTGGGGAGCTTCTTGCTTGGATTGTGGATCTGTTTAAAAAAGACGGGAATGGGTTTATGATAGCTGATAGTGATCTTAATCCCTGTGAGAAACTTATCAGGCACGGCGCCATAGTTGGAGTCGAAGAAGATTTTGTGCTGCCGTACCGTCTTCCTAAGCCTGTTGATATAAATGGAGTAATTCATACTCATGTGTACATAGTAGGATCGGTAGACCTTCATCTGGCTATAAAGAGCAAGAACGTAGTTCACCATTATGTCATAGATTGGAAATCAGGGAATAAGGTTTTTGATTCTAAGAAACTGGAGACAAATTTACAACATCCTATATATTCGTTTTACATCTATAGAAAATATGGTGGGGTTCTACCAGATATGAACATCTATTTCTTTACCAGGACCAGGCAGTACCAAAAGGTTAAAGTAGATGAAGATCGTAAAACAAAATCTATAGAGATGCTAAATAACACTTTATCCAAAATGTATGATTTTGAAGATAATAGTGTAAAAACATTTCAGGCATACATCCAGGGAGTAGAAGGAGCCAGGTATAGCAAGCGGCGTGCCACTCTAAGCCAGCCTGTTCCGCAAAACAAGCTACCCTGCCCGTCGGCACTGTGTTATTATTGTGACTTTGGATTACATAACAAAAACGAATGCCCTTTCTCTTCGGATTGGGATCCGTCTAAAAAGATAAAGCGATGAAATACGAGGACGTTCAAAAGTTAAGAACAAAATACCGGCAAGATCCGGAAGTTATAAACGTAGAATACATGAGAGACGTTGCTGTAAGATCCGGGAATTTTAAGAAAGCATTTGAGCTTCAGGAAAGACTGGAGAATATATGGTTTAACTACTTAAAGGGAGTCCAATGAAAGAAGATCTAATATGTGGAGTAGCGATCCTTTTGTATTTAGTTTTATTATACTTGCTCACGACAACTTTCATAAAAACATGTAGAGCAGTAGATCGTTATAAGATGAAGAAGAAAACTGACAAAATCAAAGTAGGTCAAAGATACGAACATAAGAACTACTTTGAGGATCCATTTGAAAGAGGCAAGCATGTGATTAAGATATTAGACATAAAAGAAGGGTACGCTCTATATGAGTACGAAGAAAAACTATATATACGTTCTTCTGTGAGTCTTGAAGATATTGTTAAAAAATATATTTTAATTACTGATATAGAATAAGGGGTTATGGAAAAGAAAGTCACAATCAAAGAAGGGATGGGTATTTTTTACAAAAATGCAGGAAAAGGTATATGGGTCTATATTGGACTTTTTGGAAATAAAGTGCTATCCATTTTAAAAAACAAAGGTGTTATTGCATGCGAAAACGATGCTGAATATTGCGTGTTGATGGATGGAGAAGATCATTTTATAAGTATAGCAAAAGACATGAGTCACGACTATTGTTGTGAGTACGTTGTAGAAAGAGCAGAAGCCTACAGAGACTACCCATCCAAAGGTGCTACATGCAGTGTATGCCTGTTTGAAGATAATGAGAATAAAGCAAGGGAGATGTTGAAAGAGGCGATAATAGAACTTTCAAAAAATAATATAATAGATTGTGATGGGCTTTGAACTTAGACCTTACCAGAAAGAGGCAGTAGATGCCGGGCTTAAGTTTCTTACAGGAAGATCTGAGAAGCCTGGCATAATCGTAGCTCCATGCGGATGTGGAAAGAGCCTTCTGATATCCAAGATAGCACATGAAATAAATAGACCGACATTAGTATTACAGCCCTCAAAAGAGATTCTGGAGCAGAATTATGCAAAAGCCGTATCATTCGGTTCTAAACCTACTATATATTCTGCTTCATGTGGTATAAAGGAGCTGTCGGCTATGACTTATGCAACATTAAAGAGCATAAAGAAAGATGTAGCGAGGTTGAAGGATATAGGGATAGATACCTTATTGATAGACGAATGTCATTCAGGATATTCTCCTGAGGAAGGTTCTGAATTTATGGAGTTTATGAGCGAGTTTCCAGAGGCGAAGGTGCTGGGCTTCACCGCCACCCCCTGCCGCCTCCGAACCTACAGTTCCATGCTGGAAGGAAACTATAGCAAGCTCAATATGCTGACGAAAGACGAGCATAATTTCTTCAAGAAAATAGTTCATGTGACTCAAATACAAGAACTAACCTCTCAAGGGTTTTGGTGTCCACTTAAGTACGAACGATGGTCGTTTGATGAATCGGCTCTGATGTTAAACAGTACCGGAGCTGAATACACCAACGAATCTATTAAAGAAAGTATTGTAAGAAATGGCTTAAACAACTCTATCTACAAGCGCCTTCTTCAACTTATGAACGAACGTAAAGCCATTTTGGTTTGCATGGATTCTATCGAATCATGTAATAGAATATCAGAGTTTATGAATGCCAAGATGGGAGCCATAACCGGTGTCGTAACATCGCTAACAACCAAAAAGAAAAGAGAACAAATTATATCAGATTTCAAAGAAGGTAAGTTGAAGGTGGTTTTTAATTATTCAACGCTTGCTACCGGATTTGATTTTCCTGAACTTGATTGTGTGATGTTTGGTCGACCGACTTTCTCATATTCAACGTATTACCAAATATTAGGCCGCGCCGTCCGCATCCATCCTGACAAGAAAGAGGCACTGATAGTTGATTGCTGCGACAACATGAGGCGTTTCGGTCGGATAGAAGACTTGACAATCGAGCAATTCCCTTCTAAGGGCTGGTGTATGTTTGCCGGAGATCAACTTCTGTCCAATATAAGGATGGGTGATATTATTACCAAAGACGAGATCCTTCGCCGGGCAGCCTCGCTTAAATCTGTGAACGGAGATGGTAGGAGAGAAGACGATCTTGACAGTATAATAATGTGGTTTGGAAAATATGAAGGAATTAGATTCAAGGACATACCAGTGTCGTATTTTAGGTTTTTGGCTGAGAATATGGCGGTAAAACCGGGAGATAGGAAAGAAAAGATTGTAGAATATTATAATAGGATAAAAGCATGAACAACAAGAGAAGAAAGAAAATATCAGATGTTATTAACAATGTAAATAAGTATAAAACAGATTTTGAATACATCAAATCAAAGTTATCGGAGTTGAAGGACAATATAAATTCAGCCAAGGATGATGTTGATATGATTTTAGACGAAGAGACTGAGGCGAGAGATAATATACCTGAATCGTTACAAGACTCAGAAAGATATTGGGAATCAGATCAGGCTGTAACTTATATGGAGGAGGTGGTTAATGACATGGAAGGTATTATAAATGATTTAGATGATGTGATTTCAACCATAGATGGGAGCATTAAAACTATAAATGGTTCTATTAAAGTAAATTTGGAAGGAATAATATAAATGGAAACAAATGAATTAAGGGAAATACTTAAATTGTATGGTCTTCAACATGATGTTGTTATCAACAAGAGTTCAAGAAGGTATTCTATTATCTTAGATAATAACATAATAGGAACCAATCACGACAAAGAGAGGGTGGTTGTGTTCCGTTCTATACCGGAAGGGAAAAACACATTCTGCATGGAGCGAGATAGGTTCTACACGGAGTTTGAAGAAGCTTTTGATGACGATAAAGCCATAGAAGCCGTAAGACAATATTTTGAAAACAATAAAACAGAAAGTCATGAACGAAAACGAAGTATTTAGATTAAAGGGCAGAATAGCTATATCCAACCTATCACGTGAGGACAAGGATATGATAAATAGCATCCTTGATGGTATCAACAAAAAGGATGAAGAGGAAAAAGGATATGTCTATACCGTGAGAGTAAAACTAAACAACGGAAAGGTTGTATATGCTACTTTATTTTTTAAAAGCAAGACCGGTCCTACATTTGAAGACTTAAAGAGGGAGCTTGATGATGTGGGAGTTAAAAATGACGATTATAGCAATAACGGCACAATCATCATTAACCGCATTGTTATGAGCGGAGAAGAATTTGATCGCTTTATAGGCGAAGAATAAAATAATGGGCTATATTATTATACTAATTGATTAAAACAACGATAAAACGATGGAAAAGATGGACAATAATACTAAAAACATCCTTTATCCAAAAGGATCTATTTTTCGTACATTGAAAGATGATAAAATAGATAAAAGTACTATAATGTACAAAGGATCTATAGTAGTTGCAGTAACAAATATAAAAGAAAATGACAAGTTTGCTGAAGTTTGTTACAATGGAAACACAATTATTATAGAAACAGATATTATGGAACTTGTTCTTGTAGGAGATCCAGAAAAAAGTACTTCAATAAAATCAGTGAAAAATGACATCATTGACGACAAACTACGATGGGATTTGCTTCCGATGGAAGAGATTGAGGACATTGTAAAAGTCTATCATGCCGGAGCCAAGAAATATGGGCCTAATAATTGGCAGAATCTTGACAATGGCTTTGAACGGTATCGTGCGGCGGCTGCCAGGCATATAATGGCATACCTGAAAGGAGAGAGAACGGATAAAGAGACGAACGTGCACCATTTAGCTGCGGCTGCATGGAATGTGATAACTATGTTGTGGTATGATAAACACGGAAAAGGATTAATACCATTAAATAAGGAGGAAAAGAAATGACAAAAAAACAAATGATTCAACTGTTAGACGACGAGCTTGATGCAATAAACAAACATAGAAGTAATATTGAAAGAATTAAAAAGGAATATTTCGATTCTGTTTATGGGTTAAAGAATGGAGATAAAGTGAGTGTTCTTTACAAACGTTCGAAAGAGCCTCTTGTTGATTTCTTTAAGAACGTGCAAATCACAAATACTGGAACAGTTATATTTACAATCCAGAAAGCTAATAAAGAAGGAAGACCTGGAAGAGGATCTTATTTGGTGTATGAAGACGATTTGAGCGAAATCAAAAAAGTAGAATAACATGATTAGAGCAAGATTTTACATTAGAAAGGATGACTGTGACAATGATTACCGTCCAGTCAAATGGCCTATAAAATATCCATATTGGTGTAGTGCAGAATCCAGTAATTCATTTGTATTGGTGGCGTATGCTGAAGATGAAGACAGCATAAAAGAACTGTGGCCGGAGGCGTATGATATTAATGTCTTAGAAAAAGATACCGAGATTAGATTCACATTAAGATTTCCTAAACCAGAATGGTATGAATTGTACGAAAGGGAATTAGAAGAATGTGATAGGTTTATATGGATTACAGATGCGTGCATGAGAGACGGTGTAATAAGAAAAGTAAAAGCTAAAATAGAAGAGTATGGTGGTCTTTTGTTAGCCGACATTCCTGATAGGATCACTCCTTATGAAATAGGAAGGGATGCTTTTGAGAGCAAAGAAGAAGCTTTAAAACATGCAGAGAAACGGAGAACGTACCTGATCGAATTGACTAAGAAACAATTGAATGAACTTGAAAATCTAAAATTTAAATGCGATGATTAACTACGCGGCAAAAGCCAGAAAAGCTTATTTGATAAACAATTTCGATAAGATTCTTAACAGCCTCAACACGCTTCATTCGACGGTTGAAACCATGACGTTGTTCGTAAACGACCAGGCTTATAATTACATTCTTAAGCTGAAGGAAGTGATTAAGGGTGGTCCTATGTACAAACATAATGTCAAACGATTTTTGAATGATATGGACAAAGAGATAAAGAGGTACAATGCTTCTATCTACTACATAAATAAAGAGCGTAGTGGGGTTATAGCTGATATAACACAAGCGATGGAAGATTGCCTCATGCCATACATAGACGACCTGGCCGGCGCTATAAGGGCAGCCGTGTGGTCGAGGGGTGTGTCCGAGGAGCGGACGGAAGCGGCGGTACTGTCCCTAATCGTATCCTCCTTGGCTACGACATCAGGCAGACTTATCTCAGGTGGATATCAGATCATGAAAAAAATGGGTGGAGGTCAAGGTGGTAATCCATTTACGTTTATGAGCATTGATAAGATAAGACACTTATCTACATCATTGTCTGATGCTATTACCGGTGGAGAAATAGCTCCTGAAGAAAAAGAAGCCAATAACATAACTAAGGCAATGGATGTTTTTATTGAGAAAATGTCTGATTCGGATATTGTCGATAAGGTGATCAGCATACTCGAAGAGGCAGAATCTAAAAATAAGGAGGAGCGATCGTGAATTATTTGGATGGGTATGTAGAAGAGATTCTTTCCGAGCCGTACTATGATGATTACGGTTCTGGTATTTTTAGGTGGTGGGTGAAAGTGTCTTACATTTGCGAAGGCATAGGAGCTGTCACTACCTTAATGTTTGATACGAGAGAAGAAGCAGAGGCAGTAAAACCAGGTTACAAATTTTTATGTTGAAAATAATATGAAGTATTTTGTTTTATTGATGGCACTTGTGTTATCATCATGTTCGCATGATGATAGTCGGGTTAATAACGGATGGGTTATATATGATCTACGTCCTTTAGAAGATGGATGTATAATGTATTATGGTGAAGACGAAGGAATTTCAATATTTTATAATAATAGGCTTATAAAATTCGTTGGATACCAAGGGGAATACAATATAGGAGATTCTATTAAAATCGTAAAAGTAAAATAATATGGAAAAGAATTTAAAACCTGTATGTCCAAAATGTGGCACCCCTCACCAGCCTCATTCTCCGCACACGATGGATGCAGATGGATTTGAAAGGAGTGAGATAAGAACTGTCATGAAAGACAGGGGATGGTGCTACGAATGCTCTTTTGGCAAAATATGTACGACAAGCACAAAGACGATCCAGGATGGGTTAGGATAGACGGTGAAAGCTGGGTGCTTAAGCCTATGGTAGAAAACGTACCAAGAGGATGGAATAGCCTTGGATGTGGCGGAAGAAAAATGTATGTCAATATCGAAGGAAAAGGCATTGTTGTATCAAATAACTGCTGGTGCCAAGGTGATGTTTCGGACGCATTCAAGGATCTGATGCCTGATAATGCTACTTGGGCTACGAAGGAGGAATTTGACAAAGCTCCTGTAGTCGGACATATCATAGAAGGTATTGGTTTAGTTTTCACAGATAGGGGAGATCATGAAGTTAATGCTTAGAAACTTAGGTGATTATATACCAATTTACACCAGTACATTTTGACGCTTCACCGTTCCTACCAACGTAGGCAACTCCACGTCCCCTTCCCGGTTCACCACCGGTGTCTTGTTAATATTTTCTTGGGTTAGAAGATTCTGTTTTTCTAACCCAAATCTTTTAATGTTATTCGCTGCAAGTAAATCACGATCATTGACGGCGCCACATTCAGGACAAGTCCAAATACGATCCGATAATTTAAGATCACGATGAATATACCCACATCCGCACATCTTAGAACTTGGCTCGAATCTTCCGATCCGAATTAAATTAACACCGCGCCAATCTGATTTATATTGCAGCATCCTAAAGAACTCGCTCCATGATGCAGAAGCAATTCTCTTAGCAAGGCAATGATTTTTTTAACATGCCTCCTACATTAAGATCTTCGATGATAATAGTTTGGTTCTCACTTATATTCCTCTTAGAATAGTTGAAAGGAAATTAACTAATGGAGAGGTAGAATATTGGTGCCAATATCAAAACATTTTTGGGAAATGGAAAAACAGGATAAAATACGATATGTTTGGCATGGTGTGTTGAGGCTGTTTTTTTTATTCATTCGAAGATGCGTATGAATTTAATTATGGTAAGAACAAAGAAGAAAAGGTAAAGGTAGTGGACTCTTGTTACAAGAAAAGATGGTAACTACAACAGTCCCCAACCATACAATAGGCGTACGGTTGGGGACTGTTGTCATATCGTAAAATTAAGTGTTTTTTTTAATATCAGATATTCAGTATGAACTTTACTTCCGCCATCATCTATCAAGTCCAAATTAATATAAGCTGTATATGATACATGATGATCACCAGAAGCAAGACGTTTCATTTCTGATAAGAACATAGAATTTAAACCTTGGCCAGACCATGATTCTGGATATGGCAAAGGTGTAAAGTCGGCATCTGTACATCTTATAGTCCAAGTAAGATTAGGATCTGCCCTAACTATTCTATCATGAGGTCCATCAATTACAAGGTCTGGCATCTCATATTGGTAACTATCATAATTAAGGACAATAGGATCACCAAAGTTTACACCGTATATAGCAGCAGGTGGAGTAAAGCTTGTTATTAAAAAGGTTCTATTAATCCTATTGGTTGTTCTTAGCGTAAACCCATCAGGTGCTATCACACTTACTCTAAATCCATAATAAGGAGAGGTTGTTAAAGCAATAGCAAGAGCTACCGAATCCTGTTCAAGCAATTCCTCTGTCGTATCAACCCTATTATCGATCTCTTGCCTATCTTCCATTGGAACACCGCCTTGGACACTTATGGAATCCAACCGTTCTTTTTTAGACAGAAAGATAAATTGCCCGCCCTGTGGAATGGTGCCTACTTTCTTTCCTTCTACGATTACCCCCCCCCTATACAGTTACTAACTATTTTATACTCATATAGTTTAGCATTATTTTCAAATCTTCTTCTCATAATTTCATAAAATTAATTCAGTAAAAGGACGGACATAACGTGAACTACCCCTTGAACCTGTATCCAAATGATCTCCTTGGATGTTTATATCATAATACCACGAATAGGTAAATTGTGTAGATTGAGTGGATGTCCACATTTTATTACTCATTATCGTACCTCCTACCATTAAAAGGCATTCGTTTATTTCATTCGCATACAATGATATCAAAAAAAACTCTCCGGCGCCACCTACATATCCATTTTGACCATTTTTAAATAAATAGCTATTAGCTTTATTAAAAGCGTAATCTGTATTACTGGTATCATATTCAAGATACGCATTCTGATTTTCACGCCCCCAATAATCCTTTTTAATAGTTCCCATATGAGAACTATCTTGTGCAAATATATTGTCTATTTTTCCATCCTTACCCCAACGAAATGTGCCAATATATTCGGTGGCTATAACAAAACACACTTTATCTACAAGAGCTATTCCATTGCATAGATCATTGGAATATCCTCTATTAGACCAATTTTCTTTTGTATATAATCCTCCATCTACATGTTGGATGTATATGCCTTTATTGATTATAAGCGAGGGATTTACCCCCATCCCTATTTGAAATCTTCGTCTCATGATTTTTGTTTGCAAGATAGCAATAATTGACAACATAAAAGAAACCGGTTCCCTATCATCTCTGACTGAGAACCGGTAAGAAAACAATTTCAGAAAAAATTAAACCTACATAATCTTTCAAGTAAGAACAAAAAACGTACAATCTACTCTTTGACGATGCTAATATAACATATTGGAATCATACAAAAACAATGCAAGTCCGATATTCTTCGTCTACTTGTAGCTAACATCATCGTCCCCTTCCGAATCAGGAGTAGCGCCGATGAAGAACATCATTGACTTGTTGTTCGTCTGCTGCCACCAATTATAGGCGCGCGCTACGTCTTCCGGCGTCTTGATATTATACCATTGTTTGATAAACGTCTGTTTGGCGAGTTGCCTAAATAACTTAGACTCTCCCTTGTATGTACCGGATGTTACTTTATCAAGTGAATAATTCCTAAGATCGGTAAGATCCTTCAGCTTCCGTCCCATAACAAACGGGTCGTTAATGATATCTACAACGTTAAGCTCCATAATAAACGGCATCTGTGAAGCTATTTCGTTTATGGTTCTGAATCCTACATAGGATCCGAATTGAGTAAGCCAACTTTCTTCGTTTTCATCATCATCACGCCATCCGGCAAGAAGCATAGATACGGCTTGCATGATAAGAAACGTGCCGGCATAGACACTGAGACGTTTGAGATTGGTTTTCTCTACCTCATTCATATTGTCTTTATTTTCGTTCCAGGCATCTATGATGTTTTTCATACCAGACTCGGAAGCTAAGCTAAATGTTTTGGCTATCATATTCTTTAACGTAATTGACAACCCTTCCTCTTCTTGCATTGTCTGGAAATTGAAGCCACGTCTTTTCCACAGACGTTGAGCCGCCAGCACCAACCATCCTCGGTGGGCGGTCATGAACCTGGCTATCCAGTTGCGCGATGCGGCAGTTCGGTTTTCTTCATTCAAAGATCCGTTACATATCTGCGACAAGCTACGAACTTGATTTCTGGTTATAGCCATCTGGGTTTCAACTTCCTCAACAGTAACACCCGATCCTGGCTTTACAACCACCTTCCCATCCACGACGTCTACTATACTCCATAAAGTACGATCTTTTAATGCATTCCATTCTCTTTTTATGGTACTCTGTTCTTTATTACGTTCTTTTTCCATCTTGAAATCTTGGAACGTGTAGAACCGGCCTTTGTAATAACGAACATTGTCCATAGTAGCAATCATAACCTGCGGATCAAGAGGGTAGTTCAGGATTTCCATAAAAGCATACATAGGCGAACGCATTAAGGTCCTGGCCACTCTATTATATCCGGCACCATACATACGATTTCGGATATTGAATATCCCCATTCTCTCACCTATGACATATAATTTGCTTTTCCTATCTATGTCTCCGGTTTCTGCTATACAAGATGGAGCAAGGCGTGAAAATTCAGCCGATGCGTATTTAAGGGAGTCTTTGCTTATATACTGTCCTACGGCAGATTCCATGATGAGGTTGATATGACCTGTCAGGGCGCCGGTAGCTGCCACAAACGGGGACAGCGCCAGGTTCATGACCGACATAAATCTTTCAACGGCCATCATTATCCTGGTAAGGTCTACTGTGTATCCACCGATGTTTACCGTCAGTTTTTTGGTGTTCATCCTAATGCCATAATAATGATCGTTGAAGAAGTCCCTGAACATCTGATATGCTTGGGTTGCTTCAGCCTTCTTACCGCCTTCAAATTGTTTATTCAGTAACATCTGCTCCAGTCCTTGGGCAAGCTCTATAGACTTCTGCTTTTCGTTATATAACGATGACTGCATCATAAGCATCGAATAAGAGTAGCCAAAATCGTGAGATACATCATCTTGGTTCTCCAACTCATATATGTAGTATTTAGGTATAGACCTAAGCCTGTCTTCCGGATCATACACTTCTCCTTGCCTGGTTTTACCATATAGAGAATCGTCTACTCTGTCCAGGCACAGATCTGATACAAAATTACGAACCGTATTTTTGAAGTTAATACCCAATCCTTCTATACGTTCTATATCTTGTTTTGATATCTGTGGAATAGCATACAAATTGGGACTCTGCTCTTTGTATAGATCAAGGGATTGTCTTTTTATTTCCTTGAGTTTTTGAATCATATTCCACTGCTCTACGTTTTTAGTAGCAACTTCATTACCGTCAGCATCATACTTGATACCAAAGTCATTGAAATAAGATTCATCACGATACAGGCTTTTCTTAGGCATTCGATGACCATACCCATGATCTTTTACATAATCAGGATTACGGCCGTTATTTTCGGCTTCAGATTCAGCCACCCATGCCCTTGCAGGATCGAAAGACAGGTACGATATGTTCATGCCATAATCTTGGGTGGATGTACCGTTTTGCACGTCCTTAACCATCTGCGCCACATCTATCTCACCTCGACCTATTTTGTCGATCATAGCCGCATATCCGGTAGGCGCCATGCGTTTATAGTAGGAAAAGACCTGGCCCCTGGCAAATTCATTAACAATAGCATTAGCTTCTTCTACACCCTCTTCTCTTGTATTATTTAAAAACAAGCTGGCCATCTTAGCATTAACAGCATTCCTAAAATCTCTACCGTCTAATTCTTTGCTTATACCAAGCTTTTCTGACAGGTAGTTGGTTTCAGATACGGTAAACAGATATCGGTTATCAGCAGCCTTAAACAGCTTATCCCTTAAAGCCTGAATCCTTTTTGCTTTCTTCGCCGTAGTATGACGTTGTACGAACTTCCATTCCACTTCCTTGGAGTCAGCAAGAGCATTTAAATAAGACTGATTTACTTCGTTTTCGGCCTTACTGCTTTTAGTAAGGTACTTATCAATATCTTCAAGACCCACCATCTTAGCATAATCTATTAAGATAGCGTAATCGGCTTCAATAGCTTCAGATGCGGCCCTAAAAGCATCTCTTTCAGATGAGGTAAATGTTGCTTCGTTAATCTCTCCGATATCAGCCACATCGCGATTGTTTCCGATTATTTCCTTGATAATGGCCTTATTTTTTTCTATATCTTTCACAATCGAATCCACGTCAGTCGCATCTCTATCGCTTGTCGTAGAACTAATGATATCATGCGCCATTTTAAGATACGAAGCCTTGTTATTTGATTCGGTACGTGCCGACTGTTCTGATTCTACGTCATTCCAAAACCGATCATTAAATGACAGGTGACCTCCCAACATAAGTGTCTTCAGCGCAGCTTCTCCTCCAGACTCGCTCTGAATCGTTCTTAATTTTTGCAAAAACGATTCTGATACGGCATTAGTGGCATTATTTGATTCTTTTCTCCAAACTTCATTTATAGCTTGTATTTCTTTGGCCATCTTAAGTTGGTCGCCGGTTTTTTCCACTCTCCTGGTTCCTACATATATGTATTCTGAAGCTGCTTCTTTACGTTGTTTACGAAGCAGTCCTTCTTCTTCGTAATTGCTGCTTTTAAAATAGGCAACTTCATCAAAATTACCACCGCTATCAATAAAAGGCTGCCTCAGTATCCGTTTTTGCCTGGATAGAGCATTAAGGTATTCTTTGGTTGTTTGAGAAACTGGATGCCCTAATTCTTCTTCAGCCTTTTTGTATATGGATTCCATTCTTGTGGCATAACTTTCACTAAATTCCAGTTCCGAATTTTCAGCATCCCACTTTTCCATCTGTTCCGTATAGATCTTTTCCTGCTCGATGGTAAAAATATCGGTATTAACCCTATCAGACGATGGTTTGAATTTAGCGTTTTCAGTAACCGTATTTCCATCCTTGTCAACTACTTCTCTTTTAAATACGTAATTACGGTTATTGTCAACCACATCACCAATTTCTTCTTCTGATATCTCTATGTTCATGGCAGTCGCAAACGCTCGCATCTGCGCCAGCTTCTTATTACGATCGTATTTAGCCATATCAAGAGCACTACGAAGGTAATTAGAAGTTTTGCCGTCTACTTTCTGAAGCAGTTTTTCAAATTCAGATTTGTTAAAACCATGCTTTTTAGCATATGCCAGGAAGTCGGATATGGCGGGCTGGGCATTCACCATCGCATTGTAATTGTCTTTGGCAATCATAGCTCCAAGAGCGTTATTGAACGGGCTGGAGGAATGTTCTAATATACCGAACCACCTACTTATCCAAGAAACATCGTGTTGAACCTTGTCGAAAAATTCTTTTACTCTCTTTACCTTATCTGCCGGCACATGAAGTTCGTTCATTAACTTATCAAGCAACGTACTTTCATCAAGGTCTTGTACTGATTTAATATCAGACTGAATACCATTGATGTCGGCAATGACGGTATTGATCCTATTTGTATAATCCTGCTTTTCACGTTCATCAAATTCGGTACTTCTGTTACGGATATATCCTCGAAGATCGTTCATGATCGGAAGAACCTGATTGTTGATAATATCTACGTTCTTTCGATCATTGGTATTGAAGTGAAGCTTACCGTCTTTGGTATCACCATGAAGGATGGTGTTCACCGCATTACTTAAGTATCTGACCTGAGCTTCGGCTGTGGAGATCATGCTGTTCATGGCAGCCGCCATCTCATTCTTGTCTATTTCGGTCTCTACCTTATTTATCTTATCTTCTATGGTCTTAAGCTGAGCAAGGGTCATAGACGTAGTTACAGCCCTATCAGAGCTTATCTGACGTAAGTCTCTTAATGTTTTTCTTAGTGATCTGATCTTGGACTCAAGAAACTTGTTCTTGTTCATAGAAGAAAGGGAGTATAATGTAAAGTCATTATCCTTTAACAGAGAAGTGTCAAATCCTTTATCTATGTCAGTAATGGCAAGATCACGAATGTTTTTAATAACGTTATTCAAATCTTGTCTTTGGGTTGATAAAGCTGATTTAAGCCAGCTTACGATTCCAGAGAAAAGCTGCCGGACGCGCCCCAGGAAGGAGGTGGGCTCTACCGGAGCCTGTGCTGTGCCGGTCTGCATCTCCCTGGCGAGGATCTTTCCAAGAATTTCTCTCCTAACAGCATTATCAAGCTCAGCTCCTTCATATACCTTACCGTATGTATTATAATACTGACCTGCATACTGGTTCCACTCTTCCGTACCTTCCACATCTTGCAGAACAGCCTCAACAGCATTCTGATCTCTGTATGCCTCTACAAGGAAGTGGGCTGTTTCTTCTACTAAATCAGATAAAGTAGCATCTTCACCAACTGCTATTACGTTATTAGCAATATCCGCCAATGCCTTAGCAGAAGGTTCGTGCCCGTATTTGGCTTGGTACTTCTCTATATAGTCGGTCATACCTATGACACTAACGCCAAGCGTTTTCAGTATCTCGACAATAGAATTTCGTTGGTCACGTTCCTGCCTGCTATAATCTGATACGATCTTAGCTTTAGTATCAGCATAAAGATCGTTATCTTCTAATATGAATGAAACTACAAGCGCATCAAAATGATCGTACTTGGCGTCCAATTCATTGTATCTTCCTGACTTAAGATCGTTCTTTATCTGTTCCCTACTAACCCTTTCCGTTCCTCCGGTGGCGAGTCTCATAGTTACCTTACTGTTATCCGACGAGCTTATGGTTATCATACCTTGGTCGTTCATGGAAACATCGGAACCAAAATGATTACGGAGCTCGGTGTATGATAAGGCTGAATTGAAAAGTCTAATTTGTCCTGTATAACCTTCTCCTGTAAGATAATAGCTTCTTGTTTCAGAATCGAATATCTTAGATCCTGATAAAAGACCTTTCTTTATAAGGTAGTTAATTATCCCGCCTTTTGTTGATAAAGAAGTAGAAGCAGAAGCGGTCATGACCGGTATAAAAGACTTGGGATTATTAAGAACATACTTTCCAGCCTTGTAAGTAATGTCTGCCACTCCATCCACGGTAGATTCTTGAACGATGCCTGATAAGAATCCTATTCTGATATCATTCCCGCCAGAGCGAAGAGCTTCTCCGTAATCTTCAAATAATTGATTACGATCATTCATAAAAAACAAACGAGGTTCTCCAGTCTGATACGTTACACCCACAGGATTAGAATCTGTTTCTGGTAGCTCTTCTGGACTAAATATCTTAAGACCGTCTTTTATAACCATATAATTAACATCATTATCCTGTACCATAGATACGGGAGTGAAGTCCGAAGATATAGCATCTTGTAGATACTGCCCTGAGTCTATTCCTGGTTCTTCCGGCACGGAGATACTTGACGGAACCATAGCATCCACCAACATAATATTATCACCCAGATCTTGGCTATAAAATCCAAAGCCTGATTCTTGAATCCCATAAGGTGCATCTGATTTCGACACAAGAATAGGGTTGCTCATCTTAGAAGCCTTATCCAGCACCCTTTCTCTATAGGTCTCTGGAATAAGGCCGATGTTAGATTTTACCTTATTGTAAGCCTGTTTGTTGATAGGCACATTCCTTCTCCAGTCACCAAAAGCCTTTAAGAACTTGTTGGAAAATACGGTTTTAAAAACAGTAGTAGCCCGTTCCCTGTTCTCCATAAGAGGAATAGATGCTATTTTATCAAATAACATAGACCTATCCCCTGATCTGGTAGAGACAGAAACAACTTTCTTTTTATTATCTCTTTTAATAATACACGTTGATGCCATAATAAAACATTTTTGTTATGTGACAAAGGTAGCTAAAAATCAAGCATGTCATAAAAAATTAAGCCATCTAACTTCTCAGTCTGATGGCTTAAAAATAATATGAAAAAAAATTATAATCTGACGCAAATCGTCAAGTTCAACTTATGTATGTATGTAACCATCTCGGTGAATATACCTTCCCGATTCAAAGCGCTCAATATCTTCAGGGCAAATAGGGCCCGAATCTTCTCTCCTGGCTTCAAACCAAAGCCCCGGCTTACGGAGCCGGCAGGTTATGACGTATTTAAAGCAGTTGTGAGTAAAATGGAATACGGAGCCTACTGGGAAATACCTGGTAGTTTGAAACACTATTCTTTTTCGTTTAGTATCAAACACTATATCTCCTACTACCTTAGTCACGTAATAGCTTATGCCATTTAACGTTTCATCTGTCTGCGGTATCCAATAATAACCTCGTGCCATGCCACAAATATAAAAAAAATCGGATAACTTACGTACCCGACTTTATTATTTGTTTAAATAGTCCAATTTCATCTATTTTTACATGACCGCTTTGCATACGACCATTATTAGGATTGTAAAGAAAATTGAAACTACTTTCTTTTTCCTGTCTTTCAAAAGAACTGATATCCTTTCCTCTACGGGCTCTTTCAAAAGCTTTCTTGAACAACTTACCTCTAAAGGTATTGACGAGGATCTTGGTAGCGTTATTGCCGGCTTTTACCATTGTTTTCCTTGTCTGGTCCTCCGAGACAAGGAAAACATACGATGCTGCTGCTTGTATGTCTTGTTTAGTAATCATATGATAAACATTTCTTTCAGAATACTGATCTTTATTCCGTATATCAATTTCATCTCATCTCTATCATATACGTCAAAAAAGGATTCACTGGGGTCCTTTGGATTTACGTTCAATTGAATTATGCAATTACCAGTATAAACCTTAAGCCTATAATTATCGGAGTATATATTCTGCATGATTTCAAATGTCTCAATTAAATTTTCAACAAGTGCTCTGTTAAATGAAAAAGATTCTTTACCATCACCTTTAAATGTGATATGATCTAAATCCCTGTTGTCAAATTCATACTCTAATTGATTGCCGTCCATCATATCATAAAATATTGACTTTCTGATTATAAATCCCATATTGTTTTATTTTTTAGTTAATACAAATCTTCTGAATACAACTGTTCTCTAATGGCATTCCTATCTACCACCATCTCCTGATTATTGTTTCTAACAAGTTCAGACGCTTCCTCTCTTGTTAAAAACCGGTTCTTGCTTGTCAAAAATCCTTGAACACTGCGGTTTTTATGAGCTATACCGTATGCCGCAAGTTGCGATATTATGGAACAGTGTCTCAATCCACAAAATACGGTTCCAGATGGTATATTTACTGGACCGTGAGGCTTGTTCTTGTAATCTTGAACCCAGATAGCTGCGCATATAACAATTTCCTTATCACACATAAATCAATAATTTAAAATACCATTTTTACCAATATGCTTCTTTTCTTCTTCAGTAGGCCATTCCTTCTTGAAATTACCATGCCACGTTCCAGGAACTACCACCAATTCGTCCCCCTTACTATATTCAATAGCGGCACATTCAGAACAAAGAGGCTTGCCTTCATATCCCTTTAGCGACTTATCGTAAATACGATTCTTACAAGGTCTTATAAGAGCCCAGTAATATGATGTGGCTGTATTATCTATACAGCCACACTTTGAACATACAAACAAACTCATTTCGTAATCTCCCAATCATTCGACGATATATCTTCTATACTTGGGTTCCACGATGTCAGCCTCCGTGTTTCTTCATTTATAATTATGATCAATGACTTTTCCATATGAATTGAGCTAACACCACTTCTTCTAAAAGCATCAAGATGTTCATTTTTCCATCCACGTCTTTTGATCATATTACCACCTTTCAGGAATTTAAAAGCTTCTTCAAATGTTAAACCTGACTTCTTTTGATTAAGATACTGTTCAAGTCTGTCGGCAGCTTCATTTGGTGTATGGCCATCGTATTCGAAAGCGGTTTCTCTTTCAGGAACATCAAACAAATCCCAGTATTTGCTTTCATAGTGATTAGATACCTGACCGGTAGGTAGGATCGCCATCACAATAAACCAATCATCAGAACCGAAGCATTTTTCTCCGTCACTGTGCTTTCTTGATTTGCAAACTTCAACCTGTCCGTTTCTGGCTAATAGATTAAAGAAGGCGGCGTTATACAACATGCGGTACCGATACAATTCATTGAAAGTATGGTATCCATCAGAAACCTCTCCCATGTCTCCAGGTTCTGCTTCAGGTTCAGGATGATTCGGGTAGTGGTAGTCTACTGATGCCTCTAACACGGACTTTACGTGTTCCATTACCCTCGTAGCATCATCATGTTTAAAAAAATGCTTAATTCCTTCAACGAATTTAATATCTTCGTTGATTGCTGATTCGAACTCTTCTTTAGTCATTACCCTGACTGAATCTTTTAATTCCATTATTTGTAATATTTTAATTGTTCTGAAATCCTATATTTACTTATATCATCGCACAAGTTACACCCTCCTGTACATCCACAAATCAAACAATACGAGTCTCTTTCTGTCTTCGATTTGGATTGAAAATCTCTTACGGCTTTAATCCAGATAGGAGAAATAATCTTACCGGAAAATACAGGTACATCTAAGATTAATGTTTCCATTATTTTGGCAAAATATTCATATAACATGGCACATCTACCACATCTCTTCTACGAAGTTCCTTATCAAAATAAGAAACTATATAAGTGTTTTTACCTTCGTGATCAGGTCTGGGATCAAAGCATTCAAAAACGAATCTTGTTCTACCTTCAAGATGACCAAACATGAAAACAAATTCGCCACCGTATCTTTTATTAGCCAATTCTTCTACAGTCATAACCTATCCCCTCCTAATCCTGAATTGATGCTAACATACTTAACACGGACATCATTTCCACGTCCAAGCTGACCCCATCCGGGCGATGGCGTTCCCTTAGCCGGAGCAGGGACAGCCCTAAGCCGAGACCAGTCCTGCTTTTGCCTCATGGCTTCAGCCTCTTTATAATACCGGTTGCACAGTTCTTGATCTTCGTAACCAACGTAATCTTCCTTATTTTCCATATAGAATAGTTTTTCAACAAATGTACGACATTCATAAATTAATTAGATTTAAAATAAAACAATATGAATTAAAATAAAAACCCGATACGTTAAAATCGCATCGGGCCTGGTATTGAAAAAAAATAGGTTCAGATCTTGGGTAAAGATTCGAGCCAATTTTTAACATCTTTATATTTAGGGTCTTTGTCTATTCTATCTTTCAGTTCATGCAATGCTGAGTCCATAACCGTATTCGGTACGCCAATCAACTCTCCTATTAAATACAATGGGGTTTTATTCGATTTAGATTCGTGTGCTATATTCATGTCAAAAAAAAGTTATGTGAAACAAACCGGCCACGGGTATTCTATTGCCCGCCGACCGGTATAATATTTTTATTCCTTTTTTTCCAAACGGGAAAAACGGGAATGCGGGAATCATATTTTTTACTATGGCTCCCGCACCACCGGAAGGACCTGGATCTGGATCTCAGGTCAGATCCTTCCAGTTTATTTTTTCGCCGAGGTAATCTTGCACGGCAAGCCATCTTATAAAGGCTACTCCTTCGGGAGCATCCGGATCATCCAAATACATTAACGTAGCTTTCACCAACTCGTTCTCACATTTGAAGACCTTCGGAAAACCATCCGAATAGTACATTGCAAAGACATATTGGACATCGCCCCATGTCGCTTTATCCGGCTTCTTCGCTCCGCACTTTTCAAAAATATCTTTTATTTCCGGCTGCTTCCAGATCCTCTTGGATCCATCGACGTTGACCATCTTCTTTACCGCCTCATCAGCGAGAGCATTAGAAAAATGGTAGCCGTAAGTATCTACATATTTCTGATAAGCTGGATCCTCTGCGTCTGCTCCTCAATAAGAACGACCTCTGCCACGTCCGCGACCTCTACGCATCTGAGGTCCGTCACCGTAGTATCTGTCGTCTCCATTTGTACCACTGATTTACTGATTTCATAACCCGTCCGTTTATAATGAAAGAATTAACTACATTACTAATACATGAACATAAATTATTCAATCCTAAATCAATCGAAAGAAAATTGTCTTTATCTAAACCAAGATCAGCTTCCTTTCTTTCATAAACTACCTCTACTACATAACAGGTAGCTTGAGGTATGATTCTAACTTGTTTTAATTCATCTTTCTTTACATTTGTTTTGATTGATTCGATCACGTTTTTAACAAAATGAATATGATTATCATCTTTTATCCTGCAATCACAGTTAGTAAAAACAACCATGTTTTGTTTCTTACCTCGTTTGTATGAAGGTAGATGAGGACGATGATTACCATATTTTGAAGGATTCTTTTCAAAATCTTTCTTTAATCTCATCCAGGATTTTATATTTTTAAATACCTGTTTAATCACCTGCTGTGAAACATGATTAGGCAAATTCCTGAAATCGAATTGGTTTTCTTTGCAAAGTTTGTTTGATAAATCAAATTCCTTTAAATAGTTACCAGAAAATATTTCTTGACGGATATTGTAAAGAACATAATTGTACAACAAACCTGATTTGAGGCAAATATCCTCAAAACGGTTGTCTTTAACTATATGTCTTTCAACTAATCTCATTTGAATGATTTATGATATGAATATAATCATTTTTAATAAGATGAGCAAAATATTACACCATCTCGTCGTTCATTGTTTCTGGAACAAAAATAGGAACAGGATCTTAAATAGCAAATATTTTAATACTTCTTAAAACAAACCAGAGCCCGCATCACTGCGAGCCCTGATCTCTAAACTAATACCATGAAAAACTTAAATCTAAAAACTAAAGAACACACAAATGTATGAAAATGTATGGTTTTCACAAAGAATCTGTATCCTGTTCTTTTGTGTGATTCAAGACATGGGATATAGTTCTGATACTTAATCCGGTTTGATTTTGTATCAGATTATAAATATAGGATTTTGAAACTACAGTTCTTAATTGACCTAAATCATTCATAATGTTTTTATACATAAGATGAATGCTGTTGTTACGTTTGATGGTACTGATTCTCATTTCCTACTGTTATTAGTTACGTTCGGTTCTTACTTTTTCCTTATTTCCATAATCCCTTCCTGAAACTAATATTGCAAACTTAATAAAAATAATTCATAAACAATGAAAATCTAACTTTTCTTGTATGTTATTGATATACGTACATATATGAGAAAAGTGAGACTTTCACAAGCCTCACTTCCCAAATTATAACTATGAAAAAACTATATATATGTATACAAAAATTACCTGCATTCCAATTTATTAAGATCATCCAATTCAGACTTGCTTACGGTTATATCTTGCGTCAAGCCAGATCTGTTTTGGTATGGAGCGTAATCAGTTTCTACCGTCTTAGCCTTCTGAGTAGAATCGTATTTCACCTCCGATTCGGTTCCTGTCAGATTTTGGTAGATAGAGCCGGAACTACTCTCGCTTACTTTAGACCATATCTTATTACCTACTCTTATAAAATTATCATAAATACCTTCGGCTGTTATAACACCATCTTGCTCTACGATATTAGGGCCCGATTTTTCTTTTAACAGATACGGGTGCCTGGTGTAAAAATAGTGTTCAAAATCATTCCCGGCATACGAAGAGTCATACTTCTCCAAATAAAACAATTCTGATAAAGAAGGGTCGGTACTGGTCATGCTATAATCAAACAACATCAACCTGTCTTTTCCAGATAAAGATAATTCTATTGATTTCAAAATATCAGGATCATCAGAAATAAGGCCCAAAGATGGACCAGGTTTGAAGTCAAGATACTTATAGGCATTATCATATAATTTTGTTTTATGGAGTTTGTTGTCAAGGTAAGATTGGTATAAATCGAATAAGGATAATGGGTTTTCGCTATCTTGTTTTTTGTTCATGTATCGACTATACTCCCGATCCACATCCACGTAAGGAACGTCAAGTACCTCCGGGTGCCCAAACGCCATCCTGGTCATTATCATGTCCTCTGTGTTCTGAGAATCCATGAACGATCTGACGTATTTTTTAATGGAATCCATGAGCGTATTATTATCTACGTTCCGTACTTTCTCTTTATCCAAAACGCCGTTCTTAAAACAAGATTCAGGATATATTTTAGTAGAAAAATGAGTTAGGTTGTGCTTGGCTAACACTGTTGATATTTGATACATCTCGTTAAGATCATCTTTGCTGATCCTTTGATATAGATTATCTCCTACCTTAAGCAATGAATGTTTCTCAAATGCCTCTACTGGGTCTATATCGGATTCAGAATAAACGATATTCAAATTATTCATATACTCCGGTAATAATCCAAAATAATAATCTGTGCTATCACCAAGAACATCATCTATAGAAGATGCCAGCGTTGGAGCATAATTTACATCATTATGCCTGGCCACATAAATATCAAGATCCAGCATCAAATTATCTATCTTATTCAAAGATTCTTCTGTGCCATCATAAGTTTCCGATGTCCCTATTATATCTATGCCAAACCACGTACAAGCCTCTTCTATATCCCATATCATGCTTCTTAAATCGGATTCGGTGTCGGCATTAACCCTATGTAAATAAGCTGATATACGAGCTCTTAGGAACTCTATTTTGCCAGGATTGTAATAAGACAGATCTTGTAGCTTAGACAAGGATCTTCTCTTGCCTTCTACCACATCATCCCCTTCTATGTTTATTACCGGAATCTTATTCGTAGATGAAAACTCATCAAACATAGATTCGGCAAATTCTTTATCAGAAACGAATTTCTCAACCAGTTCAGGATATGAGTTTCTCAACGATTCAAAAGCAGATGAAAATTCAGAAAAGTTTTTTATGCCAGCTACTGTTTTACGCATAGCATAATAAAGCTCAGAAGGATTATATGGTACTTTTTTACCAAATTGGTTAAACACTCCCTCCTTGTAAACAATAGGACCATACTGATAGTCAATAGACATAAAATAATTATCTTTTTCCCTATCATGTTCGTTAATAGAAGAATCTATTAACTTTCTCATGGAAGTCGAAACCTCGTTTAAAACAGAAGGATCGGATAAAATACGACTTATTTCTGTTTCATCATACAAACCGGATCTCCTTAATTTCTGCTCATTCAGTATCAAACTGCCATCTACATAAAAATCGAAGAGAATAGCATTAGACAATGAAGACGCATTGAAAAAATAATGAGTAGACAAAAGGAAATCCCTTACATCCTTAACATCCTGAGCCGTTAAAGGATCAGCAAAATAAGTCTGACGCTTCATATACGACAGCACATCTTCTAAAAGAGGTTCGCCATTGGGATCGGTGTTAAATATCTCCCCTGGAGCCGGGTTATTCCAATGACCGTAATACGACAAAAAACCAGGAGTGTAAGCCTTAGCCCATACCTGAAGAGCCCGCTCGCTGTTTCCTAATACTTTTAAAGCACTTTCGTAAAGAACGGAAGGCTCCCCGTTAGGAGCCTTAACCCGTTTTATTTCATTTTCCTTTTTTTCTATCTGACATTTGACACCCATAGTGATTAACTTTTTTTGCAAAGTTAATTATAAAACCGACTTATACAATGACGGATCCCAAACTCCTTCTATATAAATCTCTGGGAAACTCAAACTGCCATCACGAAGAGTGGTAACTTTCAAACTGGGAATGTTAAAAACAGTGCTAACATCACTAAACTCACCATTCAACTTAATAGCATTTCCACTATTATCAGCTTCATAATAATAATAACAATAATTTTCATTAAGACTCGGATCATATTCGTACCAATATGTTAGATCTTGCATATGGTCTTCTATATTACCAATTTTATTTCCACCTAATATAAAAATACCATTATTGCTATGATGATAAACCGTAGATTCATAACTACCATAATTCCAGTCACTATTAAACACTATATCACTGACATCGGAATCATGATCTTTTAATACAGGCCCTATATGTATATGAATTTTATTAAACTGACATACATAAGGTCTTTTTCCTCCAAGCCTTTTTATATCCTCATTAGATAACTTATTATAACATCCTCCCACGAAATTATCCGCAGCATTAAAAAATCTCCTTCTCATACTCAACACTCCTTATTTAACTCATTTATCGAATCCGAATTATCAGAACCTTCTACGAGATTCTTATTCCTATCTATCTCTTCCTGGCTCATATTACTTATCATATTTTGTATTTTTCTACCAGATTGAGATAAAGAGCGGATGAATGCACTGGAACTTATCTTAACTCCAAGATCCGGTTTTGCCCTAAACGCTTCACCGGTACTGATATTATACAAATCATACACACCTGAGTTCATATAGAATTTATATATCCAGTTTCCACCAGCTTTTTTGTACCCTAATTTGGTTAACTCGACTACACTCATACCAAATTTAATGCCATTACGACCCATTATCTTCTCCGGTATAGGTTCTACCTTAGCCGGAACAGATGTATATGCTTCATCGCCGCCGTACAGGAAATAAGGGGTTGTCACCCTTGATATGTGAGTAAGCGACTCTTCGGATATACGAGGTTCGTCTTTTTCTATTTCTCCTTTTGTAGATCCAGGTAATTCGACATTTCTTTCAACTTCGACATTTGTTCTGGATTGTCCTTTGCCTTCTCCATCTCCCTTTTTATCGCCATCTTCCTCAGTGCGTACTGCACCGCCTTCTGCACTTCCTTCTTTTCCATCATTTAAAATATTATCTGATTCTGACTCTATAGACTCCACGACAGCATCATACTCTGGTATGCCGCTAAGGAAATCTGCTACGTTATTCAAAAACTCTATTTTTTCCTCGTTTGTCATATCAAGGCTTTCCACTGGCTCCCATATGGCAGGCAAGTTGTTTGATTTTATTGCAGTAGAAACATCTTCTATAGTTTGGTTATCCACCGTAGGCAAAACTTTAGAAACCAAACTATTGATATCAGATTCCATTTTTTCTACTTCCTCTTTTGTGCCATATTCTTTTAGGGTATCCATGCCATTGACTCTAAGAGAATAATTCAAAGCCTTGCTCGGAACAAAATTAATATATTTCAAAAAGTTTTTCAACTCTGATATAATTTGTTCGTCAGATCTTGGCCCAACATAATCAACCACCACCTGATCTGTTTGAGAACGAAGCCAAGAAACGTATTCTTCTAAAGTCTTACCACCTTTACTGGAAGGAGTGGATATTTTATCACCTACTGTTCCTTTAGGTTCTAATCCCATTTCCTCCTTAAGGCTTTTAGGATTACCTCTCTCACGAAGAAACCTCAAATCACCTCCTACAATCTTCCTTGCTATAAAATCAAAAATATTAGCATAAGACGGCAATCCTTCTTTTTCTATATGAGATTCTATTTCGTTTAACATAAGAGAGAAGTTTTTCCTGGAGGTACGCTTCTTGCCAGGTAAAGACTGCGTAGCTTGTGCCGCAGGAGCTGGTTGAGCCGGTGGCGCCGGCTGAGTCCCCCGGACAGCTCCTTCCTCTGGCATTTCCTCTTCATAAACATCCACATCTTCTTTAGAAGTAACGGTCTTACCCTCATCAGAGAAAGGAAGATCATCCTCTATAAGTGATTTAGGCCTGGAAGATGATTTACCAAACTGGATCCTGATCTTAGGAGCAACAAACATCTCACCTTCGAAATCTATTCCAGATTCTACTTCAGACGTCACAATGTCTTTCACGCTCCTACTTCCATCTTCTACCCACTTAACAACATCAGGAACCGTAGATAATTTCTCTATAGCCTCACGAGCTTTTCTAAGCCCTGAAATAGGATTCAAATACGATACTTGATACGAAGCCGGATCAAGGTCTAACTTGGTTAGATACGCATTAAGATCTTGTATATCATCTTGACCCATCTGTAGCAATTCAGAATCACCAGATTCAAGCAGCATATCTATAAAAGACATCCATTTCTGCCCTTCCTCTGATTCTACAGAACGTAGGCTAACTGGGAAAAGATAATTAAGACCGTTTTTACCTTTGATGACAACTACCGGAACTCTTACATTTTTGTAATTATTCCCCTTGTCATTTAATATAGAATAAGCAAATGGGAAGCCTGTGTATTTAGATCCGTTCTTAAGCACGACTTTGCCATTTAATACATATCCGACATCAGATACTTTTTCAGCACCTTTTTCGGTAATAGGGAGATTTTCTACCTGGCCATATCCTTGACCGTTCACCTTCATGTTAAACACCGGTCTTCCGGGAAGGGTCTGGGCAACAACATGCGTGCCGACGCCGATGGTAGCCGACCGGCCGGCGTCCTTCTTCCACTTGTTGAAAGCCGTTCTTCTTATCTTACTTATACCATCTATGCCTCCTGTATCAGCTTTTACAACAGAAACGAATCTGTTCCCACTCATAACCTTAATAACCATATTGGATACCAGCTTATTTTCAGCAGATTCTATTTTATTTCTATCGCCGGACTGAACAGCGTTATTGTATTCGGTAAAAAGAGACTGATTATAGGTATCATTTACATCTATTTCGAGATTCACCTTATCTCCTTTTTTCAAAGAAGATAATGCTTCCTGATCTATTTTATCTACTTCATTCTCTCCGAATCCGACACCTGTTCTGTACGGAACCAACTCATCTGAATCAAGACGCTTATAAACCAAAGAATATGAATTACCCACGTCCTGAATAGACACGTCTGTGTAGCGATTAAGAACACGAGCCGATTCTTTATCTATAGACCATCTCGCATGATAAGGTAATTCCATTATAGTAGCCGTTTCTCCACCTATGTTAAGAGAATACCTTTTAGTACCATTAGCGTTCGTTTCAGAGCTTATTTGAATAGGAACCAATGATTTTATAGAAGATATAAATTTATCGGCTCTAAGACCCGCAATTTCATACCTTTCGTTGCCATCGTTGGATATTCTTCTAACCATCAACGTCTCTGGATTCTGGGCACTATCTATGTTAGCTCCCGGCGTATTATCGGATTCGTCTAACTCATTTACAAGAGAATCTATATTAGCATCATCCTCCCCAAAATTACTTAACGTAGATTCGGAAATACGACCTTTATCAATAATCCTGTTTTGTTCGATATAAGGAAGGAGATCTGTGATGTTTCCAACTTGGCCAAGATCTTCTATGGTAAATACCGAATCAGCAAGCTTATCTTCATCAACTTTCTCCCCTTTGTCCCGTCTGTTCATTATATCCACATACGAAGAAATAGCATCATCAAGTTCCTGCCTTTGATCTGGTTCCAAATTTGATTTAGCCATATCAATAATGATATTATTATCCTCATACACAGATCGAGGTTCAGTAAGTCTCTTAACTTTATCTGATAAATCTTTTATCATCTTAGCCGGACTATCACCAAGATTTGATATATAATCATCAATATCCTGTTTATACTTTTCATATATCTCCTTCTCCCTTGGAGATAAAAGATCTTGATTACCTGTATATATCTTATCTACGATACGTTCTTTAACCTCTATAGGTGCAGACAAAAGATCTTCCATTGCCGACTCATAATCAAAATCAGACAATATATCTTCTTTCGGCTTCTGAGTTATACCATCGTTTAGATGACCAAATACTTTCATGGTAAATGCTTCATCTGAATTTATTTCTCCATTATTCAGAAGCTCATCTATTTTTTCATCCAAACTGATATTATTATCCTCTGTCTGGTAAAAACGATCACTTTCTATAGATTTAGTATTAGAAGATACCATATCATTTAAGAACTTAGAAAATAAAGAAAAATCATGTCTCATGAATTTCTTATCCTGTATGGAGTTCATAAATGACCGTAAAACCTTATATTGGGTAATGGCTTGCTGGTATTTCACCACCATATTTCTTAAATCCTCTGCTTCTTTCTTCCCTTTATTATTCTCAATATAAGTACTTAAAGAAGCTACAGAGTCATAAGCTTTCAATATATCTTCAGCAGTTATTGTTTCGGATTTAAACAACTCAAAAGCTAATACTCCAGGATCAAAAGAATAAAATACTTCTTTATAACTACTAAGAAGATCTTCTGACAACCTTCTATATTCCTTATTAAGATTATCGTATTTAATAGTTTTTTGTTTTATAGCCTCTGCTTCGATATCATTGCCATCCTCTACTCTTCTTGGAGTTGTAGCCAACCTTTCTATTTCAGCATTCAGATCATTGATCTCATTACGCAATTCCCTTAACTGATTAGCTGTATCAAAAGCTTGACTTGATAATGAATAAAACGTATTTATATCATCAAACAAATTATTGTCATTTACATAATCAGCAATATCATTTGATGCTTCCATTGCCATATCCTCTGCATCCAACCCCTTAAACACAGCATTAGCAACATTAGATCGATAAAGATCAGATGAAGTCTCAGCAGTAATAGCCTCAGCAAAAGAAGAAGCTTTTTTATAATTGGCTAACTTCTTATCAAAATCTTTTATAATATCTTCCTTGTATTTTTTAACAGTTTCTTCATCTACTTTCATTTCAGAAGCCAACTCACTTTCGTCAAGGCTTTTAACCATTGACCTGAAATTGTTAGCCGTATCCTCTAACATTCCCATTCTGTCAGATAATTCAAATTTAGAATAATAATCTGATTCAGGATCATTCATTTGAGCATTAAATTCGGCTAAATTTCGCATAGAGTCTTTTACAGATTGAGAAGTAAAAGCATTATTACTATTAAATTTCTCAACATCAGTATTAATAGTACGCTCTTTATTTCTCCTTTCATATAAACCAAAAGCACCATTTCTGGCTCCAAATAAACCACCAATCAGGGCTCCTATGCCAATCTCTTTCAATCCTTCTTTGGTTGTAAATTGTTCAGCTATGGCCTTAGAAAAAGAATCAACTATAGAAGACGTAGCATCAAGATACGTCTTATCATATCTTGATCTAATAAAATCTTCCCCCATGCGCTGAGCAACACCTTGCATGCCTTCCTCCCATACACCTTCAGATATGGGTCTTTTAGATACATTCCAAACAGTAGCTAAGGATTTCTGGAATAAATTTGCTTTTATCGTCTGTAATCTTCCAGCATCACCCGCTACCTTCTTAGTCCCTAATCCAAACAAATAGCGATCTACAAAACTCTTTGATCCCCTATATGTGTTTGATACACCCTTTAATCCAGGTATGTATTTAGAAGCAAAACCAGTGTCTACTCCAAGATATTTTCCCAGAAGAAGATAATTGGATAATCCAACTATACCCATATTAGCTAAAAATATGCTATTTGCCGTATCGGAAATAGAACTCTTAAATTCAGCCATCTCAGACTGATTAGGATTCCGACCATACATATTTTTAAAATATTCCTTGTATTTACTTTCAGAGTCTTTCATGAAGGACTGAGCCTCCACGGCAGACTCCCAGCCGGCGCCCACGAACGTATTTACTCCTACCTTGGCCATATTACCTATAGCCCTGCCGTACATCGCTCCTGCTCTATACGCTCCAAAAGCTGATTTTACAGCACTTGTCGCAATCTTAGACGCCGCCATCTTTCCGGCCACTCTCATCCCTACTTTAGCGCCAACAGCTCCAAGACTTGACACGCCCATCCCACCTGTAAGGTAGGCAGACAGAATAGCTCCTGTCGTAAACGATAGACCATTTCCAATAACATCATTAAAAATAAAATTTGCAGTTCCAAGACTCTGCAAAAATCCCATATCACGCTCTTCTCTTGTATAATAATGAGGAAGAGAGTGGTTTATTCTTTCATCTATATCATTTATGGTCCGTGTAAAATCATTGTCAAATGCAGAAGATAACGTACCAGTCTTTATAAGATTATACGCAGCCGGGATAATACCTACTACTCCTGATACACCATATAATGCTGTTTTTGTGACAAGTTTCCCTATACCATTAACAGCCTTATTCCAAGTAGTTTGCCTTCTTCCGTAATAATCTTCATTATCCCTTCCTGGCATATAACTTTTAAACTTTGCAAGACCGATGTTCCCATCGGATAAAAAGTCATATGCTTCATCTAACTTAATAGTTCTTCCTTTACCAAATACACCAAAATCAACAGCAGATGACTGTTGATTACCAGCTATAACCTCACCATAAGACGTTTGTTTACCAGAATAAGTATTCCTTGATTTATCTTGAATAGATTTTATCATGGAATTTAACTTATTATAAGACTCCTCTTTCTTCTTTCTTGGATCATCTCCACCATTCAGAGCCGATTTTAGTCCAGAAAAAGATGTGTCTACATCAAAAGAAGTATCTATTCCGCTAATATCATATCCTTTTTCTGAATCATCATCAGGATTTATGGCTGATACCGGGGGAGTATATGAACCTACTTTCATCCTCTCCATCTCTCTTTTTGCTCCCTCAATAAGAGAAGATTCTTCTTCATATCGCGTAGGAACTCCGGCATTATACCCTCTTAATCCAGTAGATGGTAAGAAACCTGATTTCTCTACCAATGTCTGTTCCTTATTTTCCATATATTATTCCCTATTTACACTATTCAACAACTTCATCAACTTGCCGTTTTTATTCAAAGACGTAGGCAAATTACCTCCTTCTTTTGCTGTCACCATATCCTTAATCTCTTCTGTTATGGCTGCCACAACAAAATCAACTATTTTTTTCTGAGGCGCAACAGCAAGTTCTTTAGACACATTATCCGCAAACCATACATTAGGAGTATCAAACGAATCTATTAACTCAGGTTTACCATTCTCCATAAGATAAAGCCTTGTCTCATATCCATAACCGTAACTTGTCTTAGGATCATAACCTTCAACCTTTACACCAAGCTTTCCGCTGTTATCCAATATATCTTTAGCTGCATTAAGAAGCCAAACCTTTTGTTCTGGCATATCATCTAAATTATTACCAGATTTATTTATCATATCTGATAACACTTTCATCATTGAAGATACAGAAGCATAAGCGGGTGATATATCTGAATTTTCAAGCATCTTCGGATACCACATATTAGTATCACTTCCAAATGTAGGTCTTATAATACCACTTTCATATCCACCTATATCGACAGAAGGAGTATTAACACCAGGATCTATACCATTGTTTATCAACTCTGTTTCAGACACCTCAACAATATCTATCTCTCCTCTTTCACCGGTATGATTAGCGACCAAACTGTAAGTCTCCTCTCCATTGTCGGCTATTCCCGATTCTGTCAAAGAAAATGATTCAATGGTTGCCGATGATGATTTAGATTTACCAACAGGATGCTCTGCCATTTTCTTAGTAAATAGATCCCTGAGAACCCCCATCTCTCTATAACCAGCCTCCTTGGAGGTTAATTTGGTTGAATACGTTACTGTATTAGGTGAATACAGTTCGAGATATTCTTTACGTATCTCATTTATACCATCATCCTGAACCTTAGTTATTTGATCAGCCATATTAATATCACTTACCGCATAGTTTCCAGCACCTTCCATTCCACTAATAGAGTACAGTGCATTAAAAAACACATTTTCTTCACCATCCGAGAAACTATTTTTTACATCATCGTATTTTTTTAAGAAATACCTGCCACTTTTGCTATCCCTCTCAAATACTTTAGATAAATCAATGCCATCATTTTTCACCCTCTTTCTTATAGTAGCTATATCAGCAGGCGAGAATCCTTTTTCATAATATCTTACTCCAGATTCTACATCGCCGACTGTACCTCTATTTTTTCTTAAAATATCATTAAGGGATAACGCTGTAGCATAGGCTATATATTCTTCGGGTTTACCTCCTTCCTTCTGCGCGATCGCATTTGCTATTTCAGATACAATATTATCATAAATCTTATTCTCCTTCTTAATTCTATCATTCTCTATATCCATCTTGTCTACAGCGCTATTAAGCTGCATATAAGCATCTGTGGCAGCTTTTCTCTCTGCCATAGGTAGCTTGTCAAACATATCATTAGAGAGACCTCCATTGTCCTTTATATACTTAAGAAGTTTTTCTTCATCCATAAGATACTTGTATCCTGATGTTTCATCCGTCATATTTCTTGATATGGCAGCTTGAATATTTTTCATGTTTTCAGCACCAAGGGCTGTAGATAGTCTACTTCCGGATGTTACAAGATCTGTATATGCCTTATTAAACTTCTTATGAGTTTCTTCTGATATGCTAATATTTTTAGTTTCGATAGGATTAGCTGAAATAGTTCCACCAGAGTTTGTGCCAACGCCCACCTGCATGGCTCGGCTTCCAGCTCTACCGCCTGCCGCTCCTGCACCAGAGGACATAAGTTTTGCTATTCTGGCTTCATTAAGCCTATTCTGCATCTTCAGACGTTCTTCGTCTAATCTAAATCTGGCTTCATCCTTATTCTTACCATATTCAAACTCTGCAATATCCCTATTTCTTTCATATTCAAATTCTATCTTCCATTTTTCGAAATTCAAATTAGCGAATCTTTCCCTCTGATTATATTCTTTGGTTTTCCAGTAAAGCTCGTCGGCTTTGATTATGAAAGACGAATTATCATAAGCATATGAAGCAGCAGCATTATTAATAAAATTATTTTCAATAACCTTCATCGCTCCAAGATACGGATCGTAAGTCCTTTCATCCATTCTGCTAAATTCAGATTTCATGGAAGCTATTTCAGATTTGGCTCTCTTTATTTCATTTTCAACCATTTCTTTCTTTGCAGGATCAGAACCCAAACCGGAAAGATCGGCAGTAAGAGCATCAACATACCTCTGCTTATCACTTATCTGCTTATTCATAAAACCAAGAACAGAATCATACGAATATAAAGAGGGATTAGAGTCTACCATGTAAATAGCCTCCACCTGCATCTGCTGCCTTGCTTTATCTGATAACCCTGACAATGCGAAAGAAGCTATCTGTTCAGGAGTAAGCATATCCTTAGTTACTTCTTGTACTGCCCCGGTAGGATGACCATCCTTGTCAAGAATAGGAATCTGAACTTTAGCTCCTTTATGAAGCTTGCTTATAAAATCTATCCTATCTTTTAATTCCTTATTATAATCAGTATAAGGAGTATATTGAAGAGGAGCAAGACGGGAACCAGCCTTTCCATCATTCACCCATTCATTATACGGCTTTAAAGCCGCATAAGCATTCGCAGCAGAATAAAGTTCTGGATTATTTATTTGTAAATCAGATAGCATTTTATGCATTCTCCTGCCTTCTTTTGTGCCGGCAATCGCGTTAATGACCGTATCATCCAACACTGAACTGATCTCTCCTTGTATAGCTCTCGTAACACCATTAGAAGAAAGATCCACGCCTTTGAATTTTTGATTGATGTTAGCAATCACACCTGACATCTTATCTTCCATATAAGCGCGGGCTTCAGGCTTATCTATCTCTTGACCCATAAGATAATCTACCTGGGTATAGATCTTTTCACGAGCAGCATCAACCTTCTGCTGTTTGTACATCATGACGTCCTTAACAAGATCTATGTTGTAAGGACTAACATACGGGGCATATTGCCTTAAAATACTATACTGTGAAGCCACTATTTGGTCCTCCTTCTTCTTTTATTTTCGTCATCTTCTTCATTTAAACTTCTCAAGTAAGGTGTAGAATAATCACCCATATTCATCACATCCTGATTACCTTGAACGTAAATAATTTGGCCACTTGGAAGCATTCTCATATTCGGAGCTATGGAAGCTATGGTATTCAACGATGTACGAACATTGAACTTATTCTGTATTTCGCTGTTTATGCTATCATAATAACGAGCAAGATTTTCATCCCTTATAGCCATAGCCTTCAATAACCCAGATTCATAACGTTGCCTTTCCGCTATGTTCTTATCGTCTGTCTGAACATAAGCCATTTCATTGAATCTATCAGCTTCGTTTATTTGCCTTGCGTTATTGAAATTTACTTCGTTAATGTACTTGGCTATATTGCTTCCGGCTATGGCGTTCATATTAGCCAGAATAGCAGAGCGCTGGGAGTCGGGCACGTCACCTACTGCGTCCAACTGAGCCGATATCGCGCGGTTGAGCTCGTTGATATACTGATCAGCAGATTGCAGAACCGGATCTATTCTCGGAGCCTGATGCCTTTCCAATCCCTCTATCTCCAAGTCTGTATCGAGCGTTCTCAGCATCTCCGGGAAGATAGGACCGAACGCCGCCGGTCTGCCCTGTCCTTTAGGTCCGTTGTCTTCAACCACCTCCTCTGTATCGGTGTCGGTTGCAGTCGTAGGCGTACTTGCTTTCGGTTTTACCTCTATCCTTCCAGGAGATCCAATCTTAGGCGGTGTAAGGCCTGGTGCTATGGGACCGGCCTCAATAGGCTTCATTTCTGGTTTAACAGACTCAAGAACGAAGTCTATTTCCGGCATTAACCCACTATCTCTTAAAGCAACAAACTTATTATAATCGGAGCCCAGAATCTTCTTAGCGGCATCAGATTTATCACCAAATAAGTCAACATAATTCTTTATTCCTTTTTCGTTTAACAATCTTTTTTGCTCTGCCGAAACAACGTCCAACCCATAATAAGAACGAGTAGCTGTTGTCTGACCAAACTTATCATCTACGGCAAATGAATTATAAGCCTGATTCCCTCCGTAGCTTCCGGCGTCCTGGCCCCAGAATCCGTATTCATCTCTGAATTTCTTGGCTGCATCAGCATTCGTAATAGCGCCTACATCAGCTAACGCCCACAATGCATTTAATTGCCTGTTGTATCCTTTCTGGAAACCTTCTGTATCAAAATCACCATCCGTATTGTACTTGTTAGCCCATCGGTTTACGTCGAGCAAATTAGATACCGCCTTATCATTTACCCTGCCGTATCCTAAATTGCTTCTATGTTGGAGATTCTGGTTGGCATTGACACTGGAATCAGGATTAAGAATCTGCTCACGACCACTAACATCAGATACAGTCATATTAAGAGTTCGTCCAAATAACTGATTGATAAGCTTATTGTAGCCGATAGCATTCTTTCTAAGCTCCTCCAGCTCCTTCTGAGTAGGTCCACCTTCAGCCATTTTTCTGGTTTGCTTAACATACTCGTCATATATCCAGTTCTTAGCATCTGATTCTGCAATATTAAAAGCCTTAGCTTGTTTCTTTACCTGATTCAGATCAACAACCCCGCCATCCCTGAAAAAAGCATCCATCTTCTCGTTACGCTTAGATTCTTCCTGTTTGCCATAAACGATTTCAGCGAAAGAACGAAATTGTGCTTCAAGCTCGTCTATCTCTTTCTGGTTTTCATTGACGTACTTGGAAAGAATAGAAGCATTAAGATTAGATGTGTTTTTGTCTTTTACATCTTCATTTTTCTCTAATCTCTTATATACACGCTCCTGATCTTCGTACTTATCAGACAAACCAATCTTCTTCTTATATCGATCAAGGAGTGTAGCGTATGTATCTTTTGACGTTGCCTTAATACCATAATTTTCTCTAACGTAAGAGGCAAACTCATCATCTATCTTACGATAATCGGAAACAATATAAGCCTCTGGCAAATCAACCGGAGTGCCACCATTTTCATGTCTGTTCCCTTTGGCTTCCATAGGCCCTACGGAGTCAGGAGTCAGCACGTACTCGCCTTTCTCTATCTCTACATTCGCAGCATCTTCCATAGACTTGGGAAGAGGATAAATATATTCGCCGGTCATATCAGACGTATCTATCTTCTGACCGTTACCTAAATTCACGCCACCACCTTCACGTTCCCACTTGATGAATTGCTGCCGGCGCTCCTTGGCAAGTTTTTCCCTCGCTGCCTGCTCGTCTCTGCTGGCTGCATACGCAGCAGATGAAGCTCCCATGATATTACGGGTAAGACCTAATCCTAAACTAACACCAGACAAGGTAGCTTGAGCCACATTAGCACCGACCTTATTACCGGCTCTTATCCGGCCAAGACTTGTACCGAACATTTGAGCTCTGCCGGTTAGATCGGGTGAATAATATGGGGTAGTCATAGGATCAAGAGGATTACCATCTTGGGAACGTTTTTCTTTAGAGGAATCAGCATCAACACCACCTACATTCATTGCATTATCAACGACTGATTTCTCTACGTTTTTAACCATACCCCTATTATCAGCGAGATATCCTGCATATCCTGCATCATGATTTTCAAAAAACGGATCGGATGTAGGCATACTACTAAATGGATTTATCTCCCCCTCCTCTGTTTCTAAAATCACATCAGAAGGCATATATATATTCTGAATATCAGATTCACCCCATTTATTAACAGGCGTTCCATAATCAAGAATAGGCTGAGTAGAGGATACATTAATATCCTGTTTCTTATCCTGAACACTACCGCCAGGAGCGAATATCGGACGATTTTTTATGATTCGTAATTTCATACTATCTTTTTTCACAAAGATAAGAGAAACGAACGAGAAAATCCAACGGAATCGAATCCATTTAAAAATCAAGATGGTAGAGGTGGAGCCTCTTTGGTTATAGGAGCGTTGACAGCCTTTTCTTTCTTCTTGTACAACTTGAGAACTTTCCTGTATATAGATAACACAACCGGGCTCTGGATTTTCTTCATAGCCTTAGCAATAACATCTGATGATAAGACAGACATCACCACCGCATTGAGGAACGAACGAACAGAATTGTATTTCCCATCAAATCGCTTTAATAACCTAATCCTAAATGATCTATAGAGATAAGAATCAGACAATTCCTTGAGACCGTTATTCTTGAGCCTTCTATTTAAAAATGCAACAGCTTTCTCCGAGAAGCACATTCGATTTTTACCTTGTTTATCTGTTACATGTGAAAACCAGGACCATGCCGTGCTTGGGTGTTTGGCAATCCTATCAGCAAAGCTATCCAATATGTTGGTTCTGAGATCTCTTTTATGAGCATGGCAAGCGGCTATCTTCTCATTTCTACTAAGAGCTCCATTAAGACATCTAAATGTGGTACGTTCTTTTCCAATGAAATATTCAGGATGCTCTTCTGCGAATTGAGCCCTAAAAGACTGATATCCACCCTTTCTCATCAAGTCTATCTGAGACCTAACATAAAACCTAACACACTTTTCTTCAGCTTCTTGAACTTTCTTGCTACGAGGATTACAAAGACGACCAAAACGACGGTAGTCATAAACCATAGCCTCTACAAAATCATTGTACGGGAAATAACGACCAAATCCGTAGTTCCAGACCATGAAGCAACGCACACGATCCTTCCAGTAGTCGGTGATGACAAAGTATTTACCAACCCTTTGTTTCTCATCAACTTTGTACCACCTATCAAATCTCCCGTTATAAAATAGATTAAAATACTTTAAATTGCCTAAACATTGACCGGCTGGTCTGCGTACTACATTATAGCCTAACTGATTGTGATTATTATAGATAACCTCAAGGGGTGAAACCGCCTCCTTTTTAAGGAGTGATTTGTGAAGCTTGTCGCAATATGTCATTTCTACTATCTTTGCCATTGTTTGTTCGTTTTGTGCAAATATACGAAAAGTATTCATACTGACGGTAAAGAAATTGCACGACCCTGTATCCGGTTTGAGAAAAATAGGATACAGGGATTTTTGTTTCATATAGGCATGGTAAACGTAACCGATTCGTACCGTACCCGTAAGTCACTGAACATCAGTGGTGGGACAAGTTATCTAAAGGTATAATAGGATAAATGAATTTCCCCTATTATATATTCCATTCATACTCCATTCAGTCGTATTCATTTTATATATTTATATGTTATTCATATTTTTTAAATATCAATACTGTTTTAAATATACTTTTATAGTTTCGGAATCGAATCGAACGTAGTGAGTGAGATTTCGAAACAATTAATAATTTATCATTACGACTATTTACTTTTTAGCCTGATTGATATTAAAAGTGATTGAGTATATCGACCGGAGGGAGATATACGAAAGAACGAAAATATATTTTTATATTTTCAATATCTATATAAAGCGATTGAAACCGAATCGACCGAAGGGAGTGAGGTTGAGAGAAGCGATAACAGTTTCACGAGTAGCCACGAGATAAGCAGGCAGGCGGGTAGGAGAGGCCGTCGTGTGTTGTGAGGCAGGATAGCGTTAGCCCAAGCGTAGGTTCGGATCATTAGCTCGTATCATTGCAAATTGTAATCGTTACGAAGTATAAAAAAGCCGGATTATCTTGATATCGTTCTTCAACCTTTGGTATCCGCATAACGAGTCTCAAATCCGGCTTCGCTTTATTAATATGAGAAATAAAATAATTGTTCTAATTTTCAGTGACGCCTTTAATGCGAAGCTGTATATTGGGAAGCACGGCATTAATCAAAGCCATTTTCTTATCCTCTTCGCTTTCTTTTTCATGCTGTTTATACATCATGCTGTAATCACTGTCATCACCATCCTTTTTCCCATCTAACGTCAGTAAATGATTTATGATGTCCTTACCATACGTTTCAGTCCATGTACGGAATCTCTCTTCCTCGGACTGTTCCTCCTGGAACGGGGCTTCCGGGTTAGGGAGGGCGGCTGCCACTTCTACCTCTGGAAGTGTTGCTGATGCTGCTATTTCACCATCATCTCCGAATCCCATTTGACCATACAAAGATACTGAATTTTCTTCAATTTCCAAACCAAGATTTTTAGCAACTTCCATAGCATAGTTATAACGGTCATCATTTCTTATAACACTCTTATGAGGGCGCCCTGCTCCTTGGTTCCAAGCTATTACAGCATCTTTAAGGTTATCGGCGTTCATAAAGTCCTGCCGGCTGTAGTTGTAATACCCTGGTCCTTCTTTTCCTTTTCTTGTGTATAAGAAATTAGAATATCCGGTTTTCCCTTCGTATTCGTCAGCCAAGAACTCAAGTTGGTCTTTGAATGTGGGTGTAGAATGACCTTTCTTTTTAGCGTGCTTGAATAGCTTATCCATGCGCTCATTATGCCATTGCTGTATGCCGTATGATGTTCTGTTGTCTCCGTATATGTCATCTTTAAGACCGGATTCAGCCATGAGATTACCTATGATGGCAAGCGCCTGTATTTTAGACATGCCTCGCTTTCCAGTAAAGTATTCATATGCTTCACGCTGTTTGCCAACTACCCCACCTTCTTTCTTGACATTGGTATTGTATCTCTTTCCATTCCACGTAAATTCCTTAAGACCTCTTTTCCTGGCTTCTTTAAAAGCTTCACCTCTTGTAGTGGAAATCGGGTCTTGTAATTCAAGATCGTTTTTTATGTCAAGAATAGCATCAATAATACTATTATTCTTTTTATCAGCATCATCTGGATTATTAACATTATCCGTAACATAAGATTGGCTTATCAAGTTTGATACGCTCTTTCTGTTTTTATAAGTTCCTTCTTTATCTGATGGAGCTTCAAAAGCATACACAAGTGGATACGGATAATCCGTATCTGGATCTTCTGACATAAATTCGCTTACTGCATGAATGGCTTTATTGTATTTAGTATCCTTTATACTATACATCCCAGCATCTTGAACATGATCATAAAATCTGTCTATCATGTAATTGATATATCCACGCTTATCCCCCTTAAATCGCTCTTTATCTTTCTCAAACTCTTTGGGTGGATATCTTTTATCAGATTCTTGGAAAAGTCCCTTAAACCCTCCATAATCAGATACGGCATAGGGATTACCACCAGATTCTTCAATAATATTTCCAAGTACGGCTTCTATCTGGCGTTGATTGAAACCTTTATCATATAAAGCATCATAGATCATATTCATTCCATCTACGTCCATAGTGCGGTGCGTACCCTTGCCAACGCGCTTCATATTTTCATATTTTGATTTGAATAAATCCCAATCTATTTCCGGCTTAGAAGAATCCCCTCCTTGTTTTTTGGATCTTATCTCCATCCTTTTATCCAAATCATTCTTTGAATCAATAATAGATCTAAGCATGATCTTGTTTGGATCACTCTCTTCGTATGGAATTTTATCTTCTACATAATCCCTTATTTCAAAAGGATATCCTATTGTATCAAGAGTCTTAGTAACAACCCCAACACCAAAAGGTTGGTCATCTCTATAAAAATCGTACTTATCTTTCACAACCATCCTACCTCTATCATCACGGTACATGGTAAAACTTGACAATCCTGATAAATCATTTAAATCGCCGTAAGCATCCGGTATAAAATTATATTCGTTAAATACCTGATGTTCCCCAGTTCTGGCTTTTTTTAAGAGATCTATACCCTCTTCTACCATTCCAAGTTTCCTACTTGTTACATCCCTTAACTCCTCCAAATCAGATACGTCCTTGCCTGCAACTCTTCCATCAATTATCTTATTATCTAAGGAATAAAGCTCCCTTCCATATTTTTTAGCCATTTTCTCCCATCCACCATTTATCCTGTCAGATATAATGGATTTGATATTGTCTGGTATTCTAACAATCCCGTTTTCCTCTTTCAGGTTATTTGGTTGGTTTAAGAATCTAAACCAAAGATTCTGACTAAAATCATCTACATTGGCTTTCGGAACATCTTGACCAAAAAATTCCATTATTTTGGTTTTCAATCCTCTTTCGTTAGCATACACATCAGGTGTTATATTAGATGCCAGATATTCTCTAAGCTTTACAAACGGACCAATTTTATTCCATAATGTTTTTGGTTGTTTGTCCTTTACATAATTTTTATTTTTCTTTGCCATCTTTTTCTTCCTCTAAGAATCCAAACATTTCACCTGCGCAGTTACCAACAAATCCAGCTATGTAAGCTGCGTGTTCATCTTCTCCCACTTTAAAACCAAGAGACATATTACAATGTTGGCATACCGACATAGCTGCATGAAATGATTCATGACATATGTTTCGCATAGTCATCTCATTCTCACTTTGAAAGTTCCATAATAACTTAAAAGCTCTATCATCCCCCTTATCACGAACAAGATTCATAAAAGAGACTTCTGAATCTAAATCGCCTTCATCTCCCCATTCTCCTTCATGATCCAATTCTGCATTCTCAAAACGATCACACAATGTTTTGTAATCTAACCCTATGGTGATAATCAACTTTAGTGGATATATCACAAAATCAAATTCTTTTTCTTTCATTTTTCTTCCTCCTTCTTAAATTTGTGGTAAGCATCACAAACCTTGTCAACCAACCATCCCATTAGATAGGCAGCGTGCTCATCTTCTCCGGCGTCAAAACTGTAGTTAATATTAAGATACTTACAATAAAGGGAAAGACCGTGCAGACATTCGTGTCCTATGGTTCTAACATCCATATTAGACAGTGAATGAAACAAGAAACATATTTCTTTCCTGTGATTGGTTCGGTTTCCTACGAAAATAGTTCTGCTACCATAATCATCAGTCCACCCCTCCCAGCTCTGATCTTCTACTTCCAGGTTGGCGAACGTCTTAACTATATACTCTTCATCTGCCCCAAGCAATACCCTTACATTATAGGGGTATATGTCATTTTTATATAATACTTGTTTCATAACAAACTGTTTTTCAACAAAGATAAACAAAATAGCCGAAGATATACTCACGTACTTCTTCGGCTATACCTTTAAAGCTAAAACTTGTTTACTATTGAAGCAAAATCAATGATTATATTTTTATTTTCTTAATTTCTTCAATCATATTCTTATATCCGCAGAACTTGCTGTTAATAACATCGAAGATAGATTCTGACCAGCCAGCTATGTTCAAGATATTAGATCCTCTGTAAAACATCTCACTTCCATATCCTTGAATAGAAATAGAAACGATTTTGCAATTTGGATTCACTTTTTTAAACCCTTTCAAAAGTTCGGCGAATTTACCATATTTATAATTGGAACTTTTCTCCCATACAACAGATTCACCGTCTCCTATCTGCATATCTGAAATAACGTACAAGTTATCTACTTTGATCTTATCTTTAACGCACTTATCCAAGAATGCAAAAAGACCGTTTTCAGTGGCACCACCGCATTCTCCTCCGGCAGTAAAAGATTTTTTGTTATTCCATAAAACACCTTTACTTCTATCATATTCGTAATTGATAAGTTTGTCACCAAACATACCAATAAATACGTCAGGAAGCACAGAAGCAATCATACAGCCAAACAAGTTGCCAATGACAGCCGTACTTGTTTTGCTAAAGGCAGACACCTCAGAAGATCCTCCCATATCTCCACGTACAGAGCCAGAGTGGTCAATCAGGATAGCCGACCGCCCCTCTAATACCGGCAGGTTCTTGCAGGAGATGGTTATGGCTTTCTCCAACGCATCTAAAATCTTATCTTTGTTACGCGCTGTTAATTTAGCACGTTTTTTATCCGACTCAAATACAATATCATTATCGGAACCATCAGTGCCTATATTTTCAACCTCTTTGAAAGCTGAAGCAAAACGGAAAGGAAGCATCTTCGAATTAAGCACCTTCTCTTCTATTGTAAGCTGCCTACAAACTTCATCTATTTGATCAGGCGCGTATTTGATTATGTTTACAAGGTTACGAACCATATTAAAAATAGGCATGCCTTTTACATTAGAAACCACGTCCCGAATAGCGTCACCTAAAGCTTCTTTCTTTTCCTTATTGTCTTTCTTATCCTGTCCGGCTTTAGACATTTCTTTTTCAAGAATCTTGCTTTCGTATAATCCAGACAAAGACCGACCTTCTATAAGGTACTGGAAAGCCGTTTTGTTAGCCTGATTGCCTTTAGGGTGAAATAAGTTTACGAGGTCAACCATAGTAATGACCCTACTGTCCATCTTGTACTTGTCAATCCGATACGGATCAAGACCTTCCAAAGCCGTCTTAAATCCTTTCTTAATAGCGCTGGATATTCCTCTTAACTTCTTTGGATTTTTGTCGTTAAGAGCCGCATAACAGCCAAGGATTTCGCTCATATCATCAGGACGCATAACGATCTTGTTATAGAACCTTGAAGCCCATTCCTTACCCGATGCTTTGCTGGCAAGGACAGAAGCCATAAGATGCGTTACTGACCTAAGCTTTCCTTCTTTCCTGACATACAATGCTGTTTGTGCTGCAAAATACGGATCCACCTGATCCATAAGGTCCTTAATCCTGTTCACCTTATCTTTTTCTTTCTCATAATAAGAATCGGATAACATAGTAGTCATTACCGTAGCTACCAACTCTTCTTCTGAGTTAGGCTTATACGCCTTCTCTCCCATGTGATTCACGATCGTAGGTTTAACACCTTCATCCTTTTTGTTAAACTTTCCCATTTGTTGTTGTTTTCTTTAAAGTGTTATACAAAAAAAAGCAGTGATATTACTACCACTGCTTGAAAAAAAATATATCAAAATGAATACTCAATGAGGGAAAAGCCGAAGTTAGTGTAAACAATGAAATAATGGATTTGAACCATCGACCTATACTTTAAAAGAGTATCGCTCTATCCATCTGAGCTAAATTCGAAGTAACTAACCCCATCACCACTCATTAGTTTCTTATGTCTTCCAAACAGAGGAAAAGCGGAGCCGGATCTAAAATGAAAATATCGGATTCGAACCGATGAAAAGCAAATGTACCTGATGCTGCGTTAAACCACTACGCTAATTTTCGAAGTAACCGGACTCCTCACCATCTGTATATTTTATTAAAACAGGGATAACTTGGAAGGTGTTTTAAAGGAGGTTTTGATCTACCAACTGATCTAATTTTTCTTGCATGAAAAATATAGGACTCGAACCTATGACACAAACCGAAGTATCACCTTCCATCACCACTGTCTTGTATTATAATCTCTCTTGATTACGATGCAAATATAGACACTAAAATATGATTTACAAATTAAAATGATTTAAAATGTATTAATTTGGATAAATTACTTTAGAGCCATAATTGGATTACCCCATCTTTTTTTCCACTCCTTGCCTAAATAAGATATAAGATCATTGTAGTTTGTTATAAATCCTCCGTCTATTATCGAACTTATGGCTATTTCTAATTCCGTTATATCATTAAGTTGTTCTTCCGTTGCCATATTTCTTATTCCATCCTCATGTTTATTGAATACAATAAAATTAATAGCCTTTGCTATCCTTTTTATCTTATCAGATAATTCATTTTTGTTTTTTACAAGTGATCCTACAGATTTACATGTTCTTATATAAGCATCACCTGCCATATTTCTATTCTTGATAAGGCCATCAGTAAGCCATATAACTACACTCGCATATATATCTGGATCTAATTCCAATGCAACCATTACAAAGAAATAAGGATCCACAAACCATTTCTGATCTTTTCCTTTTCCTTTTCTGTAAGCCATATGATATTTTTTAAGATCAGTCAACTTGCTAATACACAGATCGTTTTTTGTACTGCGATTTTTACCGCAGTACATATATTGTTTATATTCAGTCTCTTAACTAAAGCATACATTTTCTCTTGAAATCCTTTTGTACTCATTAAATCATCTAATCTTTTTGGAGCCAAACCATGTTTTTCCCTCTTTTCAGTCAAAGCTTCCATTACCTCTGTTATACACACAAAACCGTCTTTTGACATAACAGAGATGTTTCTACCCAACAATTCTCTGCTTTCTGATTGCAATAACACGTTACTTTTCATAATTTTACATCATTTTATTGTTAATAAATAAGCGCCTATCTGTCCGAGATGGATCGATAGGCGCTACAAACATATTCAACTATTATTAAATCACAAAATAAAAACTACTTATTTTCAACTTATTAAATATTGTAATTTATCTATTCTTAATCTTATCCTCAGAAATCAACCACTGGAATATAATCTTCCGGTTGCTAATTACTTTCTTTATCCTCATCAGCATCCAACTTCCTCTTAACCTATCAAGCCATGACCGTCTAAAATTAAGAGAATCAGGATTAACCGACTTATTTATATCGTTATCGTCCTTGATCCAGATAGGTGTTTCAGATCGGTCATCGTCAACCCTATTAAAGAAGTCGTTTAACTTATGTCTTCTATATACTTCAGTATCCAGAACCTCGGTATGGTCGCCTACGATCTTCGGATACGATATACGTTGCGCTAAATTATTCTTTTCTTCTGGAACAAGATGAATTTCACCTGAGTTGTTTGTGTCGTTGTAGATAGTTATCGTATCTAAACCTACTTTTCTATCAAGAGTGTAATTCACATCATCAACGTATTTCCTTGCGTCAAGCTCATACTCAACAGAAGCCAGCGTAGAACCATTATATTTCTCTTTTATCGGAACTTCTAATATAAATGGATATGTTGTTCCATAAAACGTTTGAAAGCTTTTATTCGTCAGCAAATGACTCCATAAGCCACCTTCTTCGTCTGATGCCGGGAAGTTTATACCTGTTTGGAAATATTGTTGCTGTTCTATATAATAGTCGGGGCAGAACGAATAATAAGAAATCCATTCTTGCTTCAAACACGAATACCCGATAGTGAACGACACATCCTTGAAATACTGTTCGTCTTTTAAGGATATTTCCTTATCGTTTGACAACACCTCTGTTTCATTGTACAAGAACCTTCCACCATCATATTTATAATATGCCGGGTTCTTAACAGGTATATAATCTTTTTTCGTGATAAGTACCCTCTTATACCTATTATCCCATCCAAGAGACAGACCAAGACCTATAAATTTATTATCCGTATCTTCTTCTGTCATCTCTGTACCGGTTAAGATATTAGTTATTCCGTATCTAAGAATCTTAAACGGAAGATGACGCTTAAGCCAATGTCTGATACCTACACTAAGTTCCTTAAGATTACGTCCGTTTGGATCGGTCATGAACACCTGTGCTCTTTTAGTATCTACCCAGAAATGACCAAATTCTGAACTAATTATTTCAGTACTCTGGGTTCCAGAATAACCAAGGTCGGTCGTGTTGTACTCCAGAGGCCGGGACGCAAACAGACCGCCGGTGCCCATCTCAGCCTGCCCTGGGGAGGTGCGCTCCTTGATTACGTCTATGGCGTTATGGAGCGAAACCTGGTCCTCAAACCTGACAAGAATCTGATCGGATTCAATACGCTTCATGTGAATAAGCTTCCCGTTACTGGTTGGGAACTCATGATAATCCATAGGCTTGTACGTCAACCACGGATCTGTTTGGCTATTTTCAGATACGTCAGCCCTACTCCATATAACACCATTAGGTCGCTGGTAAGCACAGTCATAGAAACGACGTTCGTATGTTGCCGGCAATACATTAGGTGTTAATGTCATTCTTGATGAGTATATAGGACTTATCTTATAATCATTGTCCCTATGAATAGATACGTTCTTTTCTTGTGTCCACCATACAAAATCTCCTACTTTTGGGTAGAATAATTCATGGGACTGAGGTCCCTCTAATCTGAAATTACAATTTATTTCAGACTCTACAAGGAACTGAGGTATCCCATAGAACCATGTATAAAATCTTCCATTAACGTACCTGCCGGATGTGTCACCATTTAATTCGTATAAGCTCTTCCTGTTTGGATAAAAAGCGTATCTTCCTTTATTAGATGATGTCCAGCTATTGAAACGTTCGTTATCTATTGTCTCAAGAGCGTCTTCTCCAGTATCATAATTAACAAAATATCTTGGATACCCTACATTTCTGTAATCCATGTATGGGAATGGTATCATGTCTCCAATACCAAAAGCGCTATTATAAAAAACAGGGAATTTTCTTTTTAATGAGAATCTTGTTATTACCGTATCGCCACCGAACATCAGTTTCTTTTCATTAGTGAAAAAGCCACATCCACCTATGGAAATCCATTTTATATCTTCTATCTGTCCATATTGATCCGGCCTATATCGCATAAGTCTCATATACGGAGAACAGATGTACGATACTGTTTTGGATTGCTCGAATGTTCTTCCTGCTACAACATCACTTCCAGCAATAACCGAATCATCTATGCGGCTACTGTCGTAATTGTAAACATAGTTCGGATATTCCAATAAATATTTCGATTTACCATCTCCTTTTTCACCTGGATCACCAAATGATAAAAATAACGAAGATTCACGATCTATATTATTAACGAATAAGAAACGTCCCTCATTATCATTTCTACCGGTTCCCCATTTAGAAGACATACTGGCATCCATCATCGGATATACGCCAGACTTAATGTACTTAACAGAAGATAAACCACGGGCAAAATTTCGTTCATACTTATCCTGATCTGTTATGCCTATCATTGAATTATATAATCCCACAGAAGTATAATACCATGCATGATTACGTCTTGGTCCATTGTTTATAAACGTATTAAGCCAATCATAACGGTACTTACCGTACAATATCGGGCCTTTAGCAAGAGTCTGACTGATGGTTGACACCATTGAAGAAAACAGCATGGCCACGCTTAAATTAGTCAGGAATCCTCCTCCGGTAAGACCGGCCGACCCTCCTATGTATCCAGACTGCGCCCTTATCTGAAGCTCTTCTGCTATCATAGCTGCTATTGTAGCACTTGATTCAACTGCGGCAAGCGACGCAGCCATCGTGTATGCGGCAGGACCTAAGATAGTCCATTTTGGATGATCTTCTACAGGTACGAAACTGCCCACAGACATTCCTCTTTGAAACCCGTCTATACATACTTCATTTGGAAGTTCTGGCTTGTTGAAATAAATATCAGGTGAACAGAATGAATACCACACGTTTCCTCCTTTGTCGAAAGGATGAGATATAAACTCGTCTCTTTTGCCAGACGTATAATTATATTGATCTTGTGATAGGTCATTATATGGGTAATTAGGATAGATATTTACATTACCATCGTCTCCTATGTATCTAAGCATATCGTAGGCCAATCCTGAAGCCACAACCGACCTATTTAGTCTCCTATCTCCACGATACAGTTCATATCCTACAATCGTATTTCTTTGTTGTTGCGTAATCAAACCAGAATCCACTGCAAAATCCAAAAACACTTGTATGGTGTTCTCATCTACCATAATACCTACCGGATATATTTCAGAAGCTATGTCATATCCACGTTCATCACTGTTCATGAATGGTATATGCTTATTATCTGGAAACCGGTAATGACGTATAGGTTGCTGGCAAAATACGGTAGAAGTATCTACCCCTCCATAAGAATGACCCTTGAAATAAGATAATCCATTTTTGTCTGACAAAGGAGCACCATAATATTCTGTTAACTTATTCATAATATTAGAATAAGCTTCTGATTTTTTTGGATCATCATAAGATCTGCCTGTGTCTATTTTCATCCTACTACTATCATAAAGTTCAAAATTAGCAGGATATTTCTCAGATGATTCCCAATATGCAAAATCTCCGTATTTATAAGGACGAGGCTTGCAATTGATGGGCCTATCTCCACATGTCTGACATTTTGATGCAAATAAGACAGTTGATCTAAGTGTTATAGAATCCACAGATAAATCAATTTTATTTACCTCCTTTTCTCTTATACCAAAAATATACGGATATATGGTTTTACCTGTAGCAAAAGAAACGCCTAAAATAGCACGAGACGGCTTCTTGCTTGGTTCCTCCTCCTCGTCTGGAGTATCCTTATTCTTATATTCACAGAATTGTATTTGCCTGAATGTCATTATCCAAGGAACAGCTACAACCGGCGATTCTATTGTTACATAAAAATAATCTTGTTTTATCGTTTCTTTAAAGAATTTATCATCTATAGTTCCCCATGCGGGTCTTGCTATATTGATAATAACCGAATGTTCTGAAGCATGTTCCGGCCTATCGAAATCTACTGGTATTGTGCCAAGTGGATTCCATGTCTCTATATCCTTCCAAAAAGAAACACGAACGTAATTGGTAGACACAGCATCCATTATACCATCTACCTTTCCGAGAGCTTCAAGATAAAGAACCTTATTTTCTTCCTTATATCCTTCTATATCCCATTCCTCCGGCCTATTGATTCTAATAAACCTGGCATTGGTCATTACATTCCTTACAAACTTACGAACTACAAACTCAGAAGCAAATCCTATATTAAGTTTATCTCCAGTAGGATTTTCGAATGTAGCATTATTTACATATCCCTCAAATTCCCAATCGGTTTCAGGTATTCCGGTGTCCGAATTTTTGTATATCATATCCTGGAGCTTGTTGGACGCATCAGGCCAGAACTGTTCAATGCAATATTTCGGTCCGTTCTTTGATCGGTATTGATCATTTATTACCGTACTCGTTGATCTACCAGCCCTCCAATCTCCTTTTCCATTTATCTCTTGACTCCACCCATCTATATGTAAAATATATCCTCCAAGGATGTAATTGTTATTTTGAAAGTTATTATAATCAGACCTTGAAACAGTAGGATCCGAACAATAATTTTCAATATAACAACCACATGTACAAGGCATAGTGTCAAGAACGTATATAGCATCTGACACTGTTTTTAATATACTCCCTGGTTGTAAATACGGATAGAACTCAGAACAAAGATGTCGTTTGCCATCGCCGGATACCTTACCTGCGTCATCACCAAAAAAAGCTTCATCCATCCATTCAGACAAAGAATCCATTGTATCGTAATTGAATAGAACAGAATACTTATTCTGGTTCTCACCTCCGGTTGTATATAAATAGTCGGTAGACACGTGCTCCATGTCTTCTAATTCTTTATATATATAATCTTCCACAAGACCTGTTATCAAAGGAACTGGAGCAGACAATATAGATTCTTGACGATGGGAAACTTCGCAGTCTCCTTCCATTTCTGGTAACCCAATATGATCAATTGGTTCCATATAATCCTGTGCTCCGTCTTCTCTGTAATTGGTAGCTATATCGCATATCTGTCTTTCATTGTCTCCATTCTCCTTATTGTTACAAGCTACAAGACCTATATTTTCAGACAAATAATTTATCGGAGTTCCTACAATATCATCATAATCGATAATAAATCTTGACTTCCCTTTAAAAGTAGCGAAATTGCTTTCCACTATAACAGTTTGACCTACGGTAGCCGGGTTATTACACTCTTTCTGTTCTTCATCTATAACAACCGCATCGTCGTCAATCAATACCCCATCTCCTGCCGTATTGCTATACTGCCATACATATTTCCTTTCCACTCCTGAACAATCCGGAGCATATGCGTTTATAGACTGGTATGGGATACTGTCTTTGTTCATTTCCTCTCTTGCCTTATCAGAAGGTGGGGGAACAAGAACGAATGCTGGAGTTTTATAACCGGTAGATGTCTTAAACGAGATAGAAAACGGATACACTTCATTCCTCATATATCCCACATACAACGAACAAGCATTACCATCCTTATATAAATCTTCGTGGGCTACAGACGCCTGCCATTTCAAGAAATGCCCCATAAGAGAAACTACAGGCTGTAAATTCCATTCTTTTTCTGCCGTAAGACCATATTGAAGAAGACGGTTTCCAACCGATACTATTCCTCTTGATGTATTATATATGGCTCTTTTTAAAGAAATATGTTCAAATGTTGTCCTCTTATTATTAAGATCAGAATAATAGTATATGGTCTTCTCTGTAATAGGATGAATACCTTCTATAAAATAATCAACTACAGGTTGTGTTTCACCATTGTATCCTACAGTATTCTGAATAACAGCCACCTTGTAATGGCTGACTTGCCTATCCAGATTAGACACCTTAAGTCTTATACCAAGATTAGTTCTTTCTCCCCATTTACCATCATTTATCCTGATATATTGCTCATCAAATACATGAACAGGGTTAGTTAATGAAGTATAGTTAGTTTTCTCGTTACCAAATTCATCGCACAAGGCCACAGCAAACTGATACACGCCCGCACGTAGGCTGCCCCCGTACTCTATCTGTACCGGCTCTACGCATGGCTGGTCCAGTAGCGGAAACACCCTAAGTTTCTCACATGCCAGAAAACAACCATTTTCCTGCATGAATCTATCTCTATCGTATTCTTTATCACATATCTTATACCCATGATAATGATACCATATATCACCTTCATCATCAGGAGTCAGAGCCTTGTCTACAATAACATACCTGGGAGGATTATAATCGTCCGTCCAGTAAATACACTTACCACATTTCTCTGTCTTTATTTCTATGGTTTTTATAGGATGATAGATAGAGAATTTAAGACACAGATCTTGCTCGTTGTCTTCAAGCAAAGTTTTCATGCCAGAACACAACGATTCCGATCCTTCTACCATAGATTCTATATCAGAATCAGATAAGATACTTGTATCGGATTCAGGCTTGAAATAAGTTATCTTAGATACGCCCGTTTCAGGATTTGTTATAAAAAAATAGATATTGCCTGAAGTAAGATCATTCTTGTAACCAATAACTTTAAACCCATCGAAATCAATGCATTTAAGATTACTATGCTCGTTAGATCTCATCCCAACATTACCATCCTCGGATTCGATGTTGGCATTCAAGGCAAACGTATAATGCTGATCCGTAAGACTCGACGGATGCAGATCACGATTCATACCTGTTTGAGGAACCGCTATGTTTCTGTTATCTTCTGATGCCATCTTTGTAACTGTTTGTCACAAAGATAGCAAAAGAGATTTAATCATGGGCTTTCAAAGTGAGCGTAAAATGGCAGATAATCACCCTGTCTTATATCTTTTACCCCTAATCAACACAGTGCCATCACCGCCGGCTCCGGCATAAACCATAGAGTATCTGACGCCGCCTCCTCCGCCGCCATAACCTCCACCTCCTTTACCAGATCCGTTTGTTGATCCTCCTGTGCCAGATCCTTCACTATAATCGGATATTCCGCCTTGGAATACTACTCCGGTATTGGTTTCTCCGCTTCCACCACCGGCATTTCTTTTACCGCCGGATTCTCCAAAATCTCTGGTAGTATGACCTTGACCTTTGATTACTCCATAGTTTTCTCCATTAGTGTCTCCACCATCCGAAGCACCATCTTGCGTATATGTCGAACTGCCGGCACTACCACCATCTCCTCCCCTCCGCTTATTAGCTCCCTTTCCTCCATTTGCTCTATAAGACGAGCTCATAAATTGAGAATAACCACCATCTTTACCAGGAGAATTTTGTTCGGCTTGATAAACCCGTGCTCCTCCTTTTCCTACTGTTATAGAAATAGATTGACCAGGTTTTACAGCAATAGCTTCTCCGTCTTTCCAGCCCTTGCTATCAGACTTGAAGGTCTTGGTATAACCACCTCCCCCGCCGGCAGAGCTGCCACTGCCTCCTCCACCAACTAAAAAGACATCTACGGAAAAACAGCCATCAGGAACTACCCATGTGTAATTGCCGGCCGGATAAAACCTTATGATAAAGTCTTCAAGCTCCCTATTTTTTATCAAGAAACGACGCCTCATAATATACTAAGGATTACCCCCCCCCATATATATAATAAATTACTGTAAATCATATAATTATATTTAACACGTATAATCAAACAAATACAAAGAAAGAGTTATTAGAATAAAGACTGGTATCCTTTGCATATGTCATACAATCAACATCCTCATCTGCGTTTTGTATAAGGTTTCTCTTGCCATCATAATTATTAGAAAACATAAAAACATATTTTCTATTGTTTATCTGAAACCTATATATAATGCCATGTTGTTCACTTGGAGCAGGAGTTGGATTAAATTTGATAAATATAGCATTACTTCTCTTTTCTATAACCTCAAAAGAAACTATACTCTGAGTATGAATGTTAAAACATGACCCTTGCCTAAGCTGATTCAATACATTATTAACCTTATCTGGGCTAACTGTATCGGATTCATCTTTACTCATTAAATCAAGCACCTCAAAATAAGTATCATGATCGGTATCAATTTCAACACAATGATAAATGGCTTCATTACCAGATCTCTGTTCCTCAAAATATCTTCCCCTACTCATAAAAATACTCCTTCCGATAATAACCGAGGAAACTAAACCCTTCCGACTCCTTCCTCAAAACATCATGCCGATTCCAATACTTTTCTAAGTCGAAAGCCTCTCTTTCGAATACGATATTATGATATGCCTTATCATGATCGCGATATATGCACAACCTAATCAGGTACTCAATTAAATACCATGCATAATATAAAAATATCGGAATAAGAGATAGCCACAGCATCCACCATCCTACATTACCGAATAAGAGACACAATCCTATTGTAAGCAATGATATAAACATACCAAAACAAAACATTGTATGATACTGATTGCAATGTGCCTCCTCATGATATTCGGCTCTCAATGATATACTATCACGTTCGGTAAATACGGCTCCAAATAACATAATTGTTTTGTAGCCGTCAATGAACGTAAATAACTTAGCTATTTTTGATTTATAATATATTTTCATTGCTAAAAAATATTTTATACCAATTGCATAAAGTCAAAAACTCAATAGGAGAATTAACTTCATCCCATTCCCATTCCTTAAGGTAGGACTCTAAGCTGCTTCTATCAACGTCTTCACATCCATGAAGAAAAACCAGATGAGGCATAAATAGCTCTCCCCCTTCCAAAGACTTGTTAAACTTATTAACCAGCCTCTTTCTAAACTTAGGACCGTACCATGATTTTTCATTTGTAGATCCAAGACAATAGTAAGAATTGTTTTTAACCTTAATACCAAACCATTTACATACGTATGGATGATATACTCTATCTGCTAAGAATATAAATGGCTTATACCATAGGCAATGCCAGAATGTACTGCACTCGCCTCCGAACTTCTTAAAAGCCCATCTGAACCCTCCAGAGAAGTACCAGTTGTTAGCACCTCTCTTAACCTTAACTTTGTATTTAAGATTCTTGTTACGGTTGCTAACCCTATCCCACGGCTTGACCTTATCGGTATCCATATCAGGAAGGAATGTCCAATGATGAAGCAAGGCACTGTAATAAGGATTGTATATCTTGTGTCTGTTTCTAATAACATACTCAAAAATATCGTATCCTGCTTGCCTGGCTTCTTCAAATCCTTTTTCTGACAAGAAAGCTAATATAGGAGCCAGATTCCAGATCTGATCTTGTGAAGTGAATGGGGAGAAGCATGGATCTTCGTCTTTCAACTCTATACCATTAGTGTACCCGGAACTTATCTTGGTAAGACCGAATTTGCTTGCATCTTTGCTATGGATATCGTCTCTTAAAAAAAATCCTTTTTCGAATTTGAAATAAATACCTTTATTGCTATTAAAAAATAGATCATAAGTAGTATCGGCAAGACGAGTAAGCACCAGTATCGCATTACGAACATCATCTTCTGTCTTGTTACCAAGAATCATTTCCGTATATACAAACTGAAGATACTGGGCCAGGTTAATGGTTCCGTCGCCGACCCAGCCTACCCCGTTCTTCACCGACGACAGTGGGATGCACGAGGCCTGCTCTGTGTAGCTGGAATCATAAACGAAATCCCTATAGAAGACTTCTTTTATCTTATCGTATTTACTCCACAGATCTTCCATGCCATTACCCTATTACGATTACACAATCTCGTTTTTCTTTATTGTAGACCATCGTACCCATCTTAGTGTACAAACCTTTTATATTTTGGTAATTGGTTTCACCATGAGCCAAAACGTTGGTAGTGATACTGTCGGAGTAAACTTCTTCGCCGCCTTCGTTAATGAAGTTAAATCCTTGTTTAACCATCTCTCCTCCGAGGTAGGCTGTAAAAGACACAACGACATTTCCTCGCCCTCTATTTCCATACCAATTACCATAGATATCAGCATTGATATTAGGCTCCGACTCGTCCATGCCCGGCGCTGATAGCAAGGTCTTCATCTTAATAAGTGCCCCTTCGAGTCCTGACTGCATGTTATCACCACCATAAATAAGGTAATCACCTACCTGTTGTTGGGTAGTAGCCCACTGCTTACTCCATCCAACGTATTTATTATCTACATCCGAGATGCCTGTATTGGTGAACCCAGTTGCAGTATCAAAATCAGAACCGTCTTCTGATTCCCATCCGTATCTAAGAACAAGATAATCGAACTCAGGAATTACAACGACCTGCTCGCCGGCAGCTTGTGTGATTGTAACACTCTTACTCTCTCCACCAGCCGTTACCTTAGCTACGCCTCTACGATCTTCAGCTACCGGATTAGGGCCGGCTGTGAAAATGATGTTTGCCGGTCCTACGCCTCTCATTTTGTCGGCAGTTACTATTTCGCTTGCACTAACTTCTAACATTTTGTTTATTTTTTTAATATTTCGAATACGTATATCCAACTCGACAAAAATACTATTGGGCAGTACATTGTCTCTACCAAACTTGCATCTCCTTTAAATTGCCTGATTGACCAAACAATCATAGATGCAATAACGCCAGACAAGTATATAAATAAAACTACCTCAATCATACCATTTTAAGTATATCGTCAATAACTGGATACGCCTTAGTATATATCTCAAACTCAGCACGGCGCCGTCTAAGAGGTTCGTACATGCCTTTCAATGTCATACCCATCATCTTAAGTTCGGTCTTAGCATTTTTCAGCTTAACCAAATCTTGCTGTGCATACAACTTAAATAAATCGGCAGCACCTTGTGCTTCTCCATTATACATCAGTTCCTCAAAGAATCTCATCTTTACAAAATTATCTACATAATCCAAAACCAGGCCTTGAGGCGTATCTGGTATAATTATATTAGATTCTCCGTCAAAGGGAAGAGACCGATACTGCATGTAAATAGGTCCATCGAAATTAGCATACAGGAATCCGTTTACGATATTTATCTCATACGGACTATCCTTTATTGCTTTATTCCGGCATCTACTCAAACAAGAATCACGAAGCATAGGCTTAGCAAGACCTAACATTACCGGCCGGTCATAATAGCAACGAACTTCATGATCGCGATCATGAACATTGATATAAAATTTTTCAACTATCACTTTCTCGCATTCGTCTTTACAACATTCATCGCAAGAACACCACCTATAACTTCTTTCGGTACGTTCTTTCCAGGCTATTGTATTTTGAAGTTCTGGTATCACCTTGTCACCTTCTGGCACCTCATATCCTTTAAAATCACATTTAAAAGCCAGAATAAGATCAAAGTAATCACCAGGCATACGGGCCTGCCCTCGCTTGACATCCACTACCGCTTCTTTGCGCATAGTAATATCGCCTCCAAACTTCTTCAGGGCAATTTCTACCCATTTGTAGATGGATACCTCATCTATCAGATCACGCTTGTCAAATGATCTTAAAGACGATTTTAACTCTATGATATAATTTTCGACTGTCATCTCTTAAAAAAAATGGAGGACAGGAAACGAACCTGACCTCCACAAAGATATAAATAATATGTATAACGCCCTATTTTGTGTTTTCAAAATCTTTTCTTCTAACGTATTTACAGCTATTTCTTTTTCCATTCTTTCTTGCTCCGCCCTTTTATGTTCAGCCAAAGCAATGGATTCCGCTTGCTGAGCTCTACGATACTGCTTAGCCCATTCTTCGGCTGCTTCTGCCGGATCAGTAAAATTTGGAATAGAAACCAAGTTTGATGTTAAAAATTCTTTTATCTTCGAGTTACACCATAATCTAAAATCAGTATCCAACCATCTCGCAAAATCTATGGCGAGATCTTCAAACATCCATGTACCTCCTCCATTTTCAGGACTTCCAAACATGGTTGTAACTATCTGATTCTCAGAAAGGTGGGAAAATCCCACCATTGACTTAATTAATTGATTTACAGACGGCAACCTTAGATACTCGGCAGGTTTCTTATTGAATGCTTTTGCCATCTGCGTGGCATTTAACAATATACCATAAGAAGTTTTTATAAAAGAAACATTATGGCCATTATAGCTAAAAATTTTAGATAATTTTACAGATAAATCCATTTCGTTGGATTCTGACGTCAAAATAATGTTACTACCCTTCGCATTGTTTTGAAAATTGTTTACCTTTGCCTCCATAGAGCTTTATTTGTATAAAGATATTTTGTTAGCATTATATCCGTCCGCTTGAGAAAGTAGACGGATATGCAAAAGTAGCGATTATCCTGTATCCACAAAGGGTGATCGCTACTTTTTTTTCTACGACTTTCTATGTCCTAATTCTTTATCTTCGAAAACTCTCTTAATCTGGAAATCTTTAAACACCCTTCTTTTGGCAAGTATTTCATTGTACATAAATCGGTATCTTCGTCCTTTATTCATTTTAACCCTTAACTTCTTTTTCAAGCTATCTTGTATTACAAAATGGTAATATCTTTTAGAGTCTGCGAAATCCATAGCCAGGTGGTTGTAGAGGTAGCCGTTGGTTCCGAGCCTGCTCACGATGTCCAGGTCCCGTCTGACGGCAAAGCGCTGCCCCGGTATAAGTACATGGCATAAGTATCCTACGTTGTCTACGTAAACACCGGCATCAGCTTCCACATAATGTTCTGATACGGTTTTCCATATAATAGACAACAGCCTTAAAACCTCCCCTCTGTCTCTTATCATGCCTTTCTTAAAACCATTCTTTCTCTTCATAAGACGATGGTAGTAAGCTGCAAAATATGGTGATTGTATTGATGTTCTTTTCATCATTCAAAAATTAAAATTATACATTTCAGATAATTAACATTAGAACGTATTGTCGCATCAAAATACTATTCTATATTTGCAAAGTCTACCGATCCTCACGGACAGGTAGACTTATATTTTACAAAATTAAAATCGTAGTAAAGTTATGAAATCAAATGTTGTTTTACAATCAAAAGATCTAGTTTTGTTAGGAATGAATGTGTCTGTTATGTCTAAAGATGGTTACATATGTATAACAGATGCCGTATCAGCCATGAACAAAAAAAGAAAAGAAAAAGGGTTAAAAGAAAGATGGATTAACGAAATAATGCTAACTTCTTCTTTTAGGGAGAGATGCTTCGAGCTTTTTAATAAGTTGAATGACAGGGACTTATTGAGTAGGAGGAATCTCGGACTCAAAGATAATATCCTGAATATCAGCAGCGTAATGGATCTTGGGAAATTAGACCTTGCCTACAAAAAAGGAAAAGGAGTAGATCAAAAATGGTTTGTAAATCCTTATCTGTTTGTTATGATTGCATTAGAGATGGATCCAGAGATTTACGCAGAGGTTGTCATTTGGCTCACGGATGGCTTGATAGAAAACCGGAACGAAGCCGGTGATGCATACGTTAGGATGTGCAGCGCAATAAGCAGAATAGTTCCAAACAAGAATGACTTGAAAGACAATATAAAAAGAGTTGCTAAAGCTATTAATTTCATTGTTTTCAATAAACACGAAGATGGGATAAGGAATACTGCCAGTAAAGATGAGCTCAATGATATAATAGCCATAGAAAACGTCATAGCCTCTGTTGTTGATGACGGTTTTATCAAAGATTACAATTCCTTGATAAATTACCTCGGAGATAAATGGAAAAGAAAATGGGGGAATCCTGTTCTTGCATTGAAATAGTACAAAAAAAATACCCGGCCAAACTATATAATTATGGCCGGGTATCCAATAAAAAGAATCACTGAACAATTTGACTTTTCTGATTGGAATCAAGATTCGGATTTTCATCGACAGGAATCTGTAGCCTGAACGCTACTTCCTTTATCGTCTCTGCTACCACGTACTCAATTAGCTTGATAGGACAGATAAATTCGTATTCCCATTCAGACTCACACCCTTTAGGTGTAGGATCGCAGGCCATTAACTCCAGCGCCTTCTTTCTTCTTGTTGTAAAAAACTCTACGTTAATAAGCTCTATATGAAAATCCGGTATATAAATATAGTCGTTTTCTACATAATAAAAAGGACGACGTTCTTTAACGTATTTAGCATACGGTCTTTTTTGTTCATTGCGATACGACTTTATTTCAGCGAACTTAAAAAATATGGTATTATCTACGTTAGTCACCTTAGTAATAGCCGGTCTAAGGGCAGAATAAAGAAGTCCTGGAAGTTTATGCTTTGACCGCATAAGCGTATTACATAACGCAAATTCGGCATCGCAGCAAACTATTTTATCAACTTCAATCATCTCCAGGCAAGTAACGTAAGTCAGGAGCCGGTGGTCGCCAAGCAACGTCCCATCATCCCATCTCTGGGCTGTATAAGATTCGGCTTTGGTTCTACCGATATTCAATATCCATCTCCGACTAACATGTGAATCTTTGTCAAGGGCATGAATACCGTTTACGACTCTTGATACAAATTCACCATTTGTAATCATGCTCCCCTCCTTTCTTTTGCTCTTGATTCTCTTGATTTAGCATTCAAGATCCTCATATAAATCTCTCTTTCACTCATGCCGGATATGGTTTTTATAGCATCATCCAACATAACTTTCGTATATAAAGGTTTAGGGAATCCCTTTATCTTAACCGGATCAGGAACTAACTTAGCCTTCCGATATTCATAAAATCTTTTAGAAGTTACATTAAGATAAGAAACAGCCTCTTCCCCGGTATAATACTTAGCCGGATTAGCAAGTTGCGTCCATGTCTCAAGATCGTTGGCTGTAAGATGATCGCATTCCCCGCTTAAAAACATCTCCTTTATCTTATCGCATACCGCCGCACCGCTTTTACGCAGCGTCTCTGTCAGAATTTCTTTCATTTTCAAAACATCCTGTTTTAAACCTTAAAACAATAGAGGCAATGATTATCAGAAGAGTAACAGCCATAACAGACCACACTACGATATTGTGTTCAATAGGCATCTCAATATTAACCGTAACCCATTCTACACAGATATTAAAAATCATGCTATAGATCAATAACCTATGCCATATACAAAACCTGAACATTCTTGAAAAAGCCAAGAGAAATAGGTCCCATGATAGAGAACGACCTAATATCGGATACAGCCAATTAGTGATACTAAAAGGATAAAACTCATCAAAAATGCTGGCTAACATAATAACCTGCATCAACACAGGATAATACTTCACAAACGTCACATAGACATTCCTTTGCCCTTTACTAATAAAATTGTTGCTCATAATATGTTGTTGTTATGTTACTAAAATGGGGAAGGCGATCAGCACCTTCCCCTGGTTTTCAATCACTTTTTAGTGCTCGTCTTCTTTCTTTTCATCTTACCGCCAACACTACCGCCTTGACGCATTTTGGGTTTGTCCTTTTTATCAACTTCCCCACCCTGACGAGCTTTCTTTTTACAAGCCATGATACTAAAAATTTAAAATTGAATGATGTGCAATATTAATCATTTTTATTCTAATAGACAATACTTAAAACACAATATTATAATCTAAAATATTCAAGGGGAGAGAACTAAATTCCCTCCCCTTGCTAATTATGCTGGATTAAGATCCATTTGAGAATAAGCGTATTTCAAAGTACCATTTTCATCACCACACTCAGCTCCATCTACGATAAAGTTGTAAGAAGCAGGAGATTCATTATATACATTGAAAAAACCACCTTTCTTGGAGATATTTTGTTTTTCATACTGCCTAACAGTAGCGGTCTTATACACTTTGCCTTCGTAAGACACGTTTATAGTTCGTATATACCATGTAGTATATCCATTCTCATCTCCAGAATGAACATATCCGGCTAATATTCCTCCATTAACGGCCCCGAAATACGAACAAGAGCTTCCGGATTGTCTTCTCTGGGTTATTGTTCCGGTGATTATAGTAGCTTCAGATATCTCACGATAATTAGCATCCACCACCTTAATATCACAGGTGTAGATTCGGATATTTCCATTTTCATCACCAGTCCATTCGAATCCGGCAATACACTTACCAGCGCCAGGGTTATAAGAAACATTATCCCTCCTATATGTAGCCCAAGAGCCGTTTTTCAATGTAATATGCGCCGGAACAGGCTTAGCCTCTGCCTTGCCTTCTTGGTTGACTGTTATGTTAACAGTCTTCCCAGACTCATTTTGCTTCAATGTCACAGTGCCACTTCTGGAAGATGAAGAGCTGTTTGCGGATGAGATTATTACAAATGAATAATCATAGCCTGACAAAACAGGACAACTTACTCCTGATGGTTTTTCTGTAACTTCTGTAACCCAACTTGGTTTAGATAATACAGCGTATCCTATCTTACTTCCATTTTTCTTACTTTTTAATTGAATACATAAATATGAGTTATTTGCACCTCCATTTGCATCGGCATTCCAAGTGTTTTGGTTGGTACTAAATTCGTAAGTAACTGCAACATCTTGTGTGATGCTAAGAGTAACAGTCTTTCCAGATTCATTTTGAACAAAAACAATGTCACCAGATCTGGAAGAAGATGTTGTATTGGCAGATAATGTCACCACAGCCTCCATGCTTTCAGATGTCTGGTCTCTGTAATCAACAGAACACCAAGAAGGTTTCGATTTAACAGAATATCCTATATATGAATCATTCTTAGTACTTATGATAACTTCTTTAATATCCTGAGATTCTCCAGTTACAGACCTTGACTTGCTCGTTCTTCCATCATGGAACTGAAATTCATATGGTGCATATCCGCAACTTCCAATAACATACTCTTCTTTAGTATCAGAATTTCCGCAATCATCGTAACGAATAAACTTAGTTTTGGTTCCATTACATCCATTTTCTTGCCAAGAACCGTAAGATCCGCAATTACAGCAATTTCTACAACTTACAGAATATCGACGATCTATGCTACCAGAGCAACTATCACGATAAGCATTGTACCGAGTATAACCTACGCAGTCTCCTATTCCATAGTAAGACCAGTCAGTACAAGACTCTCCACCTCCATTAACCCATCTTGTGTCGTTATAAGAAGAAGAGCATGGATTGGTGTCACGTTGTTGCTTCTGAGACGTACACCCGTCACAACGGGTGCTTCCGGTATCCGACCAAGAAGGTGTTGTGCTATCAGGCAAGCAATCAGCATTCTTATTAGCTACTGCCTGACCTTGGGAATTTACAGCATCTTGAGCCTTCTTATTAGCATCAGCTTGACTGATATTGGACGTAAATGGACCACCCACCTGATCTTGGGTTACGGTAACAGACGAACCATGCTGACAGCTTCCGCAATTGTTTCTGGTGAAGACCTTACTTGCCTTACCGGTCCAGGTACAAGTGCCTTGTGCATCTGCAAGAGCCTGACCCTGGACCTCAACGGCAGCCTGAGCCTTGCTATTTGCATCTTCCTGACTTACGGTAGACGTAAAAGGACCGCCGGTTACATCATCTTGATCTATGGTAACCTTAGACCCGACACCGCCGTCAGCACACTGTTTTGTAAATTGCTTGCTATATGTTCCGGTCCAGGTACATACCTCATCTCCACCTTCTACCCAGCGTTCATCTGCTCCACCATAACATTCGTTGGTATTGACTTGCTTCTTATAAGATTTACCTCCTTCACATTTGGTTTCAAGCGGTTCAGAATCTACCCATACAGGATCGGTGTTGTCCATTTCGCATGTCCCGTTCTTGTTAACATAAGCCTGACCTTGGGCTTCTACAGCTTCCTGAGCCAACCTATTTGCCTCTTCCTGACTTTCATTGGAATAGAACGGTCCGCCTACCATATCTTGTGTTACACTCATCGGAACACCATGATGACATGATCCGCAATTGTCTTTTGTAAACTGCTTGCTATATACGCCTACAAACCTACATTTACCTTTTTGGTTAGCAATAGCCTGTCCTTGAGCTTTAACAGCTTCCTTAGCCTTATTATCAGCATCCTCTTGACTTACGAAAGAAGTAAAAGGATTGCCTTCAACATCAGCTTCACTTACCTCTACTTCCGTTCCTGAATCCGGTATTTCACAGTCGTTCTTTTGGAACGTTTCTGAGTAATGACCGGTCCAGCTACAAACTTTGTTCCCACCATCTACCCAACGTTCTTGATTGTGGGTTTCAGAACATTCGTTGGTATCATGTTGCTTTTTCTGAGACTTACCTTCATTACATCTAAGTTCTTCCGGAACAACGTCTTCCCATACAGGATCGGTGCTAAGTGGCGTACAGTTGCCGTTTTTATTAACATAGGCCTGGCCTCCTTCTTCTACGATCCTACGAGCTTCTGCGTCTGCCGCATCCTGGCTTTCTGTAGACGTAACAGGACTACCATTAACCATTTCGGCCGTAACCTCCATTTCTACACCCTTATGGCAAGCTTCACATTCAGGAACGAATCTCTTGCTGTAATGACCGGTATAGACCGTCATATTCTCACAATTACCCTTACTGTTAGCAATAGCCTGTCCTTGTTCTTTGACAGCAGCTTTAGCCTTGTTATTAGCATCATCTTGACTCACGGTAGATGTGAAAGGAGCACCAACAACATCTTGTTCGGTTACAGTAATCTTAGACCCTACCTGACCTTCATTACAATCGTTTTTGGTAAATTCTTCACTGTATTTACCAGTCCACGTGCAATGTCCGTCCCGGTTGGCTATGGCCTGGCCCTGCTGCTCGACGGCAGCCTGAGCGAGCGCGTTAGCCGCCTCCTGGCTTTCGTATGAAGTAAAAGGACCACCGATCACATCATCTTGGTCCACTGTTACCTGCGAACCTACGCCTTCTCCGTCGCAATTGTCTTTTGTGAATACCTTGCTATATACACCAACAAATTGGTTTTTATCTATGCAAGTGCCTTTCTTATTTGCAAGATCCTGTTTCTGTTCTTCCATAGCAGCCTGAGCGAGCGCGTTAGCCGCCTCCTGGCTTTCCCTTGATACAAAAGCATCCGGGTATCCAGCAAGATCCTTTTCAGTTAAATCGACAAAGCTTCCGGTCTGAGATTCAGCATCGCAATCATTTTTCTGAACACGAGCCGAAGCCTTTCCGACGAAATAATTTGGATCAGTAGCGCATTCTCCATTCAGGTTTGCCTGATCCTGACCATTTTTCTCTATATCATCAAGAGCTTTCTGATCAGCATCTTCTTGACTTACGTCTGATGTGTATTTACCGGCTTCTACCGTGTAAGTGTAAGGTGCTCCGATAAACCCATCTTCGCAGTCATTCTTATAAAATACTTTCGACTTCTCTACGTTATACCATAAATTGGTTTCACAGGTGCCATGCTCATTAGCATACCCTGGACCTTCAGCTTCCAAGGCTTCCAAAGCCTTCTGATTAGCATCTTCCTTAGAAACAGAAGAAGAGAAACGGCCGGCTTCTACAACGTACTCTACCATAGATCCAACTTCAGTTACCTCACAATCTGTCTTTTGGAACATTTTGGATTTCCTGTCGTTGTACCATTTTATGGTATTGCAAGTGCCATGAGAATTAGCATAGTCTTGACCTTTGGCATTCAACTCGGCTTCAGCCTTACGGTCAGCATCCTCTTGACTTACGAAAGAAGAGAACTGCCCGGCTTCGATCGTCATCGTAACCAAACTTCCTTCTTCGGTATCAGGATCGCAGTCGTTCTTTCTAAACGACTTTGATTTCTTGACATTGTACCATAATATGGTTATACAACGACCATGCTCATTAACCCAGTTCTGACCATTTTGCTCAATGTCTCTCATAGCCTTGTCATCAGCATCAGACTGAGATATGATAGACGTGTATTTTCCGGCCTCAACAACGTACTCAAGCTCTTCCCCTTTCTCTGTCTCAGGATTACATCCTTCTTTTGTGAAAAGAGCCGACTGCCTTTTATTTCTATAAACTACCTGTTCTTTTTTTTTATGAACTACCGTACATTCTTCAGATACGCTACCATCCCTGGAAGACACCCTTATCTTGACACTTCTGTTGGCACCAGTATCATTTTCATCAAAGTAAATATTAACCTTACTGTTAAGACTGCCTTCTTTCTTATCTATGTTCGCCCAACAATTACCTACTTTCATTCGCTAATCCTCCATCTTAAATTTTCGGGAGTTGTACTTACGTTGATTACCTCCGGTGATCCATCTGAATCAAGATCAACAACATCCTTGTCCAGGTAGATTTCCTCCTTATCCACAGACTCGCATTCAACTATTTCAATAACATAATCTTTTATATTACTTTCTATACTTAACTGCGTGCTTGTTTCATCACCCTCAATTTGTTCAAATTCCTTATCCAATTTAATGTAAGGAACGACCTTTCCAGGCTGATAAATAGGAATCAGTACACCATTTATAGTTATGTTCTCATTAACTTCATTCCCATCCTCATTGCCAGGCATGGAAACAATCATCGAAACTTGGAACGTGTCTTCAAGACCCGGATCACCAGGGAAACCATAATCAAGCCTAATATCATTGACATCAATATTTAGACCAGAAGCGATGGTAAATGTCTTTATAACACCCTTTATACCACTATCTCCTGTAATAAGGGCATTGATAGAAGCGGCGTTGGTAGTAATAAGGATCTGCTTATCTCCACCAGATACAGGGAACTCCAGCCTACTAACCGACACTTCTGTGATCTTAATACCTTTTTGCTTGAAAGTAATGGCTTTCATGCTTTCGGTATCGGACTTCTTCACAATTCGGATAGTGATCCTATCTTCCCTTCCTTTCCAAGATGGAGCATCGAAATTCATTTTATCACGACCGACACCTTCCTTCTTATCTGAGGTAAGCCAAGAACCATCATCCATCTTATATATTCTTTCTTTGCTCATAATAACCCTCCTTCATTAAAGTATCAGTTCCCATTCAACGCCATCATCTACCACAACCTGTACCGTAGCCGTACCGCCTGTGGCTTCAAATGTTATGTCAGTAGGAATAACATCAAATATCTCTTGTACGCCAACACATCCTAAGCCGCAGATAATATCCTTAAACCATTCCTCTTTAGCGTATTTTTTAAGAACTTCTTTAAAGAACTCACGAAGCCAATCTGAATCAATAGATTCCTTAAGTATGGTTTCTATTATTTCCTTAAGCCAAGATTCGTGCATTTCCTCTTTCAGAATCTCTTTAATAAGCTCGACAATGGTTTCTTTATCTAACTTATCAGAAGGCACAGAGCCATCAACGAGATTACCCCCACATATAAATCCTTTGCATTTTTCTGCCATTTCTTATCCTCCTAAATTAACAATGGAACCCATAAGAACTATTTGCTTCTTCTCGGTACACAACCCTCACTTCAGCAAGTTCATCCTGTTGACACATATCCCGGCAGAACCTAACAGTACGACCCTGGACTTTATACATATCAGAAGGTACGACACCCCCGCAATAAGATACAAGCAAAATCTCTGCCGGATCTTTCTTTAGAACCACATGAGAAGTACCGTCAAACACTTCTGTATTGACAGATCCACTTACGTTAATAGCCCTTGAAACGTATTTAGCTAAATTAGCTAAAGCTCCGTCTAAAGGCATACCATGATACAAACCAGCTTCTTCTATAGTTTCTCCATCATAGAATATGTTAGAAGAAGGAATATTGCAATGATGCGGGCGTTCGCACCCACCATGACTGCCAAAACAACCGTTACCTGTTATTGCCATTGTTACTCAAAATATTTATTTTTTGTTTTAAAAATTCTATTTCCCTATCCTGGTATTCCATACGGCATATCATTGCATTGATTAAAGCCGTAAGATCAGATTTCTGAGCCAGACTGAAGTAGCCAGCGTTGATGCCGTCAGCGCAGTACACGCAGTTCGTGCATGTATATCCGTCCGGGCATGGCACCGGCGTCTCGTCCACATGTGGAACATATACGTGTTTACCACTTAAGTCCTTACCAATTTGTGCACTCTTTTCCATTTTGAAGTTGTTTTTCAAGTTTTTCAACCCTTTGTTTTAAAAGCGTATTTTCTTCAACCATTCTATCCAAAAACTTATCTATGTTTTCAAAAACCAGCTCTATATTATGCATAACCTCATTATAAGGCATGCCTGGAGTTAATTTGGATATGAATGTCTTGCATCCTGTATAATGAATGCAATGATCGCTTAAATGACCATACGGGCAATCGCATTCTTTTGGAAGAATTTCGCAATTGTCCGTACAGTCATTACACGGATCAGACCCGATACAGATATTAGATCTCAGAATATCAGGTCTGTCATCTTTACAAGTGTTACAATTCATGACTTTCTTTTTTTGGTGCAAGATAATAATTTTCATTCACACCATCACAATAAGAAGTCAATCAATGTATTCCAAGCGGTTAGTGCTGTCTTTAAAAACGTATCCGCATCTGTTTTCTATCTCTACATCGGTAATAGGGAGAATAGCATCTTTGCCATAAGTAAGTTCACATTTTGAAATAAAATTTACTATACCTTGATAATTACCATGAAATTCCCTTGCGAGTTTCCTACCGGTAGGAATCCCTTCTTTATTGGTTTCAGGAATACCTATCAAGCACTTTATCCAGTTTGGTTCATTCTTGTTATTGCTTCGTATTTCATAGTTCACGATATCAAATACAATACCTTCAAGGTTCTTTACATCGATGTTGTCCGCATCCATTTTCTTATCAATACGAATCGTGCTTGTTAAATCTCGTAATTTCATGATATTTTCTATTTTTGACATTAATGAATAACTGTCACAGTGTTTTAAAAGACCGAAGTAAGAAGACCAGCTTTCATTTGTAATACACTTCTTCGCGTCTTTGGCTACCCTCTTCCTTATTCTCACATGACCTTTATTGTGTTCGGATACGCCTTTGTTGTTACGGTGGAAAACATACCCGCAAAAATCAAGAGGTTTATCCATGTCTGTTATAATACAAGTATGCCTTTTAGATCTTATCTTAAGCTCATACCACCAATAATTCTTAATCCTCCATTTGGCAGTATTAGCATCCTCCTTAGTATAGAAAGCAAGGAAATTATCGTCGGCATATCTCAATGAAAAAGGAGCTATTCTCTTTGCAAGATCATCAAAATCTTTCATAAGGAGATGATGAATGAAAGGGCTTGTAGGGGTTCCTATAGGTAGCTCTCCAGATACGAAACTTACGTCTATTACAAAATCTATAAACTTTTTGTTTGAAATAAAGTTCTTAAGTACTTTTCTAAACACTTTGTCTTTTTTTTAATAAGAGACCTTGATTTAGACGATGCTGTTATGCCAAATCCAGGCTTACAATTAAGACCATTCATATTATCCTTCTCATAATACAAAGGACCTAACTTTACTAAAACAAGATGCTGATAGATTCTGGTGGTAAGATCCGGGCTGTTTATTTCACGAACCTTACCATTCTTGTTTTCTTTTACAAGTTTGCGATATTTGATTTTGCTAACATAAGTACCATCTAAATACCATTCATACAATTTTAACGAATTACCATCAAAATCAGAATTAAAATTAACAACATCATTCTTTTTAGAATGGTTTTTAAATGCTGCTTCGCATGCTTCTCTAATATCATCCAAACTTACATCTATATAGTTTGAAACTGATTTCAGTTGTGGGCTAATGACGGGCTTACGACCGTCGCGCATCTCTATCATATTTTTATCATATAACCTCATACGCTTGTCTTTTATTGATTCTCCACTCCTGGGAAAGATTAAAAAGAATATACCCAATTTTTTAGCCCACACAGGGCAAGGCCGCAATTGTTGCGATTCGTATTAGAAGCGGCGTTATTCGCATTCAGATTACGAGGCGAGCAATTGCCATTGTTCGCATTACCGCCGAAACGAGCAGCCAATTCTTTTTAACCTCTTTCTCAACCGTTATTTGCTATTTCAGAGGTCAGATCCCAATGTAAGACTTGTTAGCAGACTAACGGATTTCATTGAATAGATTTTTATTGTTTATAATGTTAACTATCTCTGTTGTCTAATGACATTGCAAATGCATGTATAATATTTTATAGCTACAAAACAATTTGTATTAAATATTTTAAATTTTTGTTTTGTAGCTATAAAATATTATATTAACAAGATACGGCTGCGCCGTGATATAGTATATAAGGCTGCGCCTTAGCGCTGCGCTTATGATGGCTGCGCCATCAATGGGTTGCACCCATCAAACCTGCGGTTGACTGACGTCTAATAACAACTGGGCAAGGCCGCAATTGCTGCGATACGTATTAGAAGCGGCGTTATGCGCAAACAGAGTACGAGGCGAGCAAGAGCCAGTGATCGCATAACCGCCGAAACGAGCAGTCACTCTGGACTTTATACCAACAGATGAAGCCCAGTAGCAATTGTCCCATGTATAAAAACATTCTCCTGAATTATAATTTCCTCCATTTTTACCCTTCCATCCGGTATAAGGGATACGATGTAAAACATGACCATCTCCTAAATTTTGGGTAGTTGCTATCTTCTTATATTTGGATTCAAAATCAAAAACCTCACCATTATTTATGGTAGACCTTTTCTCATATGTCCATTTCTTTTGATCTGGCTCTATATAAATATCAATAGTATTACCTATTCGAGTGACATTAGGATCATTTAAACAAGTCCCTACCTGTTCGTATCCTCCTCCGCAATACCTAAAGACGTCTCCAGACAAATTCATACCATCGTACAAAGACATCCTTAAAATAACTTCCAAATCAAATTCTGCTGGTTCGTCATTTTCGTTTAAGGCCGATATGGTACCAGTCATTTCCTTGAACACAATAACATTCATATGACCTTCAGCCATACTCTTGGCTCCCTGGACGTTCTTATACCAGTATTTTCCTCCATAAAAATCAAACTCTGATCCTTCTTCTACGCCTGTTTCAAATGCAAAAGAAGCCGCCATCTGACTTTCCATGCACTGTTCTTTAGGATACTCTAAATTTATGAGGTGAGAGAAATGAGTTTTTTTAGTAGGTTCATAATGGATAATAGGAGAATTTGTAGCCCATGCGCCATACAACCAGATCTCTTCTCCTTTTTTACGATATTTTACCCCTCCATATTTCCTATAATTAACATCATTACCTATTCCATTGTTGCTCGATATTCCACCCCCAAAAGTATCTGGATTAACCAAGTATTTAGTACCGTACAGCATTTCAAGGTATATGATATAGGCATTCAAGGTCAAAAAACCACCTTCAGAAAAAGGATAAGAAGATTCAGGATCTACGTTATTAGCCCTCGAATACTTAGCTATATTGATTTGATTTACATCATTGCTTCTCGGATAAGTTCTTCCATTTAAAAACATCGTGCAGGCGTTACCAACTCCGGCTCCGGATTTACAATTTGTTTCTCCTTCATACAAGAAAAAGAAAGATCTTGCCTTGGAGTCTACTGTACATACCGGTCCAGGAGATAAGGCTGTAGGCGGAAGCACAGGGCACGTCTGGCGCAGGTCAAGTCCATCCAGCATAGGAACCGTGTCTGCGTCGTACACACCAGACCATATTTTCCCGCTTTTTCCAACCATCTTATCAGCTACGTACAGGCTCTTGCTACACCCTAAGAATATACTATAATTCTTTGAAGTAGTCTCCCAAGGTCTTAAAATCCTTACCTCTGATCCTGATACATTATAAAGTTTTTGACCAATACCATACTCTTCGTAAAAAGCCTTGGCGTCAAATGCTCCGGCATCACAATACTTATTTTTATGACCGTTATCCAAATACAGTTCCACATCGCATTCGGCTCTCATTTCCTCGGTTATGCCCACCGTAGGAGCAAAATCTCCGTTTTCAAATCTAAGGAGATTATTCTTACGAAGCTTTCCTACCGGACGCACTTTGTCTCCGGTATTTTGAGTCATATCTATAAGGTAAAAATCCCAAGAAGGGAGAAGGCTTTTGTCGCCAACTGATTCCGTGGCTTCTGGAGGAAGCTGGTCATCAGCCCAAGCGGATGCTGATCCTGAAGCACCTTCTTTAAGAACGTTGAAAGTATTACCATCAGACAAAACAAAAGGCTCAGATTCCTCCCCTTTCTTCGATAAAAACTTTTCCCTTTTACCAACTTGATTAACGACGATGTTCTTCTTAGCCTTATTCCCTTCATCGGAAATAGTGTAATTCAAAGTCGTATCAAGACCTTCATTTATTTCAGAAAACACCGACACCAGTTTATCATTCTCACCTTCTGTCGGATTAAATTTTACGTTGCTCATTTTCAAAAATCAAATTTGCATTCATCAACAACAGGCTCGCATTTGGTATTTTCATTAACCCATTTCATGCCCTCTTCTTCCAGTATCTTCTTAGCCTTTTCATTGGCATCATTAACGCTAATGAAAGACGTTACGGTACCGGCGTATATCCTCCTGTATTTCTCAGGAGCCTTCCATCCTTCCTTACAACGTTTACTAAACCAACCATGTTGATCTTCGTTGTAATAAACGGTTTTACATACTCCAGATTCGTTAGCGGCAGCCTGCCCTTCTTGCTCAAGAATCTTCGCAGCTTCGTAGTTGGCTATTTCGGTACTAAACTTAGACCATACACGCCCGGCCTCTACCACGTGATGTGTGGGTTGTTCTTGTTTTTGACCATCAGGACAATCATTTTTAAAGAAATCCCCTTCCTGTCTTGTGTTATAATATACCTCGCAACAGCCACCTACTTTATTAGCATACAACGGACCTTCTTTCTCCGCAAACTCTTCCGCTTTCCTATCTGCATCATCTTGGCTTATATCCGAACAAAATTCAGCCTCATGAACGATAAACGTTTCTTCAGAACCAAGATCTTCCGGACAGTCCGATTTCTTGAAAGCTTTTCTGTATTCTTTGTTGTAATACATCTTTTTCATGACAAGATCTTATTAAGTTCTTCTTTGAATTTCTGAATCTCGTCCGGGCACAATCCGCATTCCCCTTCACATACGATTCTTCTCATACGATCTATTTTAAGAACCGTATCCATATCAGGCTTGATACCTACCTTATACTTATGATATTGTAGATACTGATCAGCCTTACATGCTATAAAACGATCAGCACACTCACATAAGTAAGATGAAGGGAAAAGAATTTGCTGTGTACTTCCGGTAGCTGCCATATCACTTCACGGTAAAATACCTGGCGTATTCTTTATTTATGTATTCGGAATAAGTAGCAAGATCATCCGGATCTGGGCACTCGTTCTTCAAATTAACGATCCAGCCTCTTACCAGCTTTTGAATATCAGCATACCTTTTACTTACACCTCCTACAAACCTGAACTTGCGATGAAGGTCTATAATTTTCTTGTCCAATACAGCAAGTTCATCGTATTTCTGAATACAAGCCGCATTAGAATCAGCTTTAGGTGTCGTATTCGACTGAGGCTTTATAGCCCTATTTCTATTAACAGAAGTAATATTACTTCTTCCACATCCACATCCCATAACTTATTTATATTTAATTAATTACATTTTGCAACCACAATTTTCACAATTATTGAGAACGTAAATCAATTTAGACGCTTTTTCGTATAATTGTTTTACGTTTTCAAAATTCCCTAATCTCATATTAGCTTCAGCCGCAGCCAGCAGAAACTCTATTTCTTTTATTTTATTAATAATATCATCATCCTCATGATCACATAACACAGTTGACCTGGCCCATATCTTATCTATGTTAAGACGGATCAGATCTGTTTTTAAATACTTTCTGTTAAATGAATAAGATGAAGGACTACCTTTTATGGTAATATCGTATATACCATCTTTTAGGTTTTCAAAATCATTTCCACGACCGGGATTTATGCCAAGGGTCTTACTGTTGAATACATTCAACTGATTCTTACCAAGATAATAAACATACTTATTTTCATCTTCAGGTGGCACAATCTCTATAATAGCCGGTCTGTCTGCAAGTATCCCCCATTCCGACTGATCGGCTATGCGAAGCGTTTTAGGGTTGTTGGTGCTTATAACCTCAAAATCAAGATGGATGTTGTTCATACTCTCCTCCCATCCCATTCTGGTAAGGGAATCATCGTATCTGGCTGTTATATCAGCTCCCTCTACCTCAGTGCTATTAACACGTACCTCGGTACCATTTATCTTGACTCCTACTATTTGGGCTACCAACGACTTAGCCATACCAAACATAGGAACAATGATTTCCCCGTTATAATCAGTTCCTTCATTTGGATACTGTACTACTTCCGTCTTGTACAGGCCATCATTTCTTCTGGCTACTATTCTAATAACCATCTGATTTTCTATATCGTAGTCGGTCATTACTATCCTGACATAGAAAATGTTATTTCTTATCTGTGGTAAAATATCAATGTAATTCATTTCCTTCTCTTTTTCTACAAAGATATAGAAATGAAGCGATAAAACACAACACTGACGTATATTGTTATGGAGAGCAAGAACCCTACCCGCACATTCGAAGATCTATTCCGTATTCCCGGAATATGTCGTCGAAGGATATATCTTCGTTAGAATAATACACTTCGCATATCTTACGGTATTTTTTCAATGCCGAAATATACAAGCTCATCATACTCTTACCTTTTATTTTCTTAATGGCTTTAGTGATGACCTCTTCAGTAAATGCACTCATTAGGACATTATTGAAGAAGGTTCTAATATTGCAACCAAATCTTTCTTTAACCCTACCCCTGAATAGTCGATACAAGGTTATATTCTTCAACGTATTCAAACCATTATTCTTCAACCTTTTATTCAATGACTCAACAGCTTTATCAGAAAAACATGTACGATTCTTCCCTTCTCCATCTACGTATTCCGAAAACCAAGAATGAAGAGTTCCTGGATTTTTCATTATTCTGCCAATAAAAGAATCAATGATGCAAGTTCTAAGATTTCGTTTATGAGCATGGCAGGCCGCTATTTTCTCCTCCCTATTTAATGACATGTCAAGACAACGAAAAACGCGGCAACTTTCATCTATGAAATATTCGGGGTGTTCTTTCTTAAATTCCTCACGATAAGCCTTGTATCCTACTTTTCTAAGGTGAGATATCTCATGATTTATATAAAACCTAACACACCTGCTCTCAGTCTCCTGAACCTTTATACTATATGGAGCCGATCGACGACCGTATATAAGATAATCGTACACCATAGCCTCCACAAAATCAGCATACGGGAAATAACGACCAAATCCGTAATTCCAAACAATAAAACAACGCACTCGATCTTTCCAGTAGTCGGTGATAACAAAATTACTACTATGTCTTAAATTGGACTTCTTTTTGAAGAAATGACGTGTTTTAACATCATAATTAAGATTAGAATAACTTAAATTTCCTAAACATTGACCTTCCGGTCTACGCACTACATTATAGCTAAATCTGTTATACTCATTGCGTATAACCTCTAAAGGTGAGACCGACTCTTTCTTAAGAAGTCTGTCGTGAAGCTTGCGCCCGTCTGATATTTGAAGTATATTCGCCATATATTTTATTTGTTTTGGAGCAAATGTAACAAAATTGTTTATTGGCTCCAAATTTTACTAAAAGCTTTTAGCCTGTCCCTGGTTTGCGAAAATAAGGGACAGGTCTTTTTTTTTGTACCCAATTGCATTACGGCAAAAACGGTACCGAATAGCGATCATCATGTAATATGCTGAGCATCAGGGTGGACCAAGTTATCTTGAATAAAAACAGTCCCGATTTTATCGTTCCCGCTTTTATTATTCATTCCCTGAATTATTATTCATCTTGTTTTAATTAATTATCAGTTATTCATATTATTTTAACTTTTAGGACCTTATTCTTTACTCCTCATAATATGGAGTGACTGAAACCGAATCGACCGAAGGGAGTGAGGTGAAGGAGCGTATTGCCCTATATGTTGTTTGGCTTATTGTTTAATCCTTTAAGTGAACGAATATCGTGACCGTAGGGAGCGATATGAGAGAACATATCAATATTAATTTAATATTTAGCGAATTGATGCCGAATTGAGCGAAGCGAGTGAGGCAACTATGAGCTTTTTCTTAAGACCGTGAAGTAGCCAGTGGATAAGCGGGCAGGGCAGGTAGGCGAGGCTGTAGTGTGTCATGGCGCAGGACAGCCCAGGCAGCAGAGCGGGTCCCTTCAGGCCTCAGCACGAGGCAGGCGGGTAGGTTGCAGGGTAGGGGTTGCCGTTGCAGGGTAGGGGTTGCCGTTGCAGGGTAGGGGTTGCCGTTGCAGGGTAGGGGTTGCCGTTGTAGGATAGGG